ATGAAACCATTAGGTGTATCATATATCTTATAAAGAACAATGCCTTTGTTTTCAATAAGCCAATTAAGCATATCATTAAAACTCTGAAATTGTCTGCAACAAGCAACATGTACACTCTGTTTTATGGATGGAAACTTACAAAACAGATTTATAGGACCACCATCCTTACAGTGATAGCTATTTGTCTTCTTTACAATGACATCAAATTCAGAGCTTGAAATCTCTTGTTCCATTTTAAAGATGCTTAAAACAAATTACTTCACCAGAGATCAGATAATAGACATAGAGTGCTGCAATAGTTGCAATGACTGTATAAAAAAGGTTCTTAAGTTGTTTCATAATCTTATTCTATATGCTTTAGGAGGAGGTGTCAAGATCCTTATACATATTTCGGAAATATGTAGTGGGAAGGTTACATTTAAGATGAGATGTCAACTACAACACTTCTTGTGTGTTCAAAACGATCTTGCATATTTTTAATCAAACCATTCATTAGATATTCTTCTAGTTCAATTTGTTTTTCTTCTGGAGCACTATTAATAAAGGTGTGTAAAATATTAGTACATGCACTAATAACACTATTAGTATGAACATGACTAGTTTTCCATATTACATTTGTAATAGAAAACCCATCTCCAACTTCAGCAAGTTCCACATTAATAAAGGGTATTTTCTTTATTTTGGTGGGATCAATTGATTCTATGTCCATAATATTAAAAATCAGTATCACCAGTGGATTCTAGTGCATCCATGTATTCATCTTCCTCTTGATAGTCTCTGACTAACCAGCGACCAAGATCTTGCATAGCTTGGTTATAACGATTCTGAAGCCAATCAGGAGTCTCATAGTAATTTTCATTCTCTTTATGGAAATACAAAGATTCATTCTTTGCATTGTTCAGATCATTCAAGAACTGTATACCATTACGAATAAGTTCGTAATTGAATTTTTCTTTCTTTTTCTTTTTCATATTCTATTAGGATCAATTTTTTGAGGATGACCGGCTTCATGAACCGTTTCCCATAATGAATCAATTGTGTGGCAAATCTCTACTTTCTTTCTACCAACTTTTTTCCATGCTTTTTGAATCTTACCGTTGAATCCTTCTCTCTCATAAAGGAACCAATCAACCCAACCTCTCTGTTCTTCATTAAAGGTTGCTTTAAATAGTTCATCAATTACAAACTCATAGTTTTCATCATACTGCATGAGATCAACACCAAACTTATATAACTCACGAGATTTCTTATGAGCAAGTTGGAGGTTTAAAATAATCTTTTCAAAGGATTGTTTTGTCATATTTTTAAAGGGGAGACTAGGAAATACCTTGACAGTACTTCGGACAGGCTACACGTTCATCGTATACTATGCTTCGCTATCACCTGTTGCGGAAGTTCTTTAGCTTTAAGAACTCGCACCCTAGTCAAATTATTGTCTTATCATCTTAACAGTATCTCTATATGCTGTCAATGCTTTAATGATAGAATCAAGCTCATAGTTTTCAAAAGTCATAAAACTTCTAGGGTGACGATTTGCGTCCAAATGACTTGAACAAGTATCCATAGTAAACATTTCAGTCCATTCGTAATTATCTGGCGATTGTCTGAATGTTAAAAAATAATCATCAAGTTTTACATTTACTTGAACACTGGTATTGTTATTCATTAATTTGCTACGTCAAAATTAATCTTAAATCCTCCGGTCTTACGATATTCATCGTTCTTCTCTCCACTCTGGAACCAAGAAGTTTCTCCCTTCTCACAGGAATTGGCATACTCTGTCCACATGACATTATCTACCATCTTGTCGAGTTCCTCTTCTACATCATCGTCAAGATCGCTTGGGAACCCATCCCATCTGCAATTATTGATAAATCCTTGGATATACTTTAGAAATTCCTCTTCACTATTACCAGTGTAGGGATTCTCCTCAAGGTTCCTAAATGCCTCTGGATCAAGTTCTGCAACCTCGGTTGCTTGCCACAGGGTTATCTCTTCTACTTTGCGTATTTGGTATTTCATATTTTTATATAGTAATTGAACTTTCTAATTCTGTCAAATCAAAATTTTATCAAATTGATCGGCGGTAGTATTATTTTTATGTCTACCATCATCAACCAAAAGACAAGGAATTCCATTCATTTCAGCTTGAATTACATGATTGAGAATATCATCAACATGGAGAACACTTTTAATTTCTTTAAGAATTGGTACTTTTGATCCACCAGCAGTGTAATGAATTTTACGAATTGGTAATTTATGTTCTTCAATAAAATCACGAACTTCTTGTATTGCCCATGCATCTCTTGCAGTCACGATATCAATGATATATCCTTCATTATGCTTTTCGAAAACAAGATCAATAACCTTTTGGATGGGTTTTAATACATCCATTATACACCAAAGAAGACCTTGCTTTTCATCAGATAATGACGCAAGTGTGTCATCAAAATCAAAAGAGATTACACCTTTCATGATAAACGAGGGAGGTAAACAGCATTCACAAGATCTTGCATCCAAGTTATATTTGGTGCTTTTTGATATTCGCCATCGTACCAAGCTTTATCTTCTGGTAACTTTTTAAGACCAGCAATATATTCTACTTCTTTTATTTCATCAAATCCAGTTTCATAACCATCCACAACAACAATTTGTTCTGGATCAAATTTCTGAAGTTGTTCTATTAGTTCTTTTACAGTCATCAGTTTTATTTTATGGAATATTAAAAGAGAGTCAAGATTTATTATTAAAAAGTCCCCACACTACACATCCTATGAGTAAAATAAAAAATCCCATTAAAATTGGATCACCATTAGTATAATCTTGCATATTAAAAAATAGGTTTGTTTGTTCCGATATCTTCAGCAGTATAAGGAGATTTAAACTTAATCCACTTGTCAGAAGGATATTCTTTAAAGTCAATAAAGTCTGTTCCCCAAGGATATGACTTACTATAATAAGTTTGAATTACTTCACCGTTATAATTTAACCTTTGGATCTTATAATAATGGGTAGGTTCAGGTGGATCAAAATACGCACATCCTGTTATAACTAAAATAGGTGTAAGAGGTATAGCCAATATACAAACTGTTATCTTTATTCCAAACCAGAATGTTTTAGCTTTATCTTTCATATATTCCAAGTTGTTCTATACCCAGAATGACCACAATCATCACAAGAGCTTCGATCAAATTCAGTATCATCACATTGAAAGCATTCTACAAGATCTTTGAATGAACAGGTATTGTCTTTAATTCCTTCTTTGAGTTTAAGGAGAAGATAATCCAGAAGTTCATCATCCTCTTCGGGTTGCTTAACGCTTTCTTCTACTTCTCCACTCCTCCACACATCATTGATAGAAAATCCCCAACCATAGCAGGACATTTCATCATATACAATTTTATATTTTGTTTCGCTCATTTGTAATAGTTTTTATTGTCTAGTTTTCTCCTGATTCTTTCGGCTTTTCTTTCTTCGATTATTTTGGGAAGGTCTTTCAATGTTTCTTTAACGCCTTGAATAAACCCACTTGCTAACCAATAAGCAAAAGTTAAAAGAAAGATAACTATACCTAGTGCTGTTACACTGAGAATAATTGCCGCCGATATTTTAATAATTTCCATTATCATATTTTTGTCCATCCATCATTAGCGGGATAAGAAGGCTCATGAAATCCCCACTGCCCCCAAAATCCAGAATTTTTTGTTTCGGGGTTGTTGCTACCAAATTGAAAAAGATTTGTTTCAATCTTCTTAATGGGCTTGTCATTTGGGATAACTATAGCACAAGCACCAGTAGTATTAACGATAACAGCTACACCATCCATGTTTTCATATGAAGACAATTCTTCAATGTATTTTGCATAGATCTCGGCTACATCTCTGCTTACATGGATGACATAGCTGTTTCGAAATGTTGATATTGGGATCAGTTTCATATTTTATACAAATGGTAAATCTTTATAGATACTATCATATGCACCGATAGTTTCCAAGGCTTTTTTTCTTCTTTTTTCTTGGGCAGTAAGATAAAAGTTTGGAAAATCCGTATCAAGTGCTTCTACGTTACCATCTTCATCGATCTCAAGAACTTGGCAAAGACCGCAATCAATATTGGCATTGAGACCGCCATTCTCATACCAAGTATTAATTTTTCCCATAGTAGGAGTATGACCATAAACTTGGCGTAATCCCCTAGTAACATGACCTTCTTGAAAGTCATCACACCAAAGAATTCCTCCAACTCTTTGCACACCACCACGACAACGACCTACTGCACCAATGATTTCATTCCAAGTACGATTAAGATAATCATCAGTAGCCTTTGCAATTTTATCAATGATAACATCGTTAGCCATTCCCTTAACAGGATGTTCAAACCAATGAGGGTGAATACCAGCATGAGTAAACCATACACCATTACCAAAATGAGCAAACTTGATTTTATCCCATGCTTGTTCATCCATCACACGATTAATAGCATCATCTTTAGTCATATGATATCCAGAACAATTATAAATGTTTTGAATATGACCACTTTCGTCTTTAAGATAATTCAAATACGAATAATTGATATCATGATTACCCATCAAATGGATACGATTAGGCTTATCAAGAGATTCCTTGAGCCACTTTGCAGTCTGAATTGCATCATTGGCAGTATCACCAAAATCATCAAAATAATCACCAGTAAAAACTACAGTATGAGTCTTATCATACAAAGAAGCAATCTGTTCAGCTTCGACCCAATGGTTATGGATATCTCCAATAGCTATAATGTTCATATTACTATAATATATAAATTTGGAATTGTGTCAATGATTATCTATGATAGCAACCGCCACCCCATCCACCACGATATCCCCAACTGCCATAATATCCACCCCAACCATATCCCCAACCACCCCAACCCCAACCACCATAGTAAGGATAAGTGTAGCCATAATAAGGATATACATATCCATAACTATAAGGATATGTGTATGCGTAACTTACAGCAGGGGTAGAAACTACATAATCTCCGTTAACTGTACATCCAAAAAAAAACACAACTTAATAGAATTGTAATATATTTTGTCATATTATGCGATGTTACGATTAATCCAAATATCCAAGTGTTGAATTTTATTTGCAAATTTTCTAATGTATCCACCAAAAGTAATCCAAAAAATTCTCCAGTATCCACCAGTATATTTGTTTAAAGTTTTTTTGATTCTATTGGAAAGTTTGGCTTGTTCTAATGCAATTTTTTCTTGCCAATTCTCTTCATTTTTTTTTATCTCTTCTGCGGTTTGAAACAAACGAACTTCAACTTTTTTAAGTTTTCCTTGGATAACTCCGTTAACAAACTTTCCAACGAATTCTACCCACCACTCGTTTCCATCGTTATCTTCTATGTGATCGTAGAAATAAAGATCACCAGTAAACTTTTCAAACTTATACTTTCTAGATTTCTCCTTAAATTCGTAGGGCCAGCAGAAGCGACCTTGCTTTTTAATTTTCTTTTCTTCCTTTTCGGAAATCACACGAACTTTTTCACCTTCAACAAAAAGACCATAAACCTTACCATTCTTTTTAATGATATAGGTTGAAAGTGTGCAATCTAAATCCTTAGATTGAAAAACTTGTTCATCCCAATTTACATTGGAAAACTTTGCTTGCTCCTTCTTATTCAATGGAAGAGGCAATTGACATTTGATATTATCGAACATTCCCAAAATTACCTCCTAGCTTTTCAGCGTGTTGTTATTATTCATAATTTATAATCCTAACAGGTTTTATTTATTTGTCAATTGTTATCTTTCAAGTAAACACAAACCTTAAACTTTCTAAGTTTTTCTAATACAGGTTGACCAAATATTAAATCTTTTACTTTTCGTGAAAGCATAATCTCAACCTTTCTATTTTTTTCATCAACTTTAGTTCCGATGAAATGATCATGATCACTTGCTAATTTAATAAGTGGATCTTCTTTTTGAAATGTCCAACTATCACCCCATGCATTAGCAGATTGCACATCTTGAGATTTTACATGAATTTTATAACCTTCGCAGGTCAGGTCAGCATCAAAACTTTTTTCGTTCTTTTTATAAATGTTTAAATCGGGTGGTGTAAGATTTTCCAATCCTTTTTCTTTTAATATATAGTAAACAGCAAACTCTGCCATTTTTCCTATACGAATATCTTTCTTTATCTTTTCAAGGTTTGTTTGATTCCTACTAGCATATTCGTCTTTATTTGTTGGGCAGCATTTTTCAGCAAACTCATTACAAATTTTTATAATTTCTTCCTCTAAGATAAAAGCCATTTTTTAATCTTAGGATTTTTTTATTTATTTGTCAAGTATAATGGTGGAGGATTAGGGAATTCAACCCTAGACTCCGCAGTGCAAGTGCAGCGTTTTAGCACTAAACTAATCCCCCTTAAATAACTTGGAGGTGGGGAGAGTTGAACTCCCGTCCTTAATATTGGGTACTATATAATCTACACAAGCTTTGGCAAACTTCGTACTTTCGTTGTCTAAAGGTAACAAGGCAATGCCAACCTATCTATGTTTAGAGACCTACCTGTATGAGTGAATAACGACCATCATACCACCGCTTGCACTTATTTTACGAGTATCACAAGAACTACTTCAACCTATTGTGATTCGACAAGAGCTTAATAGGATCTACTCTTGGTGTTTATGCTGCCATGAGACAGTAATCTTCTTCTTGGGAGAAGAGAGACTCTGCAACATTTGTCACGAATGACTTGACTACATTAACTGCATTGGTTATAGCCTTTGCGTTTATGTTTTAATCGCCTTTTATAGTAGCCAAGCGATCAACTACTGCTTGCATACATAGCATTCAACAATTAAGTCGAAACCAGTACACCCCCGTTAAATTATACTTATCAAAGAACAAAGAACTTGGTACACGGAGTCAGGATCGAACTGACGACATTTCGCGTGTAAGGCGAATGCAACTACCGCTGTGCTATCCGTGCATTAAGTCCACAAATATTTACGAAGACGAACCAAATCTGCAAGATATTCAGAATCTCTTTCGTGAATATCATGTTCAACTTTTCCGTACTCCTGCCAATTTCCATTAGCCTCAATAGAATCCAAATAGTTTTGCATGGCTTTTCTTCCGGTTTTAACCCATGTATAAATAGATTGAAGTCTCAGGTAATCCTTATAACGAGCCTCATAGTAATCCCAAAAAGCATCAACGCTTCCCCATTCTTGCTTAAGATACTCATCATCCTTACCCAAGGAGTCTAGAATCATTTGGATTTGATCCAACCCATTTTCCTCTTCAACAAATGAGATAATAATAGCCGATAAAACATCTTCTACAATTCCATCAAGATCTCTCCATTCCTTTGGCACAGCCTTACGAATGGCTTCGTGTTGATGATTAAAGATATAATAAACATACCAATATGCTTTATCCCAAACTCTCCAAATTTTCCAATAAGTTTCCTCCCACCAAGGAAGAGTGGGTGGCTTCCAAAGATCTTTGGTGCTTTTAACCTTTTCGATTTGCATATTCTTTTTTTAGATTTTTAAGTTTTATATTTGAAATTCCAATGATTTCATTTTCCTTTTTGGTAGTTCCGTTAATATCCATTAAATTTTCTGGATCGGAAGAAAGGTAAGCCTGAATTTCATCTTTAATGACTTTATCATTATATCCAATACCAAGCAAGTGTTTTTTGAATTTATTGAAAAGTTTTTCTGGGAGTTTTTCAACTATTTCATTTGCTTCCTTTCTGTATCCCTTATGAAGATAATAAAAAGCATGAGATACCTCGTGGTTGATTGTGCATTGATTTCCAGTTTGAGCACCGATTAGATAATATTTCGGGGCATCCGTATCACTATTTGTAATCTTGTGATCAATCTCTTGAATCACATCATCGTATTCATTTATATCCTTAAATGTATCAACATAACCATAACATTTATCAATGATATGACTAGGAACGTTAAACCCTGCCCAATCAATAGGATAGGTAAAACAATCTCCACCTCTTCTCATTGTATAGAGTCTTTGAAACTCCATCATACTAAAATACTTTCCCCTGATCTCTTTATATGGGGATTCATAAAATTCTTGAACCCTGCAAAATGTCATCGCAAGATCATAAGAATTGTCCATAGTTACCAAGAAAACCTTGGGGTGAATTTCTTCAAGTTTATATTTTATGTTCATTTAAAAGTGGTGGGCAGAAGTGGATTCGAACCACTGAAGGCAATAGCCAAATGATTTACAGTCATTCCCGTTTGTCCAGCTTCGGTATCTACCCTATGAAACTATATTATTTTATTTTGTTGTTTGTGTCAATATTAAAGTGGCTACCCCTCATGGATTCGAACCATGACTCACAGTGCCAAAAACTGCGGTGCTACCGTTACACCAAAGGGTAATAAAATTAAAAATAAGGTTTAAAGTTTAAGATGAATTCCTTTATTTTTTGAAGAAAACTTTTTTCTTCGTATACAACTTCCTTATCATATCCGTTTTCTTTCATCCATTCTTCTATGGTTTTATTAACCATAGTTTCACCCCTTTTACCATTTTCAATTGGTAGAAATCTATTTGGGTCACTAATTGGAATATAAACCCTTTCCTGAAAAGAATTTTTCAATTCAGGTCTGGGATTAATATTATTAATTCCATGAAAAGCTCTTGATGTAGAATTACTCATTACCTATATTTTATAGGTTCTGATAAAAATATCAAGATCTTTTTTAGGACATTGCTTCCTGACCAACAATGTGTACACCAGCAGTAACAGCCTGTGTAGTTGTAACTGCAACCGTTAAGATATCTGGAGTATTTCCACGGATGTTGTTATATAATGGGAAGAAGTTTTGCAAGTTAACGTCCTGAACCGTACCAGCGGCAGGGGTTAAGAAACCATAAACAACTTCACCACCAGTTACAGCAGTTGCATTTAAATCCAATTCGGCAAATGAATAAGTTGATCCACTTGCAGAAAGAGGCTGGAAGTTTGCACCAGTTAACTTAACTGGATTTGTTGGAGTTGAAGCAATTAACTGAACAAGTGCTGTTCCGTTTGAAGTAATGAACATATCCTGTGGAAGAATTTGCCCACGATCAATTAAACCAATCTGGTAAGGAGCACCAGCAGTAGGAGTAAATGGAATTGAACTTAATGTAACAACATCAACAAAACTAATTGAATTTGTATTGTTAGCAGAAATCTTAGCAGTATATCCGTTTGGATATGTTGTTGAAGATAAACTTGGGAAATAAATTGCACGACCAACTAATTGATTAGTTGCCCAGTTTGAACCAGAAAATGCAATAAAATTGTTTGTAGGAGCAGGATTTGATGTAATAGGAGCATATGAACTATTATATTCAATTACACCCATTGTACGAGGACGGAAAGACATCAAGGGAATTGATGTTCTATTAGCAGGAACAGCTACGGTTGCACTATTTCCATAAGCATAGGTAAATCCTCTTTGTGGATCTCTCTGACCTTCAACGATAACCGATACACCATAATGCATGAAATTAGCAGATGTATTTGAGAAAGTTGTATCTCTCTGTTCGTATCTTACTGGTAAGTTACCAGTTCTACTCCACGCAAATTGCTGTAAGTTACCCATTGTCTGCTCATGGAGAATATAGGGTTCGCCTCCTAAAAGAACACCCCAACGTAAGCAACCAGCACCATACCATGAATATTCTAACCATAACATTTGGTTATCATTCCAGTTGATCGAATTTTTAATTCCACTTGGATCACTCCATTGATCAAAACTTATTTTATAATCAGTGTAAATTGAGTTTGTTGAAGTTCCGGTAAACGCATAAGGATTAATATCACTTCTCCAACAAACATAAATACCAGCTGGGTTATTTGCTGATAAAGAAGTATTTAAACCAGTTGTATTGATACCACTTGTTGCATATACACCAGAAGAAACAGCCGCAACATAAGATAAACCTAAAACAGAAGATGTTGTTGAATTTAAAGTAGAAGCTGGTGTACCTTGCTCAAAGAACATTCCGTTTGCATCATCAAAGAAACCTACACGTTGATATTGACCACCGTAAGGACCTCCAAAATTCGTAGCGGTTGCCATATACATCGATTTACCTGGCTGGTATCTATGATAAGGTCTTGATTGGCGAATGGTTACGTCACCGCCAGAAAGGATTTGCATGAGTACGCCACCCATACCTGGCAACTGTTTCACGGTAGCGGTTCCGTATTGGGAGGATGTAAAAATCTCCCAACGCAATGGCTGGAGACCATATTCAAAGTCAGCTTCATAAATATTCTGTGAAAGGGAAACCTTGGCAGCACCTACAACACTCTTATTTCTCTTACCAAACTCTACATATGTATTTCCTGCACCACTTGCATTTACTGGAAATACTGCTTGAGCATAAAGTGGTGTTCCTTGTGTATTTGGGACAGAAAACCATGAATTACTCCAAGCAACATTTGGATTCATTTGGAGTGTTTGAAGAGTAGGCGTAAATTGGATAGACATATTATTCCTAATTACTTACCCCAAAGATAAGTCAAAAATAACTTAAAAGTTGGCTGCCAAGGTAGGGATCGAACCTACGACTTGCAAGTTAACAGCTTGCCGCTACTACCGCTGAGCTACTTGGCAATAATAAATTGTTCTTATATCTTATCAGTATTTTCTAATTTAGCAATAAAATTTTTAACATATTTTTCCACAATTGGTAATATTTCGCCTACATATTTACTATGCATATATTGATGGTGTATTTTAAGATAAATCTCGTATCGGAGAGACTCGAACTCTCGGTTCCTTGCTCCCAAAGCAAGTGCCATAGCCACTAGGCGACGATACGATAAATTTATCAAGTGCTCTAGCCAAGCTGAGCTACACTCCGTATTCTTAATATACTAATACGGATGTATTATAAAATCAACAAAAAAAATTTAAAATTCGGCAGATTGTCTTCCATGCCAATTTACACCTTGGGAAGATCTTTCGCTTTCCAAATGGAAACAAGAAACCGTTGGAAGAAGAATACGATTTTCTCTTTTCCATTGAAGAGCATGTTGAACATCACTTCTTTCTGCTCCATACTGATTATCTGGATATTTGAGATTCCATTTCTTCATGTATGAACCATGCCATAACTGAAAAAATCCAATTGGAGCATATCCAAATTCACGATGAACGAGCCTTGCACCTTCTTCTAAAACTGGTTTTTCAAAAAGAAATTTATCTCTATATTGCTTATTAAACGCAGAACTTTTGATTAATTTATTGTATTCGGCTCTTCCGATTACGTTTTGGCGATCCATTCCATAGATACAATCTTTATTTAATGGAGTCATAAACAAATTATTTCTAAAATTATGAGGAAGTAAAATATCTGCATCAATATGAGCAACCCAATCATTATATCTTAAGTGAGAAAGACCCAAATTAATTCCACGAGCTTTGTTGAAAGGATCTTCACTCTCGTAAAAGCAATCAGTAATTACAGGATCAATATTGAAGTGACGGCAAATTTGTTGAGTTTCACGATCTGCAAAGCTTGTAACAACCACAACATTGTCAAAATACTGTAAATTATGTGGTAATGTCACCCAAAGAAAATCTGGATAGTTCACACAAATTGTGACCATCTCTAAATATCTTCCTCCGTTTTTTGGGCTTCTTGGGTCTAATTCTCTGCTCATTTGCTAATACTTACTAGTGTAGAACCACATTAAAATGTGTCTTTTTTGTAATAAAAATGGAGCGTCAAGTAGGATTTGAATATCTATTCTTTCTATATTTTACACCCTTATACCAATTTTGATTTAACAGAACATCAAACTGTTCTTGTGTTACCATTTTAGATTTTTTATAAAAATCGTTTGATATCCAAAATCTATTTCTATTACAATTATTCTCTTTCATCCTTTTGCTATACTCTAATCGTTTTTCCTTTGATAAGGCATTTTTCATTTTTTCAACAAATCTTTTTCTATATTCTGGATCAGATTTTAATTTGTTAGCATGTATTAAGTGTTGATTTTTTTTATGGTTTAATTTGTTTTTATTTACATAATAAAAATTAGCTGGTCCACCAAGCTTGACATTGTAGTTTGTTTTATCATTTACGAATTCTTCATTAACAATTTCAATTTCTTTTTTGTACATTTCTTCTTCTGTATTAAACCACTCTAATATTTCTTTTTTAAAATTTTTATTTCCGTATTTTTCTATAGCTTTTAATATCAATTTTCCAGATCCCATATACCCATCATCTAAATTATTAGTACTATGGACACCTATATAATATTTTTTATTAATTAAATTGGTTATTTTGTATAGATAGTAAAAATTATTCATATACATATACTTACTAGGCAAGGGTCTAAAAATCATAAAAAATGAGCCTGATTTCGGTAACGCTCCGAACATAACGGTTTTGCAGACCGTGGACTTCTCTTGCTGTCTCATCAGGCAAAAAATGGAAGCAGGTGTGGGATTCGAACCCACGGAACCGATAAAGGTTCTCCGCATTTCAAGTGCGGTGCAATAAACCGGACTCTACCAACCTGCCATATTTGGAAGGAGCGGTGGGATTCAAACCCACGGAACCTTTTGGGTTCTTCCGATTAGTAATCGGATACTTTAAATCACTCAGTCACGCTCCCACTTTTAATATCTTATCAAATTATTTTTTTATATCAAGAATATTTTTTTAAATATCTTCCCTTTCTTCCTTTACCTGTATTTTTAGCTTTGAATGTTGGCAGTATGGAATCACAATTATTGCAAATTATTCTAAAATTTGAGAGATCATTATTTTCAGAATTACCATCTATATGATCAGCAACTAAAGGTATTTGTACACCTCTCCATTCAGTTAAACCACATATCATGCATTTATGACCATGCTTATGAATCAAATATTTTTTAATTCTTCTTCTTATGTGAGTTTCTCCAAATTTTTTATATTCACCGGATTCTATCAATTGTAAATTCCTTTCGAGATTTTCTTTTTCAAATATTTTACCTTTACTCCAACCAACTAATCCTCTTTGACCACCTGCTTTTGGTGAATGATAAAATTTAATTTTATTAGGATTTTGTTTGCATGTTTTTTGATGAGCGGTTAATGAACCCTTATTTAAAATTTGTCTACTACAAAATATACATTTATTATCCATAAAAATACTTATAGTTATGACGATACATTTCAATAAACCATTTAAAAAAAACGTGGTGTTTGAAGGATTTTGTTGCGCACTTTGTTCCTTCTTCAACGGGCAAGGCTGCGTGGAACGCTGCCCTATCCGTATAGCTAATGTTGTTCTAATCAGTAACATCATAGCTCCTGTAGCTTCGCTAGTTACCATTCAGAAAGTCATCCCAACTTACCAATCAGCAAAGATTCGTTTCCTAGTTAGGTGATTTGCTACCCCCCAACCGTATTAATATCTTATCATAGAAAGGTGTCATGTAAAGCATAAATATTAATAGTGAAAGATAACGACGAAAAAAAATTACAGATGATTTATGAAAAGATGAATCATTACTCTGGTGCTGATATTAAAGAAGATGATATTGGTGAAGAAGAAAAAAGCGGAGAAGTACCAGATGAGAAGCCACATGTTATCTATATTGATATCGGAGATGATATCTGGGAGATTGATCTGTTATCGGATGACCATAAAAAAGATCCGAATAACCTTTTACACAAGATCAAGAAATTCTTAATCTATTATAAGAATGATCATGATATAAATCACAATTTTTTACATGGTTTACTCAACAGCGAAAAACTCCACAAGTATTTGAAGAAATTTAATACTCACCCTAAAGAATTTTTAAATCAGCTATAAGCAGAAATAATTTTATTTGCAATGGTTTCTAAATAATCTGCTCTTTCTTTCTTATCCCAATCCATAGGGGTTTCTAGTGTGCAATAAGGAATACCTCTTTTTCTCATTGCTCTTTCTAATGTTCCCTTTGTTGGCAAGTGACCGAAAGAAATAACACCATCCTCTGTTTTATCTCCACATGCACTCTTTGCTTTCGGTGCATGAATTGATGCCAATATATCCTTTAGCTTTTCTTTAAACTCTGGATTACAATAAGCATAGATTCCACTTCCATCACAATCTTCATGTAGTGCTATTACGACTCTTGGTTTTAAAGATAAAATTTTATTTAAAATTCTATCTTCTTTTTCTACCGAATCCTTTTGGTCAAAGTGTCTATTTAAATCAATTGAACCATCTCTTCTTTTTCCTGTCTTATTGACATGGGATATAACGTAGATTCCTTCTTTACCTTTAAATCTATCGGCAGCAATAGTTCCAGCTACTTCATCTCCATGAATTCCTCCGACTACAACAATCGGAGAAGATACCTTCTCGTATAAAAATTCTAATATTAGGCTATCCCTATCTTTCATCTTATACTTACACTTGGAGGGCGTAGAGGGAATCGAACCCTCTCATTAAGTTTGGAAGACTAACAGGCTACCGTTACATCATACGCCCAAAAAAACTGGCATCGCCAAGGGGAATCGAACCCCTATTCCACGGATGAAAACCGTGTATCCTAACCGTTAGATGATGGCGACTCTATTTATATATCTTAGAGATGTTTTCGCACAAAGTCAACAATAAAGATGATGATACTTAAAATAAAATATCCCAAAAAAAATATCAAAACAGATACTCCTGTCATAGCGGCTTCTAGTGGATCAAGCACATATATACTTACAATTGGCAGGGGTGGGATTTGAACCCACGATCCTCTGGTTATGAGCCAGATGACTTAACCACTTGTCCACCCTGCGATAAATTGGCACGTTGGGTGGGTAACGCTCCCACATAAGGCAGTTTTGGAGACTGCTGCATTTCTTGTCTGCCACCAACGTATATGGAGCCTCTGGTCGGGATTAAACCGACGACCCTTCGCTTACAAGGCGAAAGCTCTATCACTGAGCTACAGAGGCAATAAATTTATATTAATAACTTACCACACCAACCCTTTGATGTCAATCAAAAGATAAATCTTTTTTCTCAATTTTTTCAATACTACCAGTTCTTCCTGATTGAACTACATAATAAAATTCTTCCTCACGAAGAATCTCTATAATCTGACCTCTTTCTAATGAAGGGTGATTTTCCGTTATTACAACAGCCTGACGATAGTTATGTCTTTTGTTATGCATCAAATATTACTTCTTTTTCTTTTTGTTTTTAACACAGTTATTTACTATTTTACCAAAAAGTTTTTAGTTCCTTTTTTGTGATAACCTTTCCAACAGTTGACTTCAGTAATAACACTTCTTATTATTTTATAAAGATTTATTTCTTTTTCCATCTGATTGCTTTATGACCTTTCTTTTTTCTTTTACTTGCTGAACACATTGCTTTTGTAGGGCGACAAGCTGGATAACCTTTTCTTTTTTCGCCTTTTTGTCTACCGCAAACCTTACCAGTTTTACAATCTATCCAACCTTTTTGACCACCTGCACCTCTGCGTGAAAACCACCCGTGAAGTCCTTCACGTTTTTCCTTTTCGAAACCTTCTAATAAAGTTGCTACAAGTGAATCAAATTTCATTTCTTTTTAGATTTACCCCAATTTTTAGCACCCTTTTTACGACATTTAACCAATGCACCGGATGCGTAGGCGGAGGGCCACACCTTATATCTGCTCTTTACTTTATAGTAACAAGCATCTTTTTTTTCTTCTAATATAGAAGCAACTAAAGCATCAAATTTCATATTACTGGGCAGGTGTTTGTATAGTACCAGCTTTTCTTTCTAAGTAAATTAAACGTTGATCTAAATTGTCCATTCTTTTATCTAGACCTGCTTCGGTTTGGTTAATATGTTTTAAATCTTCTGAGAAGATACTTTGATTGTTAATTATGGTTTCTAGCTTCTCCTGTGTTACTTCAAATCTTTTTGATGCTTCTTCCGAAGCGTGTTTATCAGATTCTATTTGTCTTTCGACATATACTGCAAATTTATCTTGGGTTACATAGTGTTGACCCATCCAAAGAGTTGCATAAGAGAACATTATAAATGCTACCACCATTACTGCTGGTTTAATAAAGATTGTATACCATTTACTGCCTGGTGATGGAGAATCTAAATGTGACAAAGGATCGAGAGGATTAAAACTCATAATATTTTACATCTGTATGATTATACTTATATAGCTTGAGGTCACTTTTAAACTAAATATTATAAATGATACAAGGCAAAACCCTAGTAATTTCGGACATTCATCTTGGTTCACCCGTCAGTCGCACCGATGCAATCTTAAAGGTTTTAACCGAAGAGAAATACGATAAGTTAATCATTAATGGTGATTTATTGGATAATAACTATTTTGAAAGATATAAAAAGAAACATTGGAAGGTTTTGGAAACTATCAGAAAAATTTCAAAGAAAAAAGAAGTTATCCTAATAAGAGGAAATCACGATAGAAATTCCGAAGCTCTTGCTGGAATATTGGGTATAGAATTCGTTGAAAAATATGAAATGCAAATTAGTGATAAACGCTTCTTATTCTTGCACTTAGACATATTTGATACCTTTATTGCCAGTTATGGTTTATTGACAAGTATCGCTGAAAAAATCTATTATTTTTTTCAAAAACTACATAAGCCATTGGCTATATGGTTAAAAAGAAGCAGTAAAACTTTCCTAGAAGTTAAAGATAAAATCAAGTATAAAGCATTGGAATATATTCACAATACACAATACGATGCAATTTTTGGTGGTCATGTCCATTACGCAGAAGAATATCACTGCATAAAAACCAACAAAAGCTATTATAATACTGGATCTTTCTGTGACTCTCCATCTCATTATATCATTATAGATAGTGATGGGATGGTTATTTTGAAGGAAATTTAAGCTCTAATAGTCTTTCTAAGGGTATTAACGCAAGCAATATCTTCGTGGACAGCAACAAAATCAACACCCACTACTTCATCACCATAATTAACAATTGAAAATCCATTCTGCCAATTCGGATCTTTTACATATGAAGGGTTTAGATCACAGGCGCAAGCATTCTCATAATTGTAATATGTAACTGCTTTTCTGTTACCGACAGCAGGATGTCTCTGCGAGGTAGCACCAAAACGATGAACGTGATTAGTAATAGTTGAAGCAAAAACTTTTTCGTACTCTGCTCTTGCTGACTGACCACCATTTTTTCTAACTGCTGTACCGTGCTTAACGATCAAGTTTGTTGGGAGAACTACTTCATCAACCAACTTGATTCTACACCAAGATTCGTTTGGGTAAAATACATTATCATAAGAAAGCAATTCTTGAATTCTAGGCAACGATGCCGCCTGACCAATTTGCTTACTGAGATATCTCCACCATCTACCTTCCTGACTATTACCAGAATGGTTTGCATTAGTTTCCAAGATTTCACAATCCCATGCTTCGGTAATATCATGCAACGTCTTCAAGAATGCATGATACTTCTTTAGTTCATCAGCAAGCGAATAGTTGTGACGAACATCATTTGAATAGGTGCTAATTGAAAGCATATCAAGAGTGTCACCATTGAGAATGATTTTCTCTGGTTTTACTTCTTCAACAACTTTAAAGAAGATTTCAATTGTGGGTTGATGCTCAACGCCAAAATGCAGATCACCAATTACAACAGCTGATTTAGCAGCTTCTTGCCTAACCTGTGATCTCTTTGGTGGATCATAATGAATGGGAGTCAATTGCTCCAAGAACTGCAAAACCTCATCACCATCTGCATCATTCTGCTTAAAAACCTTTAGTGCATTACCAATATATTCACCGTCTTCGTTAATAATTGGCTCCTCCTCAATGTAAGAGCGAGATGTAACATTCAAACTATTACCAATCCAGTTATAGATAGTCTTCCTAGGAACATCCAGAAGTTTTGAAATTTCGGTGTTTGTTTTACCTTGAGTCTGAAGCTCTCTAGCTTGTTCTATTAGCTGTTGCTTATCGTATGAATTTGACATATCACCATATAATAAATGATGATTATAAATATGTCAATTATTTTTTAAAGATATTTCTAAAGGTCTGTTTAAAGGACTCAAATCTTGATTTCTTTAAATCTCTTAATTTTTTAACATTTAAAATATCTTTTTCAGGTTTTATCTCTTCCTTTTCCCAATCAAAATCTCTATATTTTCTATTTGTGTTATAAGGTACTTTATTCATACTCTGTAATTAATTGCGTTATTTAAATTTTTGCGAATACCACTATTCTTAATTCCCTCGTTTTCAGGGGAATTAGAATTCATTAAAGGTGAATTTTCAGAATTTTCTTCTTTAATGTATTCATTTGAATTAACTAAAAGTGAATTTTCAGAATTTTCCGCTTTAGTTAATTCTTTTTTAAACCCGTCGAATTCGACGGGTTCAGATTTTTTTTCTATTAATGAGTTGTATGCTAAAACCAATGCCACTGCAAGAGGATCAAATACCAAAACGATACCCAAAGTAAACCACTTAACAATAGTATCCATATCAACTCCAAACGCCTTTGCCACATATTTGAGAGTCCCAATGTCAACTTCTTTTGAACCTTCAATCTTTTCTTGAATTGACTCAGAGGATGTTTTGAAGAGGTCAGTGGTAAGTTGTGCCACTCTATTTCTTGTTTCTGTAATTTCTTCAGATGATCGTTTGATGTCTTCGTAAATGGGGGCAGCGGATCGTCTAGATAAATTAGGGAGTCTGGCTTCTTGTGCTTTTCTTGCTTCATTTAAAGTATTGATTCTATCATTAAGCTGTTTAATTTCAATGTTTAAAAATTCTTTCTTTGAATTTAATGCTTCCTGTTTTACATCCGTGAGTTCTACTTTAACGTGACTTTGCTGATAAGCAGCGGTTAAGAAACCAAAAATACCAAGAGAAGTTATGCCCATTAAAATAATAACAGCAAGAGTTAAATAAGTTTTAAGTAACCATCCGGTTGTTTTCCAATAACGATGAAGGAATGATGCGGCAACTAGTTTACCGACTTCTAATCCTCCTGCCATCACACAGACGGCAATAAATCTAGCTGCATATAATGAAGCTAAACCCTGAACTGAAAAGAATGCTGCACAGCCAGCAACAATTAATGCTACCAAACCAATAACAAAAGTAAACATATAGAATACTTATCTTTTTAAAATTGTTCTTGCCAATTAAGAGTAGCAGCACAAACTAAAGGTTTGTATGGAGGGTTTAAACTATAATTGTTTTGTTGGACGAGTAACACAACAGAATCTGGTTGTGTATAATCTACGTTTGCTCCAATATTTAAAAAGTTAAGAGCAGTTTGAATATCTTGTACGGTGGTTGCAGAACCCCAACCACCTAATATTTGATATCCACCACTGAGATAAACAACTCCTGTATTGTAGTCCCAAACTCTTGATGCTTTGCCCATATTAATTGATCCTGATATGGATTGTTTAGCAGAAGTATTTTGTCCAGATAAAACAGGATTATACATTAATCGCCAAGAATAATTTGCAGGTGTCGAATTACCACTACCAGCATTAACATTCTGCCATCCTAAATCAGTAATTGATAATCCTTGAAGTTGAATATCAACCTTATTATAAGGCTCTCCCTGTCTTAATCCAAGACCAATAATAGCATATTCTGCCGTTGATGTGGTGGAGGGCCATACAACTTGACTTACTGTATTATAATTTGCAAAAAAGGGATTCATTGTCACCTCTGCTTCCGTATCTATTGCTTTCGATGAAGCCAATACATAAGGAAGATAAGACAATGTTGCTTGATTAAATATTTCGGTTCTTACTGGTAAAGCTGTTTCCGAAACAAATTGTTGACCATAACGACCAGCAACACCATAGGTATGAATTATAAATGATCCAGTTGGACCCACAAGAACAAATCTAACTCTTGAAGTTCTACCACCAAAATAATCAAACCACCATGTCCACTCCTCGTGGAAAGGAGTTTGTGTTAAGGTAATTGTATTACCAGAAACAAAAGACCCTGGATTAAATGGATATGTTAATGTAATTGTACTTGGTGTAATACTAGAAACCCATGCCACGCCATCATAACCAGAAGGATTAATTCCAGAAACGGTAACAGTAGATGATTGATTAAATACGCCTATTAAACTTGATGATGTGCTATATGTTACATCATAAGCCGATAAAGTTTGATTTGGAAACGCAACAGTAGAAATTGAACTATATGTTAATCCTGTAGCACTTACGGATGTAAAGAAATTAAGTCCAGAAGAACCAGTTCCATCTAATTTATCACCATTAAAATTAGCACTATTTGTTCTATCCTCAACGATAGTTCCATCCATTTCTCTTCTACGAACAACAACATTAAATGAATTATTGGCAGATAGCTCAAAGAATATACCAGAGGCATAATTAAACTGTCCAAATCTTTTTACGGTATAGGGATCAGATCCACAAAAGTTTAGGGTTCCGTATACTTGAGTACCAATGCCAGGTGTGAATTTAAAATGTCTTTTGGATTGTCTGATTACATAACCAGTAGAACTCAAACCACTAGTTAATAATGTACTACCTAAATCTTGTATAAAAATACTTTGAGCACTGAGACCAGTAAATTGTTCTGTAAGTCTAAAATCACCATCTTTATCAACTGTTGACTGATGCCACCAAGAAGCAGCAGGTTGAGCAACACGAAGTTTACCCGCTGGATCTAATTGAAGATTACTAGAATATTGGAAATATAAAGGAGAGTTTACATTGTTATTAGCAATCGAAACCGAAGTTACTGAGTTTAAAATAGTAGCACTTAAGGAACCTGTTACCGGAATTGGATTACCTGCATCATTTGTAATTTCAATTTGAGGATTGGTAATATAAGCACTTAACGAGTTTACAGGGTTTAAAACAGTAACAGAACCACTTACAGGTAGAGTAACATTACATTGAGCAATATCAATAGCCGAATTAGCATTTACTTGATAAACATTTAAACCGCCTCTAGTTGTACCAACTAAATTTCCACTTGAATCACCAATTGCAACACTATCTACATTCGAACCAAAATTTTGAGTTAATACACGAAGGGCATTTGCTCCTACACCAACATTAACAACATCTGCCACTGCCCCACTTATCGGATCAAATATACCGACATTACCAATAGATAAACCAGTAGAACTTAAAGAAATTTTTAATGCATCTAAATTAGTAATATAAGATGCTTGGGCAAAAAGAGGAAAGGGCGCACCATCTTGTTGAATCCATGAATTGCTATAAGCGACATTAGGATTCTGCTGGTTTGCAGTGAAATTACTTACCAATGTAAGGTTAATATTGTTCATTAACCAATACTTACACTAGCTATTCCTTAATTCCAACTACTAGTTCTTTCCAACTTTCAAACTTTTCGGTGGGTTCTGGGATCTCCCAACCAAAAAACCAAAACTTACCCTTGCGGTATTGGGCAATTTCAACTGTTGGATTTCCCTCTGCATCCTTATCTTTACTTGTTACCAAATAAAGAAATTCTTCTTTTAGTTCTGTGTTTTCGCTCATATTAAAAACTTATCAAAAAAAAAATTTTATCAAGGCTTATAACTCACCATTTAAAACTTTTCCATTTAATCTTATTCTCGTAAACAAACTTGCAACTGGATGATCTTTATAATCAACTAGTAATCCATTTATACCCATCTGTCGAGCAAGTAGAATATTTCCAATTTCATCATCGATAACATATTCAACTTTTAAATCATCATACCATGCATTTTTTGCAGCAAAATTGGTACAAAAAATATCTGATTTAGGAATATCTATACCATAATGATGTAAAATTCTTTCGTTGTTATCTATTCCCTCTTCGTCAACACCTGTAATATTTTCAGCGGAAATTATATAAGTTTTAATTCCTAATTTTAAACATCGTTTCAGAATTTCAAGTACAGGTCTATTGGCATGAACGGCTTTTGAATTTTCAACTCTATAAGGTTTATGATGTTCATGTCTTTCCACGAGTGTTCCATGAAAATCAAAAGCAACAATTCTTTTGCTAAAAATACCTGTATTTTCGATGGTCACATTACAATTCCTTCAGTATACTTAGCTCAAGTACACCAAAATTGCTATGTCCTAAATTAGCTACTTTTGCAGTATATTTTTTCCCTTCGTATGAAAATTTTATTACATCTCCGTTTTCTAATGGAATATCATTATCGGTATTCCATTCCGATATATCCAAATAAAATTTGGAACCATCCTTATTTATATACTTTTCAATTCCTAGCATTTTATTATTGAATTGAAAGCTTTGTACAATATGTCAATCCAGCAAATGCCAATAGTAAAATGGCTAAAGCGATGTATTTGGATTTGATCATTACTCAAATATTTACACTAACAAAAAAACAGTTTAACGAACATTTTTAATTTCTGCCTCAAGCTCCTCTTCGGTTTTCATCCGATAAGTTTCATCGACAGGGTTATATACTACAAATCCCTCTTTTACTAGATATTGCAATTCCTTGATAAGATCAGCTTCTGTAATATTTTGGGTTTCTTTTTTATTTTTTGCCATAAGTATATATGGTACACCAACCACTATATGGTGTCAACAATTATGGAAGGATTAAACGAAAAAATTTGGCAAAAGGATGGAACTGTTGTTCCCTCAGTGAGAGAAAAGCTTTTACAAATCTCAAAAAGATTTTTAGAGGACTTCATCACGCCAGTAACAGTTAAAAACATATATCTAGTAGGATCTCTAGCGTCTTATAAATGGACACCGACAAGTGATATAGATGTCCATTTAACAGTAGACATTAACGAACCTCATGCCGATAAAAGCACCGATGATTATTTTGATTTGAAGAAAGATTATTTCAATAAGAATCATAATATTTTTATTAAAGGTTACAAGGTTGAAATCAATATTAATGAAGAGGGTGCGGAGCAACAGCAATTCTGGAAAGATAAACCTGTTTACGATCTATATAATCAAAAATGGATAAAAAAGCCAAATCCAAATACAAGAAATTTAAACGACCCATTAGTATTGCAACTTTCGGATTATTTTGAAAAAAAGATAGATTGGCTTATTAGATACCAAGCACCATATTACGATTTTAAAAAGTTGAAAAATACCATCAAGGCATTACGAAAAGAAGGCTTAAAACACGATGGAGAATATTCTGTTGGCAATTTGGTTTTTAAAAAATTAAGAAATTCAGGGGCAAACGAAAAACTTTTTGATTTTAATAATGATATGGAAGACAAAGAATTGTCTTTGGAGAAGTTTAAAAACTTCTTTACGAAATAAGAAGATATATTTCGTAAATAAAAAGCATTACAAAAAATGCTACGCTAACCCAGCTGTTCCATATTTTTTTAAATAAATCCATGTGTTCAATGAAACCTTAAAATTTCTAAAAGGTCGCCGTAGATTCTCTTTACGTTCTATTCATGGATTTAAAATGGAAGTGGGTATGGGAATCGAACCCATGCTAATCCCTCATCTAGGGAAGTTATAGGTATAAACTATATCGTGCTTCCAATTACACTAACCCACCAAAATTTTAAATATCGTTATCCTGCGGTTGACCATCCGAATTGATCAACTCATCAATTTCGGTTTGAATCCTCTTAATCTCATCATTGTAAGATTTAGAGATACTCTTCTTCTTGTCCTTCATCTCATCCAATTCCTTGCAGAGTTGGAATACTTTGGCTTGTTTTAGTGCGGTTGTTGTTGTTTCGGTTGTCATAAATTTTAAAGTTGGTAGCTGCGGTGAGATTCGAACTCACACTTGAGCGATTTTAAGTCGCTTGTCTCTGCCGTTGGACTACGCAGCCATATTTGATTATGTATTAATAATACATCAAATTTTCAAATAGGTCAATACTTTTTCGTAATTTTTCCTTTTGTTTTTACAAACCCTTCGATTTTACCAGAAGGCTTTGGGAAGTTTTGTACAAACTTCTTCATATCCGTTGGACGAGGTTTAGATCCTTTGCCAGCCATATTATTTGTTTTTGATGAAACGACCCTTCTTATCTCTCTTTGCTGGCTTCTTCTTAAGAGGCTTAAGACCAACAGAAGACTTTACATTCTTCTTATAAAACTCAGCAGCCTTCTTAAGGTTCTTTGTAGCCTTTGCCTTGGTAGCCTTCTTGATATTCTTTGCAGACTTTACAAGGATTTGATTGGCTTCATCTTCGGTGACCTTAAAGGTTGGATTGTTTGAATTAAAGATCTGTGCAAAATGAAGACCTTCATTTGCAAGAAACTCAAGTCTCTTCAAAACATAATTGCCATTGAAACAGTGATCAGTTGTGGCAAGCTTATGAATTTCCAAAAATATATTTGTCAAATCATTCTCTGAGCCATTATAATAATCGGCTTGAACGTAATCGTTAAGATTACCATGACTATGAAGCCAAGAATAAAAACAATTTACGCTGTTAATCTTATTAACAGGAATAACCCTGTTAATGCCATCAATTACCACGCAAAGAACCTTTGCAACTTTTGAATCATTGTTTACGTTAGTCTCATTCATATAGAAACTATCTTAAAGCAATTTTATAGAAATGCAAGAACTATTTTAAATAATCTAGCGTAGAACCTCTACGAGGCTTGTGTGATTCTTGGATAAGTCCTTGATCTGGATTATATTTTGCACTGCCTCTTCCACCCAAATATCTTAAAGTTGAATTTGCAGATTCTTGATGCACAGGATTATCAGAAATAGCATTGGCAACTTTCTTTGATTGACGATGACCATGACGCTCAACTGCACCATCTAGACTCTTTTTCAAATCATTAAGAAATGCTTCCAAATTATCTTTGGTAGGATTGCTAATATAAGCCTGTGCAATTTCCTTTGATGTTCTTGATTCGATATCGTGTACGATTTCTTCCTTTGGTTCGTGTTTTAAAAGGGATTTAATTTTTGTTAAAAGGTGTTGAACTCCACCCTTGGATGCCATATCAAATCCTTTTTGAATTGCAGCTACGGTGGCGGCTCCAAGCATGCCTGGTATATAGAACGATGCCAATGTTACCAACCCTTGTATCTGTGGTGACATATGACCTGTACTTCTAATTGCAGAAACAATTTCATTTGCAATGTGAGAAAAATCTTCGTTAATAACGTTTCTTTTAACGCTACTATAAGCTTCTTCTAGGCTAACTTGATCTTTTGAATTTGAGAACATATTACTTGGATTTTTTAACTGGTTTGGAGGTAATCTTCTTACCGTATTTTTCTGCACCCTTTTTTATACCCTTTACGATTCTTTCCTTTTTCTCTTTGCCGTAATGATGACCTGTTTTCTTTTCAAGTGCTTTTTCAACAGCCCAAGGGTTTATATTCTTTTTTCCGGAAACGGCTTTCTTCTTCGCTTCCTTGATGATGTCAAGAGCAGCGGATAAAAGATCGAAATCTTCTTCCTCAACTGAAATTTCTTCTTTACCTTCTAGCTTTTCATTATCACCATGTTCGCCTTCCTCCGATTTTTTATATTTGGAAGACTCCTCTTCTTCCTTATCCTTAACGTCTTCAACCTTTTCCTTTTCGGTTTTTTCAACGTGATCTTCCTCTTCGTCTGCCTCTACAACAGGAAGCTTGTATGAACCTGTTTTCTGTGTACCAGAATGAGGATCATTATCAACACGATTGAATGGGTGTTTATGATCTGTGTTTCTTGGATCAATGTCCTGAGATTCACTTAAAAGCTTTGCATAAACATCTTCCAATGAAGTTGATTCTTTGTAATTGTTATATGCTACGTCACCATGAAGAGCACCATGCTCGTGCTTTCTTTCTGCATAACCTTCTGCTCCTCTTTGCATTCTCTGAGCAGCGATATCCTTTTCGACTTCTCTATTTGTTAATCCACGAAGCTTTTCTTCTGGTCTTGATGGTTTGAACTTAAGTAAGAAATCATCAGCGTTCTCTTCGTCATTTATAAATCCTTCTGAATCAACGTGTGCACTAACACCCATCTTTCTAAGCTCCATAACTTTCTGACCACTCTGGGTTTTATAGCCAACGATTTTAAATCCGTGCTCTTCTAATTTATGGATTGTGGCTTGCTGATCGTGAGGCAAACTACTTGTATCATATGCCTCGTTAACTAAAACTTTATTATAAGCTTCTTCTAAAATGAGATAGTCTTTCTTGTTCATTAATATTACTTACACTTTAGGAATCCAAAATCTCACGTAAATCTCTAAAAAGTCTATATGCTGCTCCTATACTTAAATGTAAAAGGATACCCTCAAAAGAAATTTTTAGAATCGTAGATTCGTTTACCTCTCCGGTTTCATCGAAAATTTCTTCTACCTTTACTTCTTTGACTACAAAGGATTGTTTCTTCTTTGCCTTTTGAGCAAATTCCTTTGTTTTCATTCTTTTGTTGAAATCCTTTGACATAGTGGTTATGTCAATACTTATCGATTCTAAATCACCCATTCATGCCGATGAAATGGGAAATGCTGAAGGATAAATAACGATTTAGTGGATGATTAAATACGTACCACGAACGTCTCTGCGTGAGGCGGAGAGGTCGGATTCGCCAGGCAATACGATCACGTTATACTGCCCGTTCTGACCTTCAGGGGTATGTTTCAATTCATCAATTGTTAAAACACTCTTTGGATCAATCTTATATCTCTGTGCAATGAGTTGCTTTACTGCATCTGGATTGGTATAAACCCACTTCTTGTTTTTTAATTCAATGTATTTGAATTTTGAAATCGGATAAAGGGAAGGCTCCTTTGTTGGGTCTTTAATATTAACGATATAGGAAACCTTATCTTTCTGAGGATCAATTAATTTCTCCTGTTCTTTTCTTGCCCCGTAAGAGAAGTTAAAGATTACGTTATGTGGAGGATTTGGAATTGATTTAATTAATGCAACTTCCTTGGTGTAGATATAGTGATCTGCATCAGGCGTTGCATTTACAATTTTCATTACAATATCAAAGAACTTAGGGGAGAGTAAGTCACCGGAATCATTCCAGCGAACCTGAACTTTCTTGCCTCTGTTTTTAATAGCAGCTAATTTAATTTCTGCTACCATTTGGTTTTCATAACCCTCTGCATCATTGAAGAGATAGTTAAGGGTTTTATTCTGGAACATGGAAACCTCTGGATACATGACATATGATCCGTGTTTTGCGTAACATACTAATTGACAAGCACCAGCGGATGGACAGGTTGTAATGATTTTAAATTCTCCTGTGCTTTCGTCAACAACCATACCCTTTAAGGCAGGAAGAGTTGTGTTAAAGAAAACTGTGGTGTCTGTACCACTCTTTTGCATCTTCTCGTTTTGGCGTAAAAGCTCCTTTGGACGGGTCATTAAGATTTTCTTAAATTCATCAAGATCAACTTTTTCGCCATCTGGAGTTTGGATCATTACCTTCTTTGCAATGGCGGAATGGATATGAGGCATGTGGAAATAATCCTTATCCTTACCTTTCTTTTCGCTTGCCTTGAGTTTTGATTTTTCGTTAACCCTGTTAATATAGGCAACTAGTTCTTCTGGGGCAATTGCGTCTGCCTTTGCTCCCAATGTGTCGAATGCTTCCAAAATAGAAACTTCTTCGTACAAACTCTCAAGTATTAATGCGTCTTTATCTCTCATGATATTATATTTACCCTTAAAAAAATTTTTTTGCTAAATTTGCGCCGTAAGCTTTCCATCGATAATGGATACAAGCTTTGCATTATAAATGGGTTGCTCATTTGCTCGGTTTACAAATGAGTTATATTTGTAGGGATTATAGGTAATACTAATTGGTAAAACACGAGGTTCTTCGTTGGATAAAAACCCAATAACCCCTGCATGAACATTTTTTCTTTTCTGTTCACGAACCTTTTCCATTCCCCCTTGACGAACCTTTAAAATGCAATCCTTAAGCAAGAGATTTCTTTCATGACCAATAACCTTATTTGTTGCCACATCCATAATGGAGAATATAGGATAGCCAAGTTTATCTGACAAGTTTAGGTTCTTATACACCCAAACTTTTCCAGAAAACCCAATATGACCAGTTCTTGCTTCTAATCCCTCCTCGCAAATAAGACTATAGGCTTCTTGAAGTAAAAGTGTATCACGATCTCGCATTTGATAATAATTACCCTTAAAAAATTTTTTTGAGACTAAATATAAAAAGAATATGAAAGCACCCAAAAGACTCGTAACTTTAAAAGAACTCTATGCTACAAAGGTTTTGAAAGAAGAAAGAGATCTTAGCGTAGACGAAAGTTCTGGTCTTTATACTGCTATTAATGTTGCTTTGCAAAAAAAACAACATACAACTTCATATAGAAGAAACAGATAATGGTCTCATTGTCAGAGATTATTTCGGTAGAGATTATAAAATCACGGTAAATCCCATAAGTTAATTGACTTTACTTTTTCTTTCCCTATAATAATAGGGATCATGACAAAGAGAAAGTCAATGAAAACAACCAAAGATAAGATTATCGCCTATTGGACGAATCTTATCTATGAAGGAGAATTGAATTTCGATTGGTCAGAAGCCGACATCATGTGTTGGAACTGTGGTTGTGAAAGAGATACGGAAAGATGTCATATCATTCCTCATGCCCTAGGAGGAAAAGACTCACCAGAGAATTACGTCCTCTTGTGTAATGAATGTCATGAAATGGCTCCCAATTGCAATTCATCCTCCTTTATGTGGGATTGGATAAAATCAAATAGAACATCAATGGGATTCTATGAAACCTACTGGTGGGAAAAAGCAATGCAAGAGTATAAAAGCGTTTACAAAATAGATTACCTAGAGGAATTAAGAAATTTAAACCTAAAAGATCCCTTTATTCTTATACAGGAAAACCAAGAATGGTCTGAAAAGAACAAAGACTATTACACCATTCACTTTGGTAAAAATGTAAACCAAAGCACAAGAATAGGAGTCTTAAGAGGATTTGTAGAATACGTAAAAGAAAAATATGGAAAATAAAGAAGAAATCTGGAAAACAATAGAAGACACAAATAACAAATACCAAGTAAGCAATAAAGGTAGATTTAAAAGCTTTTGTTTTAAATCACCCAGAATACTGAAAGTCAAAAAGACAAAACGCTATCCTCTCGTTACCTTAAAGATAAAAGGAAGATACACCACTTACTATATTCATAGACTTTTAGCTCTATACTTTATTCCAAACCCAAACAACTATCCCATGATAAACCATATAAATGGAGATAAAAACGATTATAGATTAGAGAACCTAGAATGGGTTACAGCAAAGCAAAACGTAAAGCATGCCATTGATACAGGATTAATAATACAAGGGAAAGATAAACACGTTTCATTTAAAGGAACCCTAGGAAAGTTTACAAAAGATGGTATATTGTTAAAAACCTATAACGGTGTAAATGACCTCTTAGAAGACTACCCAAATGTTACAAGCGTTTACAAGGTAGCAAACCGTTCAATAACCTCTAGCTCCACGGAAACTAAAAAGTATTACCACAAAACTTATATGGGTCATGTATTCAGAAGATTTCCTCAAACTATTTCCCCTGAGATTGGGAAAACTTATGATTTAGATTCTGAATATTTCTTTATACCTTAAAGGGTATAATAAGAATTCCCTATAAGAGAACCCGCCAAATCCTTATACCCGATAGGGGGTACTTTAAAAATACCCCCACCCCTTCCCTATAGGGGGTACTAGGGCGCACTGCGCCCCACCCCACCTTGTCTTACGAAGCCATATAGGGTAGATTTTTCTAGGCTCCCCTCGGTTTTTGTCAAGCTCAAAAATCCAATGTCGTCTAATAGGAGCGGCTTGGGTAAAATGATATCTTTTCCCAGTAGGGTCTGGTGGAAATGTCAAGCGTATTGTTACGCATCAGGCAAAAGAAAATCCCTCCCAACCTTTCGGCTAGGAGGGACTGACTTGACAGTTAAGGACTAGGCGACTAGGAGAACCTGCTCTCCCCTTGCCTTCATGAGTTGGCGAGAGGTATCGTCGGTCAGGACGTTGAACCACTCCCTCTTGCTGTCAGCGGCGGAGCCGAACTCGGAAGAGACGAACTGCTTCCAAGGATCATCACCTCCGCTCGACTCGTGCGTGAAGTAGTCAGTGGCTCCATTGAACAGGTCAGCCATCGTGCGACCGTTGTTCCCTGCTCCATGACGATAGAGGCTGACAACCTTATCGACCATATTCATCGTGCGAGTGGAAACCTTGGCTTCCTTTTCAAACGATGCGGGAGTGAGAATCCCTGCTGTGATTTTCCTCGCTGTCTCCTCCTCACAGTCGATGCTGTCGAGGGAATCCATCGCCGCTTGGAACTCTGCCACGACTCCACAGTGGCGGTCGATAGCCTCTGCCATTCCGCCCAGACGATCAGCGGCGAACTTGGTATGCTTGATGGTGAAGCGGAAATCTCCCTTCTCCGCCAAGGCTACGTTGAGCGTGTTCTGACAGACCACAACGGTCAGCCCAGAGTTACCGATCACGCTCATGAGACCTCCATGCCCCCACATGATGTTGAGAACATTCTTTGTGAGGCGACCAGCGGCGACGATATCATCCGACAGCTTGATGCTGACGAATGCCTTTGCACGATTGCAGACTGTCCCCAAGGAGACGATCTCGTAACGGGTTCCTAGCAGAGCATCGCTGATCATGTCGAGCATCTGCTCGTTGGTGATCATACCATAGGAGGAGGAAACCGGATTGCCAATGGGGAGACCATCATCAAGAGAGATGATCTGCTTGGCTTCGGTTTCGATCACCTTGTCACCAAGTGTGTAGGAGAGAGGAACCGTGACCATAGGGTAACGGATGCCGCAATCCTCCTTGAGGGAGAGCTTCTCCTTCACGACCGTCAGCTTGTGCCATGCTACCTCCACGCCTTCCTGCGTGTCCCTGTCCATTATCATATGTGCCATGTGGTGTTGTTGCCCGTTTTATTCTGTTGGCTCTTCAGGTTGGATTTACTGTACAGGAATTACTGAATAGTTCAAACAAATTCGTGCAGGAAAAAACTTTTTCTTTTTCGGTGTTGACAAAGGGAGAGAACTCTGAGCGAGAAAAGAAATCATTTTACCCAAATGTATTTGCGGCGAAGCGCAAGGGATTTTGGAAGGGTGGGAGATTTGGGTAAAATAAAAAGATTCAGAAACTTTTACCCTAGTACGAAGGCAAAGAAAAACCCCTGCCCAATTAAGGACAGGGGAATTTCTAGATGGATTAACTCCAAGAGAGGGAATCAATCTGGGCAACGATATCGTCGTGGACGAGGTTGCCTAGCTGATCTTCCAGAATGTTACCGATAGCGGACTGATCGCTAGTGGAGCCGCACCACAGGAAATCCTCGCCAGCGTCCTTGGGAGCAAAGGCACGGATGGAGTTCATAGCCGCACCAGTGAGGCGACCGTATCCAAAGACTTGGAAGTCATGGAGTTTGGCGAGGTTAGGCTCCAGCTGGCGAAGCTGATACTGGTCGTAGGAGTCATACGACTTGGTGCGCTCCTCAAACTGGTTGAGGATTTCGGTAGTTCCAATGGGAACACCAATGAGGCGTTCGATGACATTGGAGGGAGCGTTGACGTAGAGACGAGTTGCCATAGTGGTGATACTGCGAGAAGGAGGTTGTGCCTTCTGGAGAAAACTCTATAGAAAATAATCTATAGATCAAGAAAATTCGTATAGGAAAAAACCTTGGGTAAAATAAAATGATTCAGTATTCTCTACCCAAGGTGGGGAAAGAAAAATCCCCCTGACCTCACCACAAGATCAGGGGGATGGTTTTTTCTATGGCAATTAACTATTGAATGGGGTGGCTCTCTGCCAAGATGGTTGAGGCTGGATCTGAAGGAACATTGCTTGCCAAGGAAGCGTTGGATCTTTCTTCAGCTTGTTGAGATAGGTTGTGTAGCAGGATGCGAGAGTCAAAAAGAATGCAAAGGCAAGGAAGAGATTGATCCTTGTCGTGTATTTACGCATGAGGAAGATATTCATTTTCTGTTGTTGAAGTTGTCGGCGTAGTCTTGGAAGCAGATTTGACCCGTGAGATAGGCTCCCATGATCAAGGCATCGTTGTAGTTGTATCCCATGCCCATTGCCTCATCAAGGTGAGTTTGGGTAGAATAATATGTTGCATCGGTTGTGGCTTTCGTGAGATTGCCATTGAGGAGATTTTCGATGACTGATCTAGGAGTCAGAGTTGTCATTGTTTCTGTTGTCGGCGGTGAGAATAAATTCTATCTGGTTTTAACATCCTGTAAGTCACGAGCGATTTGGTCACGCAAGGCAATCAGGTCATTGAGGCGAGAATCTTCCATTACTTTGAATCAGTAGGGATTGTCTTGTTGAAGGCTTCCTGCACCTTGTTCTGGTAGTAGGTGAAGTCTTGGAAGGGAGCATGGGCATAGGAATCGTCCTCCCAATGGAAGGAGACATTCCCCCAAGATGATGCTTCAAAGAAAGCGGCATGATGCACGATTGCTTGATGTTGCCAGTAGAGGCTAGTGGCGAGGCAATCAATGGCACAAAGAAGGGTGATGAGGAGTGCGACGATGAGCGTGGAGTGGATGCGGTCTTTCATGATGTTGGGTAGAATGATATGTTTTATCGGTGTTTTGTTTTTTTTTTGAAGGTTGAAGAGAGGGAGTCGGGGGGTGACTCCCTCTCTTCGGTTGGGGGGAAATTAGAGGATGATATCCTTTACATTCTCCGCTTTGATTGTAAAGCACAAAGGCTCTTCCTCCTTGGGCTTGGGGAGTTCAGAGGCGAGAACCAGAGGCTCAATCACGCTCTTGTCAACGCTCACTCCGTTGAGGAAATACTCAACATGAGGGGTGAACTTGATACCAGAAGCAGGGTAGAACCGAGCGTAATCTGCTCCCTTGTGGGTAATGTGAAGGGGATACTCTGACCACTCACCCCAAGGCAGACCAGCGTTTTCGGAAGGGAGAGTTCCTTCCTCACGACCTTCCTTGACAACTCCCATGTTGTCGTATTCAACGCCACCACGAATGACCAGCTTGGTGATCTTCTCGATCTTGTTGCCAGCATGGGGCTTTTTGGTCTTGAGGGTCTTGGTGATAACAGCCGAGAGGTTCGACCCCTTGCGGCTCTTGACGATTTGCTTGATGATTTCGATGTTCATACTATCAATAAGGGATTTCCGCCCTTTCCGATTTGCACCTTCGGTTTAGAGGTCATAGCCGTTTTTGACTATGGATCAAGTAGATCATATTCCTCCTCATTGGTCAACTGCTATTTTTAGGGGTAGGTGATTTTTATTTTTCCCTATTGACAAAATCAAAAAAGTCTGAAGGAAAAAAGATTTCATTTTACCCAAACTTTTTGGAGCATACGCCCAAGGCATTGGAACCTTGGGTAAAATAATTTCTTTCAAATAATTCTCCCCAAGGTATGAATACAAAAAAAATCCCCTTGACTTGCAAGGGGATTTTTGATTGGGGGATTTTTAGGAGGTGACCTTCCTCATGATCTCTTCGATGTCAGCGATTCCCTGCTGGACATCTTTGCGAGGGGAATACTTCTTGCCAGTATACTGGGAGAGGCAGGAGAGGAGGTACTTGGCATTGGCTCCTCTGGTGATGACCATGCCGTGTTGGAGTGCCTTCAATCCCATCTTGATGGTAGCCAGACGGAAGGTGTCGATCTGGGCTGGGGTGGTGAGGGCGAAACCCTCGTCGGTGTTGTGTGGTACTTTGCTCATAGGACAACCAGTAGATCAAATCCCTAGCAACTAATCAAGAAAAAAGAATTAAGTTATATTAATTTTTTTTCGTATATGTTTTTTAACTAATATAACATCCATATATTAGTTTGGGTAAAATAAAATGTTTCTTCTATATCCACCCAAGACTGCGTTGTAAGATAAATGAACACATTATATTCATTTATCCTACAAGTTATTATCTTACAATTACTTACGAAGACTGTTCTTCTGGATGGAAATCTGTACAGTATTCAGCGACTCCTGCATCATATCCAATCTTGTATTGAAGGTGTCTATAGAGTTCGTCGTAATTAAAGCTTCCTCCGTCGTAGGGGTTGTTTGAAACTCCTTCATCATATCCGTGGATAAACCCCCCTTACAGTAACCTATGTTTCTGGGATCTGGGTCGTGTGCTATTTTCATAGTCCGTGGATTCTGATGTGTTCTTGGATTGCCTGAGAGAATTCTTCTATCTGCTTATTTGGGATAGTCAGAACGATCTTCTCTGTCTCATCATCAAGTCTTTCCTTGATTGTCGTGTAGTCTGAACAATCCTCTGAGACTTCGATGATGTAGTCAGCATCTTCTGAGTTAATTACTATACTGGTTTTAATCTTCATATGCGGGTATACGAGCGTGTGTGGGTTACGGGTGTTGTGTGCGTACTTGCGTGGTAATAAAACACGGTGTTGTATTTTAACACGGTGTTGTATAAAAACACGGTTACAGATTTATACTCTCTACTAGTTGATCGTAGTTGTCAAGTTTTTCTTTAAACTCATCGTCTTCTTGGAAGTTCTCTTCTATAAAGCCGTAGAGTTCATTGGTGGCATCGATAAGGGAGATCGTATTCTGTCTTAAGAGTAGATACTCCCTTATCATTGCCTTCCTAGTGAGATCTTTGTACTGATTCTCTGTCATGATGATTACTCTTCATCATCATCTTCATGCATCTCAAAGTAATAGTCAAGATCGCAATACTTGTAGATATCACTTTCTGGGTCGATGTCCGCCGCTTCTTCTGCTTCGTAGCATTCGTCGTTCTCACTATCCTTAGAGAACGTGGTGCATCCAAAGAACATGTGTCCTTCGTCGTAGTAATACATCTCAATGGTCTCTCCGGTAATCTTAGCGAGTTCACGAATGACATTGGTTGGGGGACACCATGCAGTCTGGAAGCAGTAGCTGCTCAGATCCTCAATCTCATTGGAAGAATCCTCCAGAGTAAGGTTGCTGTAGGAATTCCACTTGGTATCCCACTTGGCTTTACACCACTCATACCATCCGCTAAAACCTGTCTCGTCTACACAGGTTTGTTTATTTTCATCCTGTTTTTGTTTCTCAATGGCTTCCTCTTCTGGAGTCCTCTTTGAGGTAATGTAGTCGATGTCTCCAAACTTAGAAGACTCTTCAATGCAGGGAGGCATTGGGACAATCTTATTGAAGTCAAGGAATCTCTCCACTCCTTGTCTATCGGTTCTCTCGGAGATATAGGGCTTGACAAGTTCTCCGATGGTCTTTCCGCTAGTGCAGATCAGTAGGTTGGTGCAATGGTTGGGCATGTGTTTGGTTTGGTTGGTTGTTTATTTGTTTAACTGAATGATGATCACCACAAGCAAAAGGGCAAGGATGATGTTGAAAGGTAACAGATATGCTAGCACGATTGCAAGCAGAATCGTAAGAATCGTGTTAATCATTTTGTGGCAGGGGATAATGATGATTGATATAGATTTCCACTTCACGATCAAATGAACTCATCTGGCTTTTCTTTGCGAAGCTAATTCTAACTCCTTCTCTCTTAATGATGCGAGTCCACTGGTCATTGTTTCTCCAACTCTTTCTGGTATCAATTACCTGATACCAATCTTCTTTCTTGGATGGATTTACTGAAGGCGAGATATAGATATTCTGCCATTTGGTATTTTCGTATCCTTCGCTTCTCTGTTCGCCTGTGAATGTTGTCATTTGTTGTTGGGCAAGGTGTCGATTGTCTTGAAGGATTGCTCCACCAGTTCATAGAAATAATACTTGCTGTGCATCAGATCCGTTGTATAGAGATCCTTCATCAAGTCAAGTGCTTTCTTCTTATCCTTGGGAACATCCCCTACGGAATAAAGATGCTGAAGCATTTCCTTGTCACCATATACATGAATCAGGAAGTGCGTCGAGTCTCTGGAAACCTTCTTGGGCTTTCTGGGTTTCTTCTGTATGGTTTCAGTTTGCATTATAATCAATGTCCTTTAGAGTTGACACGATTGTTTCCAAACGACCCAGAGCAGTGCAAACATCTTTGTGTGCTTCGATCTGGTTGGGATAGAGGTTCTCGTCCTCTAGTTCGGCTAATGCCCTCTCGGTATTGAGAAGGGTGTTGTAGACACTCCAGAACATAGTCGTGGAGATTTGGATGGTGGGTCTTGTGGTTGTCATAGGGTGCGATCCTTGCAGAAAGGATTTAGAATGTCAATGATTATTTTTAACGAGTTTCAACATCTGGCAAGACAAGGAAAGTCTTGAGATGTTTGAAGGCAGAACCAAGACAGGCATCAAGGGTGAGATGTCCGTATTCAGTCTGTGTCAAGCCTGTTTCGTCATCATATTCATAACCATACAGATTATGTTCTTGGAAGAAGAGGACTTGGAGGGTTGGGATGTGCTTCATATAGTTTTGTTTTTGTCTGGTGTCGGGTTGCCTTCCTCCCCCCAAACCACTAGGAGGAGGAAGGGCTTCCCTATGAACTCTATTGAGCCACTACTCTCAATAGATACCACCAATCTTTATATCTTAACAGGTTTTAACTTTTTGTCAAGTATTAATATGCTTTGCGAAGAAAGTCACAGTAATCCTTTATTGCCTTCTTGCTTGGCTTGAGCATCTCAAAGTCAAGATCCCAATAAAGATCTTCTGGGGTTCCGTTTGCGAAGAGTTCGTTCTCATCTTTCCAACCAAGGGACTTGAAAACCGATGCCCACTTCTTACGATGGTCACCATATCCTTCATTGTCACCAGCAAGAGCAAAGGATTCTTCAAGCATCTGGTAGAGTGCATCCTCCATGAACATATCACTTTCCATATGCCACTTGTCGGTATTGATTGCCTTCTGAAGATTCTTGACAACCAGAATGTGGTATGAGTCATGAAGCATTCCCATCCAATTTCCTTCAATCTGCCAGATCTCCGAATCATCCATAAGTTGATCCAGTTTAATCTCAAGAATCTCATTGACAAGACTCTTGAAAGTTTCAAGTGCTTTCTTGTTTAAAGATCTTGCAAAATCCCAATGCTCAAAACTGTAGCAGAAGATTCCTGCCACTGGTTTTGCTCCTTGGACACACCCTCCAATATGGAACGTTCTCTCGTTGAGAGTTGGTGTTTCGATTTGAATTGGTAGAACTGATTTCATTTGTTGTACAGGTTGTATTCGTATTTTCCGATTTGGTTGTTGTTGAATAGGCGTGTGTGCCAATTGCTGTGTGTTGTCTCCATGATGTGTTTATACAACAGGGAGGTTTTGGGATTTACTTCCTTTCCAAAGAAACGAAGCAAAAGGGTAATTGGGTCTTTCATAGGATTAGAAGTATGGCAGAACTAGTCTCTGGTGTCAACAACTTTGTTTCTCTTGTAGATCTTTTTTGAATTGATCTTCTTGGTAGCAGGTGCGAAGTGCTTGCGAATCTTGATGTCTTTGATGACGATTGAGAATGATGTGGTTTTCATTTTGCCTTTGTAGCATAGGACTTCCAGATAGTCAAGTCCAAATCTGCTGGGGTCATCTGATGATTGATTGCCTCTGTCAAGAACAATTTCTCAATATCTGCATATTTCTTTTTGGGGGGAGTTGCCTTGGGAACCTTGTATCCCTTCTCACTCATCCACTTTAAGATATGAGTGTCAAGGACTGCAACCTTGGCATCTGGTCGAGAGTGCAGGACAAAGAACCTAGCAGTCTTGCTACCAATTCCCTTGACACTCTCCAGTTCTTCGATAGTCACCTTCTTGAGTTTACCCTTGAACTTGAGGATCTCCTTGAAGGCATTGCCAACACGATTGTATTGACCTAGCTTGAACTGCTTCATGTGAATCTCAAGCCAACCCATACTCGCAAGATGCTTGATGTGGGCAAATGGTTTGTTGCGATGCTTGTGCAAGCAAAGAGTGAGAAAAGCATCCAGTTTCTTTGCCTGTTGCTCTGCTCCCTTTCCTGCGACAAGGATTGCGAACATCAAGAACTCTTCCAGTTCTTCTTCGGTGCGATTGTAATTGGTGATGGTGGTAGGTGTGATCATAGGGATTAAGAGTTGCAGAGGGATTTGATTGTGTCAAGTCTTTTTGATTGAACATTCCAGATTCCGATGATCCTCTGCATGGGTTTGTTTTGAAGGTGATCGTAGATTGTACCATCAATGATGGCGAAGGCATGATCTCTACGATTGACAACATAACGACCAGTAGGATACTTCTGCAAGAATTTCTGTACAGTAATTCCGCCTGTCTTGATCTTGCGATACTCTATCCCGTTTTTCCTAGCAGTCTCCATCAACTTGGCAGTATAGAATCCCTTGCCATGCTTGCGTCCAGACTGCTCTCCGATCTTGTATGCTTCGGTATAAGGAATACCCGCCGCAGTTGAAAGGGCAACAATGGTGCAGTTGTTGTTGTCTTTGAAGCCGATGTTCTCTGCTGGTGTGACTTTCTGGTGGTTCATGGTGGTGTGGTTGGTATTAAAAACTAGGTGCTGATCCTTCGTCAAGGACTTCGCCGTGATATTTTTCAATACCTCCGACTCGGCATCTTATGGCGTGGGTTGCAACCGCCCCCATAAGTCTGCACAGCACTGCTTGTTTTTCTGTAGTTGCTCTCTGCATTTGTGCTGGGGTTACCAACACGATCAGGACTTGAGACCTGTGGCGACTACGGATAGCTAGTCCGTTCACCAGTAGCATTTCAACTATGGAATGACTATACACTATCCCCAGAAAGATGCAAGAACTATTTTCAACTTTTTTTATTTGGGTAAAAGAATATCTTTTAAAGGATTTCGCCCAAGGCGAAGTTTTTGAAAAGTGAAACAGCATACGCTTACATAAGATGGCACTCTCGTTGTGTGGTTATGAAAGATGCTCCTAAAGTCTGTGCAGTTTGTGGTTATGATGCTCATGTAGAAGTTGCTCATAAAATCCCGATTGCTGATTTTGAAGATAATGTAAGACTTAATACAATCAATCATATTGATAATCTTGTTTTGCTTTGTCCTAATCATCATTGGGAGTTCGATCATGGTAATTTGAAACTGGTAGGAGTGGAGGGTAACGCTCCCTCTTCAATAAATTAAAAGTTTATTGCATCACTTTAATGCTTCACTCCCAAAATTGGTGCATCGTGCAGGAATCGAACCTGCATTGAGGAATTAGAAGTTCCCGATCCTATCCGTTGAATGAACGATGCGTAGATATTTGGTGGACCCGGTAGGGATCGAACCTACTTCCTTCACGTTATGAGCATGCCGCTCGACCATTGAGCTTCGAGTCCTTATTTAAAATCTTAATCTATATAAATATCCTCCCCTCCGATTACGATAGGAATGTCATCAAGGTTATTGGCAGTGATGCCATACCTGTCATCGTCATGGAACTTGTCAATGGCATGACCCTTGTTATAAGAAGATTCAATCCAAGTATCATACTCGTCGTTCCAGTGATTACCCTTGGGAAGATGTAGATTGTAGTAGTCCATTAGATTACCTCAAAAAGCTTGTCACCAATGGTGAAGGTATTACCAGAGATGCTAGCATCTTGCAATTCATCGTGGAAGATAGTGAAGCAGTTTCCTTCGATAACGATATCTGGGATTCCCTGCTCACTTGTTGCTGTGCTGTCCCATTCAAGAACCTCAAGCTCTCCCTCTTTGTTTCCAAGGTCATCAATTCTATATGCTTTAACCTCTACTGCTTGGTCGAGCATCTCTAGGATTGCATCTTCCTTTGTCATTAGCATCTCGCCATCTTCGTCAATCATATTTTTAGTTTGGGTAAAATGAAATCTTTTTTCGGTTGCCATTTGGGGAGGAGGGTGCTAGTAGGCAACACACCCTCCTCCCCACCTCGTCCTAGCCTACATTCTTCTTGACAAACTTACCAAGGGCATCTCTGACATTGTGGAAGAGATGACCATTAGGCTTGACACCATACTGGTTGTTGTTCTCACAACCGCATTGACCACCACAGCAACCATCGTTGCCATCGTTGCCTACCTGATCCTCGTTGGTGAGTGTAGTCTTGCCAGCACATCCTCCTCCGTAGCATCCAGAGTATTTGTCATCGTAGCAGGAGTTACAGAGCATCTCGGAGTTCTCATCCCAATTATCAAGGATGGTTTGGCAGTTGGCACAATACTCGTTCTCATCCTCGTCCTCGTAATCTCCTCCATCAGAAGAGTAGAGATCGTTGTCGAATCCATTCTCTCCACGATTGAGCTTGATCCTCCAATCCTCGGTGTATTCACCGATCACTTCATACTTACAGCAACGACCCTTGGTGTTGTTGTAGTCAGCAGGGATTGACACCACATCCTTGGGATTGATCTTGACAATCATGGTGTGACCTCCGTTGTGATCTGCAAAGTGAGGCAGATAGTTAATCGAGCAGAAGTGCAATCCACTTGAGCAAGTGCGATCCTTGTCCTCGTCCACCTTGTAGCGAGGCATCTCACACACCTTGCCAATGGAGTTGTCAAATGTCCCACTATGAATGTCCTTATAGTCTGCACGAACATTCTTGAAGGCGAGGAAGTGACCATCCTCTGTGATTGGGAGTTCACCCACATCCAGAAAATCGTAGAGTTCATTGACTGCACGATAGGAGGGATTCTCCATCAGGTTATAGAGGAAGTTCAGCAGAGGCTTGAAGGGCAAGTCCTGTTGCATGAAACTAATCACCCTCTTGGTGAGAGTATTGTGGATAGGCTCACCCTTGTAGACGATGATGCCATCTACAATCTGGACATCAGAGTTGAGAACAAAATCCTTGACCTTACGAGAAATGTCTACATGGTCGAGGAAGGCGTTCCAATCCTGTGCCTTGACTGCCTCAAGTGCCTTGAAGTAGTTGGGGTGCGTGTTGTCAATCGTGTAGATTGATCCGTTGATACAGGCAGTGATCTTTCCCTGTCCTGTAATGGTGACTGCATTGTTGGTGTTGTTCATGATTACGATACTACTTTGTTTGGGTTGTGTTGTCAATACTATTTTTCCAGTTTCTTTGCAAGGAGCAGATACATCTTCTGATCCTCACCCCACTCTCCTAGCAGAGAGGAGAGGAGGAAGTCAAGAACTTTATCTTCCATCTTGAAAACTTTATTGCTGTCCCTGTTATCCATGTAGCCAAGGATTTCGGTGATCTTGCTATACTTCTGCTTGAAACTTTGGAGCTTGACAAGCATCTCCTTGATAGGATTGTCGTTGGCGAGATCAGAAAACTCTTGACGATTCACGATGTCATGCAACCTGTGAGTCGAGTAGGATTGGAGGATGTCCACTTCACTCATGTCAACCCAAGATAGGTCGTGATTCTTGTTGAACTCCTCAACAAAATCCTTGACACCCCTTGCCTTGAGCTTCTTTGCCTCCTTGTCATTGGCAAGCACAATATCATTGAGCGAGATATTAAAGGCTTGACAATAGGAGCGAAGGCGATCCTTGTCGCTGATGATGCGAAGATGATTGAGCTTGACATTCAACTCCCAATTCTTCCCCTTCAGGATATAATACTTGGGAAGATTTGTTTCAGTCGGTTCGATTGTCCTTGACTCCCAAGAGACATTGTAGGGGTGACCAATCTGATAGCAGGTGATGTCCTCTTTAGCCTTGACTACGATAGTGCCACCAGAGAGCTTCCTCTTGGCAGTAGGGGAAGGCAGGGAGGAGGCAGGGAGGAAGTTATCAGGGAATCCTGCATCCATCATGTCATCCCTCTGCTCTTGAGTGAAGAGGATGGCATAAGTGTCATTAGTCTCACGAACAAGAGTCTTGACACGAGCGATAGGATTCTTGCATCCATCATCGTAATACCATGTGAACTTCTTGTCGAAGGAGAAGGATGAACTGGTGCTGACCTGCTTCCTGTAAGAGTAGCGAGTGAAGGACTGCACAGATGTCTTGAGAATATCCTTGACAACCTTGTAAGGCTCGGTGATGTCCTTACCTTTGAACTGGACATTCTTGAGTTCAAAATTGCTTGACCCGTAGTAGGAGAACCTCTCGGTGTAGGAGAGCAAAGCATGGATGGAGTCAAGGATGTTATCCTTATTTTCTATCTGCTCTTTTGCCTTGGTCTTGATCTCTGTCAAGACTTTTTCCAGCTTGTCATTGATTGCCTTGATAGTGGCATCATCATAGGACAGGTGTTCACGAGAGGGAGCAAAGTCGAGTTCTCCCATAGCGAACTTCAGAACCACACCTTTGCGAACGATGTTGTTATACTTGTCGGCAACCTTGTAGTGGTCGATAGGATAGGTGACTCCTCCCATGATGGCAAATGCCTCCCATTGATTAGAGGAATCCATGAACATCCAATCCTCACCAGAGAAGGTAGGCTTCTCCTCTGACCAATGGCACACCCCACCAGAGGTAGTTGGCTTGACATCGAAGAATCGAAATGCCTTCTGGACTGCCTTGATGAAGTCACAGAAATCTTTCTCCTTGACAGGGATCTGGACTGCCACACCATTTTCTTCCTTGGTGTTCTCCTGACTCATCAGGGCAATAGTCGGGTTGCCATCTTGAGCGAAGTAGGCATTGTAGATTCTCTTGACACCATCATGGATGGAGGTGACAGAGAAGTTGTCCGTATAACAGAAGGGAGACTTGCTACCTAGACCAAGGCAACCGATCTGCTCATTGGTATTGGTCTTGGTGCTTTCAAAGTAAGTGGAGTAGATGTCGTAGATATTCTGGTGCGAGATACCTGTTCCGAAATCCTGAATGGTGATCCAAGGCTCAAGAGAGTTGGGAAGGTGAATGTGGAAAGGTTGACCTACCTTGCCAGAGGCAACCATAGAATCATTGGCGTTGCAACCAAGCTCTCTGACGATGGCAAGAGGCTTGTCAGAGTAAAGGTCAGAGAGGATCTGGAAGGCTTTACGAGAGGACTTCATCTTGAAGGACGAAGTGCCCGTGATGTTTCCGATCTGTTCGATTTGATTTGGTGTGTCTAGTAGTTTCATAGTTGAGCTACCATACAATCTTTCCCCAAACATTCAAGAACAATTTCAAAAATCTTTGTGCTTGACACCAGACCCATATGCCAAGTGTCAAGGATTATTTTTATCTTGACACATAGGGGTAAAATACTTTGTCAAGGTTTTTTTTTATTTTTTATATAAAGAATGGGTAAAATGAAATCTTTCAAACAATTTCGCCCAAGGGCGAAGATTTTGAAAAATTCATAAATTTCATATTTTTCGTTTTATATAAAAAAAATCCCAATAGGGGTATTTCACCCTATTGGGAAATTCTGTGAATTAGAATCGCCTCCTAGCGAATCCAGAGACCCTTCTTATTCCTCTTGTTATGGTAACGACACTTCAGCTTGAACTTGTCGAACTGATTGACTGCACCAAGGATATGGTATCGAGAAGTATTGATCTCCTCCATAAGGATCTCCTTCTTAACACTAGTTGGAAGAGTCGTGAACTGATCTCCCATATAGGAGAAGTCTTTAACTACGATCTTGTTGTTTGTCACTTTACTGATTCACCTCCTTCTTTTTAGCCCTTCTCTCTAGCCTCTTTTGGCGAGATTGGGCGATAAACTCTCTGTCCTTGTCTGTAAGGTCAAGCATATCATACTTGTATTCCTTATCCATCTTCTTCCAGATGGCTTCAGACTTCATTACGTTTTTAGCTTTCCAGATCATCATTTAAGAATAGCAAAGGTTGATTTGTTTGTCAATAAGGAATTAAAAAACTCTCTTCCCATCACTATGACGAACTTTTGCTTCGCAGAGTTGCTTCTTATCGTTTTTGAAAACGACAACCTTATCCCCATCAGAGTCCTCATCGAACATGATGACGTTCAAGGAACGAATAGGGATGATCTTCTTATCCCAAGAAATGTAATAGTCCATTAGATAGTTCATAGTATTAGTTGTTGTTGATGTATGCTTGTCTTTCGTTTCTCTCTTCCCACCCTGTATCTTCCTCTACTTCTTCCAAGGTTTCAACCTCGTATTCAGCATTGCCACTTCCCCACAATGCCTCCATAGCGATTTCAATGGCATTATCGTATGCCTCCTCTTCGTTGTTTGCTTCCACATCAAAAGACATGGAATCATAGGTGGTGCGAGTGACTTCGACTTTGTATGTTTTCTTCATATTCTTATGCCTCCAAATTGATATAGATTTGCTCCTTGTTCAGATCCCAAAGCATATCCCCAAATGCTTTCCACTCATCCTCTGAACAAGTAAGGGGTGCTTCCTCTCCCTCCTCATTGATACCAGAGGAGAACCACTCATAGGCATCGTCAATAAAACGAGCGAATCTCTCGCCAGAAATCAGAGTCAGATTATTATCCCCATAGGAAAAATCTGGTTCTGCACTCCCTAGCATATCCCAAAACCAATCCCATTCAGCAGGGACTAGATCGGGTAGGTCTACTACTTTTACTTCTCTCGGTGTTGGTGTGGTCATAAGGCTTACCTGTTTACCAGAAGATCCCAAAGAGTGTCAAGATCAATTTTAATTTCTTTTTCCGATGTCCTAGTCCACCCGTCAAAGGTAGACTTGACAAGCGTGATATATTGAACCATCTCATACCCCTTCTTTTCAGTCGAGGTCTTGGTGCAGTAACTGGTGCGGTTTTCTTTCATAGGAATTGGATTGGATCAGTTTCAGCTATTCTTGTCAAGCCATTTTCTCAATGGTTTTTCTCCCAATGCTCCCCTGTGAAAGGTGTGCATGGGCTTGCTCTTATCTTTAGGATAGAGCATGAAGCGGTTGCCCCTCTGGACAACCCTGATTCCTTTAGTCTCTGCCTCCTGAATCAAGAGGTCAAATAATGGTGAGTGGTGTTTTGCCATAGACAAGAAAGTAAATCAGAAAACCTTTTTCATGTCAACACCTATTTCCAACTTTTTTTAGTTGGGTAAAATAATATGTTTCCCAATTTTTCCCCAAAGGGGAAGGTTTTGGGAATTGGGTAAAATAATATTTTTTCACCATTCCTGCCCAAATGGGTAAAATAAAATGTTTCGGAATATTTTACCCATTTGGGCAAAACGAATTGTTTCAGAATTTATTCTGAATTTTTTCGCATCATGCGAATTCTTCAGAAATAATTCAGAAGACTTGTCAAGGACAAAAATTCTGAATTACAGGCTTGACAAAGTATTCCGAATTACTTGTCAACCTTAAAAATATTTTGAAATTTTCCTTGACAGGAATTTTTTTTCAAAATTTTTTTGTAAACTGATTGTAATAAGGATTTTTTTATGATAAAATATAAGATTCTTCTCTAAATATCCTAAAGTAAGTTAAAAGGAATCTAAACCTTTTTAGAAGAAATGTTAAATAAGCCAGAAAAACAACAAAAGGATATGTTCTCAGGGGATAATTTTAAATCTTCTCCCTTTCGTGTGCTTTGGTGTCATAGGGAGTTTCAGCGTTTACTCACTAAGTGTTTTGAATTATCTTTGGTTTTAATAGAGATAACCTATAGGATGAATTAGTATCTTTTTATTTCTCTTTACTTTACGAGGCAATGGTAAACTTGCGGTAATACAGCACCATGTTGTATTTTTACACGGTGTTGTATTAAATCACACTTGTCCTTTCTTTATACTGTCGTATTGCCTTGCCAAGATTTGCATCTTCTCTAGTTTGTCTAATCTTCTTGCTGAGAGTTCTTGTGCTTCTCCTATGAGTTTATCTGCTTGGCTTTTAAGTGATATGGTTTCTGCTTGCATGTTAATGATTTCTTTTCTTATTTCTTCTAGCTTGTTTTGTTTTTCTTGGTCTCTTATTTCTTCGCTTGTCATAGATAGTTTTATTTATTAGGTGCTCATAAGTTTGCAAATAGTGTTATGTAATGTGGAGTTGTGGTAATAGAAAATAGTGTTGTATTATTTCACGGTGCGCTATTAAATCGGAGTTGTCTTTTGGGTAAATATTATTACCTATGACCACTACACCTTCTACTCCTGCGCCCAAGTTGGATAATTTGGGAGTCACCTTAAATTCTTTTCCTTCTTCGGTTGACTATACTGTTGGTATGCCTTCTGATTTAGGCGTTATGCTTAATGATCGTTTGGGGGATTGCACCTGTGCTGCTTTCTTTCATGCCATTCAGGTTTGGACATTTAACTGTGGCAATATGGTAACCTATTCTGATAATGACGTAAAGCTTCTCTATGAAAAGGCAGATGGTTATGTTGATGGCGATAGTAGTACTGATCAAGGGGGAAATGAAAATCATGTCTTGGATTATCTTTTAAGTCAGGGGGCAACTACAAGTGATGGTAAAGTTCAAAAGATTGCTGCCTTTGTTCAGTTAAACGAGCAGAATCATGATCACATTAAAAGTGCAGTCTATGATTGTGGTGTAGTCTATTTGGGTTTCTCTGTGCCTTCTTACATCTTACCTCCTGATGGAGATGCTCCTCCTGTGTGGGATATTAATCCTTCTTGGGATAAACAATATGAGGGTGGTCATGCCGTTATTATTGCAGGATATGATGACAATGGTGTTAAGGTTATCTCTTGGGGGAAATATTACACTATGACATGGAATTTCTGGGATGCTTTTGTAGACCAAGCATTTGCCATGACTTCCCCAGATTGGATCAATGCAAAGGGAGTTAATCCTCTTGGGTTAAGTCTCGATCAGCTTGATTCTCTCATGCAGACATTTAAAAATTAAATAAAATTTGACATCTCTTTGGTTTGCCTCTACTATTAGAGAGATATGACAAACCTAAATGACAGTGACATTGAAGAAATCATCAACAAATTTGATACAATCATCGTAGATTTCTGGGCTGCGTGGTGCGGTCCGTGCAAAATGCTCGCCCCTCTTCTGGACGAGATCGACAAGGACGAATCTATTAACGTTAAGGTTGCTAAAATTGATATTGATTCTAATCCTTCCTCTGCCACAAAATATAGTATTCAAAAGCTTCCCACGCTTGTTCTCTTTAAAAACGGTGTGGAAGTAAGTCGCCTCTTTGGTATCCAGAGTAAGCAAACCATCCTTAACCTCATTAATTCCTAAAACATGGAAGAAGAAAACCAGAACTATGTGCATCTTATGGAAATAAGTGCAGAGATAGTCGATGCCCAAAAGGGGATGCTCAAGTTCAGAATGTATCCTTCCGATATGTTTCTTGCCTACGCTGAGCACATGCAACCCGATACCCTTGCAACTATTCTTGGCGTTCTTGCCCAAGTTGTCATTGACAGAAGAGAAGAAAAGGATCAGATAAAATTTGTCAAAAGCTTTTTGAAACACTTTAAAAAGAACCTAGACGAGACAATGATTTATGACACCCACAAAATTAACACAGAAGATTGAACATGCCAGTGCAGTAGATATCCGTAACGACAATTGCTCAAAGCAAGACTTGCTGTGGTATCAAAACTATAGAAGAGAAGTTCTCAAACTCCCAAAGGAAAGAAAACCCTTTAAAAAGAAGTTGACACGCAAAAATAAATCTGTTAAGGTAAGAACCTATGAAAATTAAAACAACATTGGTAACACTCCTCACTGTGACTGCTCTTGCAACCAATTCCCAAGCATGGACTGCTTCTGGTAGTCATGGTGGCTATGCATCAGGCGGTGGAGGCTCTTATAGTGTAACAACGCCTCGTGGTAATACCTACTCTGGAAGCTACAATGGTGGCTTTTACAATCGAGGCTATGCAGGAAGTGCATGCGCCTATAACAGAGCCTACGTCAGAGCCTACAATGCAGGATACGCAAGTGGATACTGTGGGGGCGGAGGCTACTACAGGGGTGGATATTGCGGCGGAGGTTACTATGGTGGCGGTTACTACGGTGGAGGCTATTGTGGCGGAGGATGGTGCGGTACGGCAATTCCCAATGGTTTGGGATGGGCATTGTTTGGTATTGCCTCTGTACTAACTCTTGGTCTCATCTCGGCTCCTCCTGTTGCAGTTGCTCCTCCTCCAACTGTTTACACTCCTGCACCCAATGCCCTGCCCTATTAAGACTATTGGTTCATTCATGAAAACAGCACTCATTATATCTACTCTTAATTTGTTCTCCATTACCTGTGCTCTGATTGCAGGATACATGGCAATTCATGGTATAACAGGTTGGGGATGGTTCTTGATCTCTGCCGTTCTGTCTCATTGCTCTATTTCAGGAGTAAAAGAAGATAAGAAGAACGATGAGTAGTCATCATAAATGTCCATTCTGTAGAAGCGTTCTGGTAAGTGGAACTGCTGAAGGTACTCTTGATGGATCTAATCCTATCACATGGGATTGTGGAACCAATGTCAAAAGTAATGTTGTGCTTCCATCGGACGAATGTAAGGAAAGAATCAATAAGAGACTAGAAGTAAAGCAAACCAATGTGAGCGAATATGTCTCTATGATGAAGGCTATTGATCCCTTGCTTCCTGAAAGAGTTGTTGTCATGAAAGAGAAGACAATCAACTTTGAATGCAAGGAAGACTTTAAACCAAAGGTAATGGAATTAATGAAGAAACTTGGAATTTAAGGTTGACTTCATATTCAAAATACCCTATACTGTATAAACAATTATGAGAGACATATTCACCGCATTCCTATCGTTCCTCACAATCATTGTAATCGTGCTTGGTTTAAGCTGGGTTTTTACAGGAAACGATTTCTTCCTGTACAAATACTTTGCTCCAAAGCAGGAAGCAGTTCGTCGTCAAGTCTTTGAGCAATCCAAGGCATATAACCAAGGAATGATTCAAGAACTCCAGAACATGCAGTTTCAGTATCTACAGACTGATAAGGATCATCAGGCGGCACTTGCAGGTATCATTCTCCATCGTGCCGCTGATTATGATATTGACAAACTGCCTCCTGATCTGTATAGTTTTATCCAGACGCTTAAGAATAACCAAACCCACAAATACTAATGAATATAAAATCAACAAAAATAGAAGACAATAACATAAACACATTGGAATTTCCAACTTTGATGGTCAATGATGAGGGAATGGTTATTTTAGCAACAAATACAGGTCATGGTGGTCTTGGTTATACTGGCACATTGTTATACAGTAAATTTCCAAATGAAATTGGAATGCATCTAGACAAGTGGAGTAGTCAATTCAAACCATATTATGGTAAAGTAACACTAGAAAAGCACCTTTCAGCATAAAAACAAAATAAAACAAACATGAAAAACAAACTAATCCTAATTATTGCCACAGTAGCAACAATTGCAATCACTGGTTGTGATACTACCATACGTACAACGAGTGATCAGGTTCAGAATCGTAGACAAGAAGAAATCCTAAAAGAATGTGCATCTGAAGTTGGTATGCCAGCAATCAAGAACTTTCGTGAGAAGAAACTTCTCAAGGATATTCTTGAGATGCGAGATCAGGATGGTCTTACTACCTATACCTATATCGTAGCAGAGAATACTGGTAAGCTTATCTTCCTTGGGGAGTCGATTGGTTATGGTATTCCTTATGCCACCCAATATACTAGTCCAATGAGACCAGCAAAGTCTTATGAAACATATGAACAGGGTAATGTAACTATTCCACAGGCTGATCCCAATGGTTTGTATTCCCCTGCAAGCTGTGATGGTACTTGGGTTCTTCTAAAAGATCCTAATAGTAATAACGTGAAGCCAGTTTATATCGAACCTCGCATTATTGTAAGCCCCTTTAAACTTCAGAATAACTAAAATTTATGAGCAAAAAACTAGTAACAATAATCGACAAGGAAAATTCAATGTACGTTGGAGAGCTTGTCGCAGATAGAACCGATCACCTCGTGATCAAAAACCCAGTAGGCATCGCCTACCCAAGAGACAAGGATGGTAACGTCAGTATTGCAGTAGTCCCTGTAATGTATGATGGTTTCCTGAGTCAGAAGGCAATCAAGGAAGGAGTTCATTTTAACTTCTACACGACGAGCCTAAAGTGGTATGGTGAGTATATTGAATTTCATCCTCAGTTCATTCAAAAGTATGAGGATATCTTTAAGCACACGCCAGCTGTTGCAACTCCTAATATCATTGAACAGGAAACTCCAGCAGCTAATTGAATGCATCGCTGATGATGCATTGAAGATGGATGGTTATGATGACTGTATCGTTGGTGTAGTCGAAAGACTCCGTCAGCCTAACCATCTCATCTACGATGTCGATAAGGTTCTAAAGAAACTTATGAAACAGGGTATGACCAGCCATGAAGCACAGGAATGGTACGAATTTAATATGGTTGGAGCATACGTAGGAGAAACAACCCCTAGCTTTTTATACAAGCCGTAGTATGGAAGACAAATACGGAAAGACAGAACATCATTACCTTGTGAAAGGTGAATGGGTTCCTGCTTCTAAAACAGAATTCATAGACATATCAGAAGACCTATTCGGTTACGATGTCTATGAATTTAAATACAATGGGAAAGTTTACACTTCCCATGCAGTGATGCGCTACTCTTCTTAGAGTTCTTCGTCGTAATCTTTAGCAGCATCGGCATCAGCCATTGGACTTAAAAAGTCACTGGAATTAGCCTCTTCCTCTGCTTCGCCACCTAAACCGAACTCTGCTAAGATTGCATCAATAGCATCTTCGGAAGCAGGAAGATTATGTTGTCTGAAAATATCTGCGAGAGCTTCCTTCTTGTCATGATCACCGGAAACACTATATGAGGTTGGTGCTTCGTCAGGAGTCTCATCGGTTTCGTTTGGAGTCGCTCCAAAATTCTCTCTAAGAAGAATTTTGCTGTAGATTGATTCTAAACTTTTTTGGTCTTTATTTGCCATAGTATTTATATTTACTCAACTAAAGTGCCATATTAAAGATATTTTTTTATTTTTCTCTGTAGAAATTTAAAAAATAATAAATTTTTAGCGTTTTTTTGGGAAACCCCCCCATTTTTTCCCACTTTTTCCCACTTTTTTTGGGTATTTTCTGGTATTTATTCGGGTATTTTTTAGATAAATATAAGCGTGACCGATAGATTATTTGAATATTTCTTTGAATACAAACATCACAATCACGTTAAAATGTTACGAATTGTGGCTCACCATAGCTCTATCGCCAAAGAAAAATTAAGGGAAACTTACCCTGATGGTGAATTAATTTTATTGGAATTGCGCCCCTTGGATTATTAACCAATGTATTCATGAGAGAAACATTCTCTCCTTGGATCGATCACATAATTGTTGTAGGTGGGAATTCCCTTTGCCCTTCTCTTTTCGTAATCTTTTCTTCTGACTCTATTCTTACTGGTTGGTTTCCATTTAGAGGAAAGCATCCTATATGAACCCATTCTTGGATGAGCAGTACGAGAGAAATAACGATAACCATTGTCGATAAACATCTGGGCAATGGCATCGCTAAAACGCACACCGATACCTAAACCTTGATAGTCAGGCATGACAACGGTTCTATGTCCTCTCCATGCATTCTTTATTGATCCGCTTGGCATTGTGATAGCCGCTCCGAAAACTATAGGTTCATTATTCCATGTACCAAGAAAACATCTTGAAGCATTGTTTAGGTCGCCACTTAGATAGTGATGCTTTTTGAAAATTTGCCAGTATTCTTTAGAGCAAGGCTGGATGTCGATTGTAATATTTGGTCTTGGACAAAGTAACCCCCTTGGCTTACAGGACTCGTCAAGAGTATCGTAAACCCAATCAGGTTGCAACCATTCGATAATGTCTCTGTGACAAGTAGCGAATACCACCCCCTTCATGTCTTGTTGGCGAATATATCTTTGAATGGCAACTGATGCACTCTTGGCAACAGTTCGATCCACAACGCTGGTAAACTCATCAAAGCTTGTATTGCTATTAAGCATACGAGCTATCCTTGCCCTAAATTGCTCCCCATTACTCAATACATGGTAAGGTTTGCACCAAGAAGGTACAGAATTTAATCCTGTGCTTGATAGTCTTTCTATTGCTTGTTCTCCCATTTGGGATACGATTGCCTTATTAGGATTCCATTCCAACTCTTCGGTAATTCCAAAATGCTGCTTTAAAAGCTGAGTCTTACCACTACCAGAAGCTCCTACAATTAATCCTATATTCCAAGAGTCATCTCTCTTTGGTGCATCGAACTTCGGTAGAGTAAATTCACTCGTGCCATTAAAAGTATAATCAAATGGTTTGCATGCTTCAAGCAATGCATCGTCTATGTCAACACAAACTGATAAGACTTTCTCCATTAATACATTATACAGATATTATAAGTCTTGTCAATCCTTTTTATATTTGTAACAGAAATAAAGCATAACCATCATGTTAATGATTCCACTACAATAGTTTATGAAAACCCACATGCTAAAATAAGTTCCCAATAAATATACCATTCCAAATACATAACCAAGTAAGGTCATGTAAACCATTATCAGAGAAACATCTTGTGCTCTTTTTGTTTTATAAGTTTTATAAATTTGCGGTAGATAACATAGAAACCAAATGCTTGTCATTAGGAATCCACATGTTTCTATTATTAATCTATTAAGTGGCACATAGATATTTAGTTTTCTTTTTTATAAATTTCGAATTTCAGTAGTGCGATTTGTGCTTCCTTATAAGCAATTGAATCATTCGCAAATGGATTCTCTGTTTGATACAAGTCGAGATTTTTATAAAGTTCTTCAGCACGATTAAGTAATCGAAAGTATTTTAATGCAGTTTTATCCATACTATCGGTTAATTCTTTAACAAGATCTTTCCAATAATCTCTTTCTTCTTCTACGGTCATATCAATTATAATACAAGTTATGTTTACGAGCGGCAAGAAAAAACCCTTCGTCTTCCAAATATCTTTGAAGAATTAACATCTCCGATTCTATTTCTTCTATATTTTTTTCCTCTTCTTCTTTACAAATTGCACAGACTTTAAACTTATCGTAGGTTATATTTTCTATAACTATATCGTATTCAATACCTTTGAAAGTCATGTCGAAATGGAAAGGACCTTTCGGATTGGTTACGAGCTTCTTTTTCCTTCCTTGTTTCTTCTTCCACTTCTTTTCCTCAAAGTCATCATCGATGTACTCGTCCATACTAATACTTTAGTATGGCTTTATTATAAAGCAATTACTTTTTAGCCTTAACTATATCTATTTTATAGATATTTCCATCATGATATTTTGTAGTGAATGTAACCTTTGCACTTACTATTAGATGAGTTTCTGATATTTTATCGGTTGCTTTTTTTAAAGCAGCTTGCGCCTCTTCATCATTTTTATAAAACGCAGCCCATGTTTCATGGTTGTGGTCTGGCTTCGGTGCATGGTTGTGGTCTGGTGGAAGCATCATAGTCATACTAATATTTATGGATCTTTGTTATCGCTTTTATAGGCAAAAATTAAATAAATTATTACCGATAATGGAACCATCCATCTTATAGTTTCAATTAATACTTGTTCACTATTCATCAGGAAATAATACATCCTTAATAAATTGGCAGAAGGATATGAACATTAGCTTCATATAAAGAAACTCGATATAAAGATATAGATACACTATCTCAGGAAGATGAATAGCATAGTAAAAAGTAAGCCAAAAATAAAACTGGATATCTCTCCAGATTCTAATTGTCTTAAACAGAAGTCTGTTGACTTTCATTTCTAAACATATTTTGTATTATCCCACATGGTAAGAGATGGATCGTTATTACCCATCTTGTATTTTGCAATCAATGATTCACTTATCTTTCCCGTAATTGGATCTTCGTAAGATTGCATAAAGTCTTCGATCTTTTCAATTATCATCTTCTTGATTTTATCATTAGTGGTATGATCCCAAGGTTTACCTTTATGCCCAAAAAATATTGTATTGTATTTGCCTTCGTTCTTTTCCCTCAAGAACTGATGTTGCTTAACGTGAATAGTCAACCATCTATTTCTAATATCTGGATTGTTTGGGAAATCATCCTCGTCAATATAGAACTCCCAATACAAAATGAGAGCAGTAATATCTTTAACAGAGGGAAACTTATATGCTATTGATCTTTGTTGTAGTTTCATACAATCACAACCCCTTCCCAATCAGTATTGACAAATCTCTTGACGGTCTTCTGTTTCACTTTAGTCTCGACAATCTTATACGGATTGTCGGTAGTATAGTGCCAAGAATATTCCTTAACATGATCCATAGCTTCTTTATAGGTTTTATATGGTGAGCACATTGAATCATACCATGCTGCTCCTGTCCATCTTTTAACTGTGTACATGAGAATATGTTCTCAGATTATTGTTGAAGTGTCAATCAAGAATTGGCTTGGTGACAAACTTTTTAAACTTGGGGCGACGATCATCAGGATTTCTATTGACATCCTTGATGGGACACGCACAGTGCTTTTGCAGAACGCACTCTTTGCATCCGTAATCCAAATAGATATCTGGTCGATGGCAAGCGAATGAGGTATGCAACTTGCATCCTTCTTTATCCTTAGAAAGCATAACTGGCTCTCTCACACGATTGAAATCAATCTTGGGAATAGTCTTACGAATCTCATTGTACCTCTCCTCTTTCTCTTCCGGTGTTTCGATATGAATCACCCTAGGTGCTTTCTCCTTTTCAACCTTGGGAACCAAGACTTCTTTACAATCCTTGCACAAGGATTCGGTTAGAATTCTTTTAGCATCGTTATCGAATGCCTTCATCGCATGCTTCATGGCGATACCCTTGAGGCTTACGAATGCATTGGTGCAGTGAGAGCAATAGATTCTCGTATGAGGAAACTTCTTGTGCTCTTTATAATAATCCATCCACTTGGAAAGATTATTAAGTTGGTTTGCTGGAAACTTCACAAGCTTTTCTTTCTTGGCTTTCTGAAGCTTGGTCTCCTTCTTCGGCTTACGAGGCTTCTGAGCTTTGACCTTTTTGACTTTCTTTTTCCTTGGCATTATTTTGATAGGGCTTTTGCGATCCTCTCGTAATGATTTCTGGATTTTTCCAGATCGGCAATACGATCCAAAAGGATTGCAATATATTCTTTTAACTCATCGACACTCATTGTGTCAATATCTTTTTCTTGGCTCATGGTATTTTTTTAATATATACCAAAATCAAAAATAATGCAAGCTTATTTTTTAGGCGGATCTTTTTTGATGGAGTGCTTCTGGAACTTCGCCCTCTTTAGAAGTTTCCTTTTTCAAGCCATATGGAGCAACAGTAAGTTTATCTAAATCGATAGTAAAGTTACCGAATGTTTGTTCTCCGGTTTTCTCATCATAGTATTTTGCCTTGATGACATCAAAAATGATTTGATCTCCGATATTTTTTGAGAATTCGTCTATTCTAATACCACTTACAATTTGCCCATCCTGAAGTTTGAATCTCTTTCTGGCTAATTGTTCTTTGGAAACTGGCTTACCATACTGAGGTACACCACCTTCCCAAAGCGTAGGAGGCTGTCTTAATCCCTTTCTTACGTCTGGGAGTGGGTCGGGCCATACATTTGCAACTTCGGTTTGCTTGATAAAAGGAAGATTACCTTTAATATAATTTCCTTCTTTGTCCTTGCCTTTCTTGGTGTAGATGATCCAGTTGGTTGCACCAGTTTTTGGATTGAATGATGATGCAAGATCTAATGCAAAGTAATGCTGACCTGGTGCGGATTGCATTCTCGTGTAAGATCCTTGTTTAATAAGCTCTTCAAAGTTTTCAAAATCCTGTCTAACCAAGGTATCAAGATTCGCTTCGATTTGATTCCATCTTCTTGGATCGAAAGCAATCTTTTTCTTTTCAGCATCTTTGGCAAAAAGAGGAACCTTGGCTTTAATCTTATCACGGACTTGATTGATTACATCACTAACTGGCTTGTAGTCATCATAGTTTAATGGAATATCAGTCTTCTCGTTTTTAAGATTTGCTAATTTTGAGAGAATGGTAACTAATGATCTTGAGATATTAAAGACTTCCTGTTCATCGTTTGTCTTATCAAGTTGATTGTTTAAAACAATAATTTGACTTCTAAATTGATCTAATCTTTTGTTTTCGTACTCGCCTGATTGGGTTGCATGCTTTTTGCTGACAGCGGCAGATCTATTTTCCGTTGATCCTAATCCACCAACCTGATACTTCTTAGCACCAGATGGAAGTAAATCAGATACAGGAAGCGGATGATCAAATCTTTCTTTGTCTACTGTTTCGTTTTTATATTTAATACCAAGTTTAAGTTTCTCTTCGGGAGTGAGTTCTCTTACTCTAGTATCTGCCTCTGTAAAAAGAGAAGAAACAATTTTATCAAAATTCATGCTTATCATATATTCTATATTTACTCTTAAAAAGAGTATTTTATTAGAATTATACTTTAATCATTTGCTGCACGGTAAACTGAACAGATGCATGAGCAGCCGTTTCGACGTTTACCTTGTGAGCAATCGTAATCCAACCTCTTTGATTATAGAGGTCGATTTGCTTCTGAATCCCTTCATGAAGAATTTTCTTTCTTTGACCAAAAGAAAGATTTGGTTTAGTGAATGGGATCTTTACGATTTCGTTTATTATTCTTGCCATGTTAATATATTATCAGATTGCTTGATTATGTCAAGCTTTTATTTTTTTTCTCTGTATTTTTGGTTTACCTGTTGTCGGCTTAGCCGTTGCCATTCTTTTACTTGCGCCAGTTTTTAATTTCGGTGTTGCCGTTGGCGTTGGTGTAGTGTCAATGGGAATATTATTTTCTTGTTTCCATGCATTATTAATTGCGATTGGATTTACTGCTGGTTTATTATTTTCATCAACCCATTGTTTATTTTTGAAAGTATAGACTCTACCATTTTTTAATGTAACTTTATCATTATCAATGGGTTCCGTTTTTTTCTTAACTTGTTGTAAGGTTGATAATCCGTGCATTTTTCTCCACGTATTAAGAAAAGTTCCTTGATTAATGGCTGGTTTTTTATTTTGATCAACCCATTTTGCACCATTGAAAGTATAAACTGAACCCTTTTGAGTTTTAATCTTATCTCCCTTTTGTGGTTTACCAGTTTGTAATTTTGGGGATTTCTCTATAGGATAAGCCCATTTAATGCTTGTTGGATTGTTAATGTCAAACAACGCCGTATCACGCGTGTCGGTGTAATTTTTGTCATTTTCTCCATTTAAAAGCGTTTTATTTAAAATATGAACATCTCCCGTTGTCGATGTTACCAATGCGCTTACTTTATTAGGCTTCTCTTCTTCGGTTTTAAGTTGCGCAAAACCAAATGTACCTGTATTATTTAATCTAACAACGTATTTCTCGTTTTTATCTAATACATTTATTATGGTTCCCTTAATATTTGGATTGACTGTTTTGTTTATAACAGCAACAACTGGTTTACCATTTATCGGAATGATTATTTCCTTTGTCTTCTTATCTTCGTCTCCAATTATTTTAGGCTGTTTTATTTCTTTTTTAAGAAAGGCATCGACAACATCTCCGGTAGCACCTGCTAAGTTGCCAAGAGGATTTTTTGATGTTGCGGTTGATTTAAAAGCATTTACTCCGGTTTTAACAACATTTGCAACATTTTTTGCGCCTTGATACGCATTTCTAACATCTTGCAAATTAATTTCATTAATAACAGATTCCTCTAATTCTCTGTTAAATCTCATCTGTTTACTATTTTCGTAATCACTAATAGTAATTTTAATTGTATCTAATAATTTTCTAAGACTACTATTATCTTCTTCGTCTTCTGCATCAGGAGCAGATTCTTGTCCTGCCTTTTCTGGTACTTCTATCTCTGCTTGGGTTAATGGTTCTGTTCCCATTATAGCAGTTGATGTAGCGGCAGCATTAGAACCATAATAAGGAAATGGTCTACCTGCTTCGTCTTCTTTAATTAGCTTAATACTTTCATACAGAGCTTCTAAACTTTTAGAATCTTTATCCATCTTTCATTATACTTACCAATGAAACGGGCATTTTGATTTCTTAACCTCACCCTCCTCAAAGGTTTTTTGAGACCTGAAATTCTTAAGATATCTACCAAAGAATTCGGTATGAGCTTTCGTCCAAATTTTACTCAATACATTTCCCTCGTCCCATGAAAACTCTGATACAAACTTTTCTCTCTTAAATGGAATGATTTGAACAAGAGGAGTTCCTTTTGGGATAAGACCACTAAAATCCTTTTTGAGAAAGAATGGCAGATTAATTGGAATTGGAAACTTATCCGTATCAACCAATGCTGTCATGGTTTTAAATGGAAAGTCATCGTGGTGCAAAGGATGAGTGAAAAGACAAGACCAATTCTTGGGAGTCTTTACAGTCCAATAGTTTGTCCATTTGAAAACTTGAGTATAATGATTATCTGGAACTGGATACAACTCATGATATTCTTTTGATTGTAGCCCAACCAATTTGAGTTCATCCCATGCCCATTGAAACTTTATCTTATTCTCTCCTTCGTTAAACACCCATACATCACAAGGTAATGTAATAGTGTAACCTGCATTCATTGAATCTGTTACTGGCATGCACATTTTGATTGTGCTGTTAGGATCATTATATCTATCCACACTCTTTTTATCGTTTGAATACGTTAGAGTATTCTTATACCAAGTTGGAACAATCTTAGATGAAGGAACTGGTCTTGGGGCAATGTCAAGAAAATTTTTATCCGTTGCTATAAATTTAATGGGTATTTTTCTCATACTTTTATTATTGTAGCAGAAAACCAAGAAATGTCTATAAATATTTGAAGATGAGTTCAACTATAGATATATATGATTCTTACAGAGCAGGAACAACAACTTATGTAGGAAGTTTTCCTTTTTATAATAATTATGCTGCTATAGCATGTTCTGTTTCTGCTGCAAATATTATAACCAACGCATTAACTGTTACATATGATCTAGATGAAACATTCTTACTTCCCCATATTATCATGGAACCTGGCGATCAGGATGTTGACCCATATACCGAAATACCACTCATAGTTGATATTAGTGTTTCCGGTGTATCAGGATTAATAACTTCCTATTTATTATTATAAAAGTAAGTATATATTACTATGGCACTTTCAGGAATAAGAATAACAGATTTACCAGAAGATACGAGTTTAATACAAACTGGTGATACTTTTATAAAAGTTAAAAATGTAGGAAACATACCGACATCATTTAAAGTTGATGGTAGTGTATTTCAAAATTCATTCCAAGGTATTACAGGTGTTAATAGTCTAGGTGGTGGATATCCTTTTTATAGTGGTGTAACTCCTGATAATAGTGGTCTTAATTTTAATACTCTTAAGGGGTCTAATGGTATTGATATTAATAAAAATTCACACGTTTTAACATTACAGGTTTCGGGAACCAATTTCGTTACTTCGTCAATGATACAACCAAATACTATTACGTCTTCTCAAATAGCGAATAATAGTATTACAAATAACAGTATTGCCACAAATACTATTCAGTATTCCAATTTATTAAATAGTTCATCTTATCAAGGTGCACAGCAAAGACTTTCAAAGATATGGGTAAATTTCGATGGAACCAAAGCTGTTAATTACGATTCTACTAATAGTAATTCTCTATCGGGTGTCCGCTCATCTCATGGTGTTTTAGGGGTAGTAAGATTAAACAAACCAGGCGTGTATCAAATTAATTTCAATTTCACAATGAATGATGCTTATTATGCAGTTATTGGTAATGCTAATGATCCTTCGGGTATAGCAACAGTAACAGTTAATGCACAACAACCAACATATTGCCAGATACAAGTTGATAGAACTTCGCCTCTTGAAACTTATGACGTATCAAACGTATCGGTTATAATTTTTGGGAATTAATTTATGGCTAATTTACCGATAACAAGCTTACAATCGGATACCACACCTTTATCATCTACTGATTATTTTTTAAAAATTAAAAACGGTCTAGCGTGGAAAGTAAGCGGAAAAACTATTGTACAATCGGGATTAGGAAAAAAAACCAAAGTTAATAGTCTTGGTAACGGTATTAGTATTGTTCAAAGTATTGGTAATGTTTTTCAAGACACTGTATTATTTAATACCATTAGCGCATCAAATGGTATTTCAATTACTAATAATTCAAATTTAATAAATGTATCATTTTCAAATGCTCCATTTTTAAATGGTAATATGTTTGTTGCAAACTCTTTATCAGATTTGCAAGTCGTTGATAATACTATTACTGGTTCTGATATCACAACTAATACTCTTGAGTATGATAGCTTAAATAGCAACATTCAAATAGTAACCGCAAAGGCATGGGTTAATTTTAATGGCGCAGCGGTTGCATCAACCGTAACTGGTGAAATTAAAGATAATATATCCGTAAACAATGGATCAAATGTTGGAACTTGGGCAACGGTTGCTGAATGGGATCAAACTGTATTAAATTGTATATATTTTATATCTTCTGCTACATTGGGGTGGAAAAATCGTCCAGTAAGAATTGTTAGTTTTAATAACAAAAATACTGCGGTATTTAATATTTTAAATGGAAATTATCAAAGTGGGTTTACTAATATTAATTCAACTATAAGCACAGCCGCTAAAGGTAATACTTTTTCGTATTATAGTGATGGTATAAGATCGTGTTATAATGTGGAATCTATTTTAAGAAATCCGCCAAATAAAACCTATTACAATTATCCTGAAGGATTTTATACAATTTATTTTGCAAATGCTATGGCTGATTCCAATTACGCTGTCGCTGGTAATGGAAATGATCCTAGTGGTATAGGAACTTTTATGGTTAATTCTCAAACTACTAAATCTTGTAACGTAGAAGCTGCCAGAACCAAACCACTTGAGTCGTATGATTTATCAAACATATCAATGGTTGTTTTTGGAAATTAACTTGTTTTAGTAAGTATTAAGACATATGGCATCTACTTCAAACGTATCTTTAAGTACTCAAACTCCATTGGCTTTTACCGATTGGATTAGATACCAGACCGCTGTTTCCCCTGAAACTGAACAAGAATCATATTTAAATTATGTTCATGCTTGGTATGCATATCAAAATACGGTTCAAAATGTTACACAAGATGCTGTAAAGCAACAATATGTACAATTAGCCAAGGATTTAAGTTTTCTTTTTAGTAGTTCTGAAACAAGTGATCCATTCTTACAAAATATTGATTACAATGACCCTGAAAATTTAATTTATGCTATCCCTTTCTTTGCAAAGAAATTAAGACAGATTGCAATTGTTTTACAAAACAAAAGAGAAAATGTTAAACGTGCAAAGTTAAAGTATAATTTAATCGGTTCTGAAGATGGATTGCAGAAACTTTTATACGAATATATTTTAAGAGGGTTTACCATTACTGAGAATTCTATTACTCAAGTTCCTGCATCACCATTAATAAATTATTTTCCCGATTTAACTGCTGTTAAAGATAATTTTTATATTGAGCTTGAAGAATTACATGACACTAATTCTTATTTTGACTCTGATCCATCCGTTCCAATTGAGAATTATTTGAACATAACTCAATTAACCGACACGTTTCCGTTATCATCATTTGATGATAACATGGTGAATCAGTTATTATCTACCAGATTTTTCCCAAGAGTTGCAGACACACCATTGTCTAATTTATTCAAAGCTTACACATTATCCCTCCCAACATTATCAACTTATGCTTTATCAGCTGCTCCGACTAATTTAATTTTTAATGAAATTAATATATCTGAAAAATATCTTGGTGAACCTGTTTATGGTTTAACTGCCATACGTTTACAGGATATAAATAAACCAGATTTAGTTTTAAACTTGTCATTTACCAATGGTAATAATTGGTTTTATTGGCCCAGCGGAAATAGGGTTGTAAACGATTCTATTTATAATGATTTTCTTCAGCCTATTTTAATTAATGATTCCAATTTAGTTGGTTCAGGGGCAACAGGGGGAACCAATTATAGAAATTCTGATTTAATTTTTACAGATAAAAACGGTGTGCTTGAGGGTGCTTGGTTGCAGGGTCCTCATAATCAAACGGTAAAAGCCGATATGGTTGCTACTATTGATGGTGGCGCAACAAGAGAATTTATCTTTCCGTTTCCAGGTCTTTTACTAAATTCAAAATCACTAACATTTAATGATTTTTATATAAATGATACATACAGCAATAGTCAATTAGCAAATGTTGCGCCACAAATAAAAGTCGATGCATTAAATGCTTATTATTCAGCCGCTACACCTTTAACAAGTTGTAATCCAATTTATTTAAATCAAACAAATATAATTGATACTACTAATGCTTCATCTGCTCAGTTTTCACCTGATGCAGATAATATCGTAAAGAAATTCAAAATTTCAAATAATATTAATAATTACAGTGAGTTTAAATACGGAGGAATAGAACAGGCATATCTTTATAGATTTGAAAGAACTGATATCCCAATTCAAGCTGGGTCTACTACGATACATTGGCCCATCCACACGTTTGATGCCGCAAATGACAACAATCCTATAACAATAACAAGCAATTATTGTTTACCTATAACATTAGGTGATATAAATCCAATGTATGCAATGGTTGGTGCTGTTGCTGGAACTAATGTTAACAATGCTGATGTAATTTATAAGCTTAATAGTAAAACTGGCGATCCAATGGAAGCGGCTTGGCTCGGTTCCGGTGTAGTTTCTGGTTTAGATATAATAGCAAATTCAATTAATGTTTATGATTCGCCAGCTACAAACTGTTCTTTACCCGTTGTAGGTAGCGTACAACCATCTTGTTCTTTTATAGCAAATGGCGGAGACAGAATTTCATTTATATGGTGTGATGCTGATACACCAGCTGACAATGTATTTAAATATGTTGAGCATCTTCCAACGTGTCCTTATGGCAAATCAATGCCTAATGATTTATATTCTGACCAAGATTACCAGAATCCAAATCCAATTAATATTAATGATACTTGGAGTAAATGTATTTGCCATTCCGTAAACTATTCACCTATTGGTAACTATGGTAATAGTGTTCTTGATTATAATGGAATAGCTGATTATCTTTTTGCTGACCCACAGGGATTAGGCATAAATTTCAGTTTAAATAGCTGGACTGATACCAGAGGTTTTGATGCAAATAACAGTCCACAGTTTGCATTCTTCCAATTACAAAATGGAGATAGTCAGGTTGGATTCGGCGAAGGTACATGGAAAACTGGTAGTGGAGATCCATTTATATTAAAAACTGGCAGACGTTACACTTATTACAGAACATCTTTAAGAGCAGACTATACTAGTAACGCAACCCCGCCGTATTTTGTATCAAATTATCAATATCAGAATATTAAAGGATTATATCAAAGTCCTGAAAATTACGATGTAGTAATATTATTAGACGTTAGTAGATCTGAAAGTAATAATATTGAAAACATGAAATCGATTGTGATTTCTGTTATTGATAAAATACTAAACAATAATAATAATGTTGCTATAAATCCTAATTTTACACCACCAACAATACAAGTAAGTGTTGTAACCTTTGGAACAAATCAATCACGTTTAAGTTATCTTACAAATAACTATTCAAATTTAGAATTATTTGTAAGCCAAGGTGTTTATGTTTCTCATGACCCTTCACAATATCAAACAAATATTGCGGGTGCATTATCGATTGCACAAACATTGTTAACAACACAACAAGGAAATACAAATACGTTCTCAACTAGTTCAACCAATACAATTGCATCGATATGTAATAATTTAAATTTTTATTTATATGAGGAAACATATGGTCAACCTACATATCTTAATAATCCGCAATATGTAACAAACCCAAATAATTCTAAATCAAAAATATTAATTTTTAGTGATGGGTTAGAAAACGTTTATTTAGATTCAAACTCAAACGAGTATTCGGTTCTTACGAATAATTTATCCAGCGCAAGTAATTTTGCTAATAATTTAATACAACAAGGAATAGAGATTTATGGAATTAATATTGGAGACTTATCAAGTTCAAATGATTTAATTAAACAAATTTCTACTTCAAATGATTACTATTTTGATTTGGAAAGTTATTTGAAATCCGGTGACGGCAATACAGATAATTTCGCTGAATATATTTCTCAAAAACTAGGCTATTCTATATCTGTCAAACCGATGTGGTATAAAGCAATTAAAGATTCAACTGGTAATTGGAAATCTACTTATGAACTATCCGATATGGTTATCAGTGCTGGTGATTTTATAATGTATAACCACAGAGGTTCAACAAGTTATACATGTCCAACAAATCCATATGCTAACTTTGCACAACCTTCAATTTCATTCATGATGAATGTTAAACTTGATGGATGGGATTACACAACCAATACATTTGATACAAATAATAAAGGCGACTCGTATGGCGGTAGACCTTTCTGGGCAAATGTTTATACTTCACCAGATGCTCTTAATAATTTTTATAAAGGTACAATGGCATTAGGTGGGCAGGTCAGATTCTTTAATGATTATGTTCCTTTCCATCAACCCGAAATATCATCAATGGTATTAAATGCTGGTGACAATATTCAATACGTTAGAAATTCACCAGATCAAATTATATGGAATCAACCTTTAACCTTTAATGTATTGATTTCATCCTATCAATGGAATCAATTAAATTTTAGTGAAAGTTATTCTAATTTAGCTGATTTCTTAAGAACTAATAAATTTGACGGTATTATTTATGATACCAATATTGCAAGTGAAATGACACTTGAGAGTTATTCTCAATTTAAACCTGCATATTACAATTATTACGCATTAAATTCATTTCAATATAATGAAGATCTTTATTATATAGATAGATGTTTAACTAGTTTTGTTACCTATAACACAGCTATTACGATTCAACCAGCAGAACCATATGCACATTTAGATAACGTTCATTATCCAACAGTTGCAACAGTTTCATTACCATCAAATGCAGTAACAGATAAACAAGTTGGTGAATATCTTTTACCTGAAAAATTAGGAACGTCTTTCTTCCGTGGAAGAGGTTATACAATTGAGTTGGATAATAGTTCTTTAACATATATCGATTCAATAAGTGCCGAAAGAATGTTCTTGGATTTAGGAAAGTACGGACCTCGTCAGCGTGGTCTCACTAAAAAGGATCAAATAACACCAACAATGATAACTGATATATCCAATGGTTGGATATATGAACCTTATAGCTCTGCATCTAAGGCTGGTGTAATGACTGATGTTTTAGAGAATCAAAAATTAACTCCTTATCAAACCAGTTACGAAATATACCAAAAAAATTATTATGGTTTAGCACGACAAAATGACGTAGTTGAATTTTGGACACCAAATAAAAATGGAATTGAAATATGGAATGATACAACAAACTATCCATTAAATTTTATTAAAGAATTACCTCCTTCAGAATACACACAAAGAAAAGAAAAATTATTAACTAACATGGGTAATCTTAATAATTGGAGAACCGATGTTTTCGGTAATGATTATGGTATCTATAAACAATTTTCTCCAGTTGATTTGGATGGTTTATACATGTGGTTCTCCGCTGATTATGGTGTAGTCAATACTGTTAATACAACCAATCCATTCCTTCCTGACACCTTTGCAACAAATTTAGGCGATACTGTTGCAAAATGGATTGATCGCAGCGGTAAAAATAACTATTTGGTAACAGATATAGGATCACCAGTTTTAAGCTCCTTTAATGGAATGCCAACAGTAAACTTTGGTGTATCTAGTAACATGCATAACTTGTATAATCTTAATAATAGCGAAGTAACAATGTTTGTAGTTGGTGCGTATGCTAATGCTAATAATTTATATTCGTTTGATAACTATCAAGTTATTGCAGCTTTTGGAACATATTTAAGCTCGGCAGATCTTAAATATGTGAGTGATGGTGCATTGGTATTCAGTCAAAAATATAACGATTTTAACTTTGTTTTTGGTAATACCCAAGGTGGATATAGTCCAACTTCTGCAATAAACATACCTTATATAGAATTAACAGATTATTATGGATATTATAATAATACTTTCTATCCTCCGACAAGTAATTTATATCTATTTGAAACCGTGTTTAGCCAGCCTTATGCTGAAGTATACATAAACGGAACTCTGTTTGCTGATAACAAAGGGACACTTGTTCCGTCAGATAGTGCAAATTACTTTGATGCGCCTTTAGCGTCAACGGGTGGTTTTTATATTGGTTCTTACATTCAGAATGCTTTAACAACTAATTGTAGTATATCGGAAATTATATTCTACAATCGTGCATTAACAGATTCCGAAAGACAACAAATCGAAGAATATTTAAACAATAAATATTCTATATATTAACAAGAGACAATAAATAATTTGCTCTGTTAAATTTTGTTAAGATATCATCTCTGGTATTATTAATACCAGATTTTACTGATGTTATGTAATTGTTAAACTCAAGAGAAGTGAGAATATTTTGAACTATCTCATTAGTTTTATTATACGTATTAACTATATCTTGAGCATTACCTTTGAATTGATCTATATTATTAATATCAATATTGGTGACAAACATTGGAAATTTTATGTTTTGAACTCTTGATGTGCCAATAATCTCCTCTTGTAAAGTGTCAAATAACTCATCTAAATCTTCATATAATTTACCTAAAATTTTATGAACTTGGTAATCATTAGAGTACCAATGACACATATGAATTAATGTATTAATTTTTTTAAGAAAGATACCAAAATGGCGTGTTGGATCTACTGGGTCTTCTTGTGACTTTACTTGTATTATTTCTATTTCCATAAATTATTTTTTAACATAGGTTAAGGTTCTTATTAAATAATCTCCCAGTTGATTATCAACCTTTGAATAAAGTTTATAATCAGTTGGATCGATTTCTACTTTAGGTAAATTTGGTTTATTAGAAATTTTTTTAATTTGTTCTTGTTTATGAGCAATTTTGCGTATATCGACACCTTCGCCTTTTAAAGCATCTAAAAAGGCATCTTTATCTTTAAAGAACAATCTCCAAACTGGAATTGGCACTAATATATTAAGTGCAAAAGCTCTTGCTGAGCAAGTTTTGCAAGGCGTGTCGCTTTTGGTAATAATTTTTGTTAACCACCCAATTAATTTAGAATGCAGTACACAAGCTACTACATCTCCTAATCCCTCTGCATATCTAAATTTTAACTTTGGATGCTTCATTGTTTACTATTTATTATGTTTTGCAAGAATTTCCAATATAGTGCTGCTCATCTCTTTAAATTCGGAATTAAACAAGTTAGCATTTTTGGATATCAAATTTAATTGTTTTATTACATTAATTAATTGAATACCAATAGGATATGATTTTAAAATTTCTTGATATGCTTTTTGGGCTTCATCGAGTTCGATGGTTTTTTTATTAGAAACCATTGCTCCATTATCATAATCACCTTCCCAATGCCATAATTTTAAATCAGAATATTCTTCTGGTAATTTCTTCTTAAGAATATTAATCTTGTCATTATTAGGCAATTCTGGACTATATCCAATGAATTGTTTATTGGCGTTAAATAAAGCAAACATTTTATGTTAAGATTGCATCATATGAAATCCAAGCAGGAATTTTTAAATTTGGATCTATCGCTGCTATAAATTTAACTGTATATAAACTTTGCATATATACATTATTTTGACCATATTCTACCTTTATAGTTCTATTATAATTTTCTAATGATTTAGTAGAAGCAGGTATTATATTACCAAGTTGACCGACCGCATTGGAATAAACGTTATGGAATTGGTAATCATCATTATAAGAAGTATATGAACCAATAGCTTTGCTACCAAGTGCGGCAATTGCATATGTATTTATTTGAGATGTACTTGTTGCATTATTAACAACCCCATTTGGATAAGCATAATCATTACCAGTTAATGGCACAAAAACCGTTCCATGAATATTTCCACTTGTATTGATTGGTGTCGTAAAAATTGGCATTACTACATTTGCTCTTGTACCTAAATTGTAGGATTTTACTGGAAATTTATTGTTGAGATATGAAAGCATTTGTGTGCTTAAAGTATAAAATGCGGTGGATATATAGTTATTTGTTGGTACAATGCCATCCGATATAACTCCATTATTGTAAGAATCGGGTGTATAAATGTTGTATTCATACATTACGGTAAATTCTGATGTATCCCAATAAGAACTTAAAGTTTGAATGACGTTATGATTTAATTGATAACTGCTTATTGCCTGAGATGAAAAATTAGAAGCTAACCAATTTAAGTTTGGTATCATTGAAGACAGTTCATTAAACCATGTCAGAATACTATCTTGTCCTAAGAAACTCTCAGACGAGATATTACAAATTAATGTATCAATAGCGAGGATGTTATAGTTGTGTTTTCCTACGGAATCTCCTACGCAATCAGTTGGTTCGATTTCAAATGTTAAGCTTCTCATATATTATATTTGTTTTACGTAGTTCCAAACGCATCCTTCCATATTATAAAGTAAACAATGTATATTAGTATCTTCTGATATATCAGTATAACTTGTATATAAAGTTGCTTCTATGCTTGGGCTGTAATAATGTCCCCCCGTCTGAGCATAATAACACGGTTCAGCTACGTTTTCTGTACAAGGTGAAGAACCGCCACATGCTTTATTACCGTTTGAACACGCAGCAGTTCCGGTAAAACTTGTTGAGCAATTAAATGCTATATTTAAATCACTCGTTACGCATGTTGTTGAATTTGCAAATAAAATTGGTGGCATAGAATTAACAGTTGTGTCCTGTATTATTACATTAACATATGCTTTTTGATTTTCTACATATAAATTTTCATTTGGTGGAAAATTAGTATTTAACCAATTTGTAATATCCGCAGGATTTTGTATAGACGCAACTGGATTTGCATAAAAAACAACTAGGGGTTCTATCCACTTTGCGCTGTTTTGTGATACAAGAGACACACAAGAATCCCATTTACCTTTATTTGAACTTGCTTGATTAACAATAGTGCTAAACTGACCCGACATAGTTTTATAATAATCTTTAAGAGGTAACCATAAATTATTAGCACTGAATTGAATAGTATTTGTTACATATTCATCTAAATTTAAATAATTTGAATTTACAGCGGATAAAGAATCCCCTATACTATCAGTTGATAAAATTTTTATAAATGTATAGCTCATATTATGATGTTAATGCCCATGTTTGGGTTCCGGTTGGTATATAATATCTTAGTTTTATTGCCCTAGCAGTAAACGTATCGGTTTCTATTTGTGAATATGGCGTTTTATTTGCTGGTATTATTATAGTTCCTGCGCCCGAATCGGGTGTGCATTGATAGGTTTTTGTTTGTGGTGCAGTAGATGTTCCGCAGTGTAAAAGATAATTATCACAATTACCATACCCTGCTGCGCCGCCGTGATGGTTGCAATTGTTTGAACCACCTGGCACGGGGCAATCAGTAGTGCATCCTGTGGCAGTACCAGAAGCACCAGCCCCTGTTAAATGACAATCATGGTAATAATAAGCTTGAAAGTCTGTTAAATCAAATTCAAAATTTTCATATACATTTACGTAAACCGAAATAACTTGTTGTGGTGCAAAATTATTAACAGGAAAATTTAAATTGATCCAGTTTATAACATCATGACTAATATATGTAGCAGACGTTTGAATCCAATCTTGGATTTCATACATTTTATTATAATAAATTGCAAATTCATTAGCCCAACCAGAACTTAAAGAATTTACTAAATTATAATCATTATTCCATCTTGATGCATAAGTTTTAACATTATTAAATGCTCCTAACCATGCTGAACTACTATTTGCAAAAACCGTATAAACACTGTTAAAATAATCTCCAGAATCTTCTATAGATTCTATTGCAGAACTGAGAGTATTAAAATTGCTGTTTATGTATTGTAATGAATTTGAAAGACAAAAGGTTTGGTCAATCAAAAAAGCATTTGAACAAGTTGGTGTTGTTTTGTTAAAAATTGTATTTACGTCTGCCATGTTATTTCCAGTTTATTTTATATAGTGAAGTATTAGCAGGAGCTATTTTAGCAATATTTGCTTCTATACCAGCTTCAATTGCTGCTTTTACTTCGCCATTATCAATATTTAAATTATGAATATTAATGTTAAAATATTTACTCTTACTACCAGGAAGCTGATTCTTATACCAGTATTTAATCTGTTCTATGTAATTTCTGTCTCCTACTGACATATTCCATAATAAAGTTCTATCTTTTGCACCATATTGAGATGATAGATATATTTGTTCAATTTCTCCTTGTGTCAAAGACTTATTATACATTCTTAAATCTGCAACCTTGCCTACAAACTTATAACCATTATCAATTTGAATAATATCATTAAGCGTAGTATTTTGAATAGTTTCAGCACCTAAAAGTAATGATGTTCTGTAAGTGTAATATAACTGATAGATTTCAGGTGTAAAATCTTGCTCTGCAACTAGTATGGAATCAAGATATGCTTTGGCTGTACCACTATAAGAATCAAATACGAATGCAAAATGATGCCAACCATTTGCAATATTGTTTAAATTATATGGTAAAGTTAAAAGATTATAATTTTCTGGATTTTGTCCATTAGGTGTTGCTACTTTAAATTGCCAACCAAAACTTTTGGTAACCGTAGCAAATTTTCTAAGATATTGATAACCCGTAAAATCGCCTAATGTTGCCATTTGCATATTCGGATTATTTGTTAACCCTAAGAAATTCAATTTTGTTAAGATTGCACCGTTTTGATCAAGTGTATAAATTACTTCATCATTTAAATCTACCAATAATACTCTATCATCTGTAGAGGCGGTCGTAACTTCACATTTATTGGAATATTGATCTTTTGGAACTCTTATAAAATTAATAAATCTTGGTTTAGCATAATTGAAGAAACATGGATCTGGTGACAACCCAGACTTTGAACCAATTCTATTTGTAAATAAAATTTTATTATTAACTGTATCAATTTTTGATACACTATCTTGAGAGCTTAATACCCATAAATAATTGTCTGCATCAACAGACATTTGTTGAACCACACCTATGTTTGCAAATACAACTTGATTTTTATAAAGATTTCCACCTACTACTTCCCAAACGTTATTATTGTTATCTATTACGGATTGTGTTCCGTAACATTGAATTAAATTATTATTCAAATCTATCTGGATAGTATTAACATTATTTGATGGGAAAATACCACTTGATACGAATTTGCCATCTGGTGACATTACTACATAATTTTGTGTAGTATTATCGTAAATGTAAAAATTATTATTTCCGTCTAATTCAATTTGAGTTATGCTATTTAATTTTCCATTTAAATTTTGAGTTAAAACTGGATCATTAGTTGTTCTAATAATAATTTTATTATTAATATCAAATTTTGTACCACCTATGCCAACTGTATCAAATACCCAATAACTATAATCTAAAAGTCTTTGTACTATTTTATTCGAACCCTTTACCAAATAGGAATCGGTTGCACTAACGCTTGGCAGTTTTGTAAATAAATAATTTAAGTTATAAACTTTAGATCCTGCTATTGGATCGTTACTATCGACTAATGTAATAATCGGCGTAGTTAAAGACGATTGGTTAATTAACCCAAATCCGCTTTCGTAATAGTTTCCGAATATTTGATTACCTGCAATATTTGTCCAATCAGGCGGATTTATCCATAATGAAACAGTTAACTGATCCTGAGATAGTAATTGTGTCGTTGCTGGAAATAGTGCATGGTTTGATCCATCTAAGTTAATATAATCACCAACTAAATTGGTTGGGTTATTAAAATACAATATACCTTCACCCTGTAGTGGAGATTCATCAACAAGCGGAGATGATAACCATTGACTAATTGTTAAAATAGAATTAGCAGAAAGATGTTGAACAAAGTTTTTTCTGTTGTTAATACCCGTATGGAAATATCTATAAAATGCACCTGGTTCTAAATACATCTCAGAAGGTAAATCAAATGTATAATTTTCTGTTAAATTTAACCTATCATTATATTCTATTACCTTTGCTGAAAGTGCTTGATCGGTCGTGTAATAAGCAGCGTTATAATATCTATCCATCCACATTTTATCACCTGTCATAGTTCCAGATAACCATGAGCATAACCAAGTGTTATTGTATTTTGTAATGGATGGTGGTTGAGGAGAATCGGGAATTATTTGAGAGTAGTCTTGAATCTTTACAAATATTCTATCTGATGTAAACGGAATTTCTCCTGCGATTGCGCCATCTTCTATTAATCCAGCTGAACTTAACGGAACTCTTTCCGATGTTGGACTGAAAACAAATTGGGTGTCCTGATCACTTGGAAAATTCATTTCCAATGTATTTGCAGTATAACCCAAATACACATTATCTAATCCTTTATCTTGATTAGTTCCAGTATAAACATTTTCATATTTTCTTCTTACTCCATTTTGACCTTGAACGTAATCAAACCCAAAACTATAATTATATTCTGGTGTTTGATAATTTTTTAAACCGTGAATAGCTAACGGATAAACTACACCCTTTGATGTTTTAATTGGATATTGATATGGAAATATACCAAGATAATTTTGAGTATAAAGTGAATTAGCCGTTGATGGATTTACTGTTAAAGTACTTTGATTATAAGTCGGAGAAACTTCATAAGATACTAAAAAGCTATTCTTAATATCACTATTAAGAGGCGGAACTTCTTGATAAGAAGTAAAGTTTAATGATGCCTCATGAGGAAATAACGTAGCAGATGTTAAATATGATAAGGAGCTTAAAACATAAAAGCCACTACTATTTTTAGTAACAGCATTTTGGAATCTGGGTAAAAGATTAGCGTCATCAATTTGGAAAAGAGATATCGTGTTCGGTCCTAACGCATAGTCGAATCTCTGAGCATCAACATATGTTGTTGCGCTACTTAAGGTTGGTACAATTTGAGGAGTAAAGATCAAACCATTATCTCCTGTAAATAAACTAGTCATGAGATACTTTGTATTAGTATATTGAACAATCATTGAATTATCAGGTTGAATTACAAATCTAAAAACGTTATCTGCATTAATTGCTGTCACGCTTGTAACAAACATTTTTAAATAAGCCGAAGAAAGTGTATTTACAAATTCGTCAACTCCTGTTAGTGACAAAATATTATATTTGTTATCTGCTATAGGCGTTTTTAATACATATTGATCTAATACTGGACTATCAATTTCAGTTAAAACGCCTGAATTTTGAGGAGCAATACTATTTGTTAAAAAGTTATTTGTATTTGTTAAATCTGTTAAAAACAATGCGGTTTTATTGTTTATTGTAAATTGTAAACAATTATTAAGTGATTCATCTATATTAGCAACTATTCCGTTACTAAATACAACAGGAACGCTATCAGTAACAGTTTGATTACCAATAACTTCAAAGCTGACTGAATTACAATTAGCACTTGATAAATTTGTATATAAATTAGCAGATATCGAATTTGTTATAGTATTGTTTATTAAATTTGTAATTGTATATTCGCCTATGCCATTAGTAAATGGAATTAACCCGTTTAATGATTCCAATGTAAATTGCTCATTATTGCTAAAATCCATACTGATTAAAGCAAATTCATTATCAAAATTTCTAAAAACAAAAGATATATTATAACGTTTTGTATCTGTATTATAGCATATTTTTGGGTTATTTATATTAGCAAAATAACTATCATTAAGTAATGGCGTAGTCCAATTATTAGCACCATTTAAAACTATATTAAAATTACTTTTAAATAATTGATTTATTTCTCCCTTTATGCAATCATATTGATTTACAACAACATAAAAATTAAATGCATTAATAGTTTGAGCAGTTGCTGCAATTTGAGCGATATAAACTTTTAAGTTCGTTTCATCAAACCAATAATCAATTGGTATATATGTATTTAAATTAAAATTACTATTATATTGGAAAGGTATAATCGTATTGGTCTGCTGATCAAATTCTATTTTCTCAAAAACATATCCCGTTTTTGTTTCTAAAAAAATGTTATCATAAAAAACATCAAATCTTAAAATATCATTTGTTGATATTTCATTGAAAAAGGTTTCATTCACTCCTTTGTATTTTACAAATACAGCTGAAAGAATATTATAGGTTGGTTCTATAGTCCCATTTAAGGTTCTTAACCATAGTTGACCGTCTTTAAATTTGTTATTGTATATACTCATTAGTTTCCACCTCCGCCGCCATCTGCTATAGCATTTTGAGAATTTACATTAGGTATCAAATTTATATTTAAATTATTTCCCAATTCGTTCACTTCATATGGTTGTAATAATTTATAAGCCAACTCTGGTATTGGTATAACATTAGTATTAAGTATTTGACCAGTGCTATTTTGTGACCAATTAATTAAAACTGGTAATATATATTTTGGATTTTTTGTTTCAAATACATAAAGAATATCATTATTAACACCAATCATTCTAGTGGATATTAAATTAACATCTTCAAATGTCACAGATCCATCTGGATTTTTACCGTTTATTTTAGGAGAAATGATATTTATCGAATAATAAATCTCTGAAGGGTCAATGATACCAAATTGGTATATTTGAGCAATTACGCTAAAATTTTGTATAAAGTATTGAGAACTATAAAAAGTTTTTGTAACAGTAAAGTTTCTCGGATCACCTGGTTCATTTGGATATGGATAATTTGCCGTATCTGTTGAAGTTGGTGCATAATAAAAACTATTAGTTATATTTGGTGAACCATCGCTGAAACTATATACAATTCGGCTTATTTTGTTTTGCAATTGTATAGCAGAAGGATTGAAAGTTAAGGTGACAGGACCGTAAGAATTAATCGTAAAAGCACTTACAAATGTACTGGCAATAGCTATCCAATCTGCACTCGTTGTGCCTACCGTACTATAATTGCCATACTCAATCGCAGCATAAGTTTCATCTGCTTCCAAATATGGAACGGCATAATTACTGGTTAAATTACCATTTAAAGATAATAATACTTCCTGCGAGTTCATGTATTATAATACTTATTAGCTAGTTATTAATTCGGAGCTATTTGTATCAGAAAGATATGCTACATTAGTTGTAGTATATGAGCAAGTAACGAACTTTCCGTTTCCATAAGCTACAGTATTCCAAAATTGCGAAGAAGGTAATGTATTTGAAACCCAATTAATACCATCATATGAATATGCAGCTGCATTTGAGTTTGAAGATCCAGAAGAAACAGCAACGAATTTCCCATTTCCATAAGCTACAGAAATCCATTGATACCCAGATGGAAAATTAGCTGATATCCAATTTATACCATCATATGAATATGCTGATGTATTTGGATTAGCAACCGAATTATTATTAATAGCAACAAATTTACCATTTCCATAAGTTACACTTGTCCAAGTTTGGGGAGATGGTAGTGTTGTTTGAGTCCAATTAATACCATCGGTTGAATATGCTGCTACGGTTGATCCAATAGAACTGTTAGATATGGCAACAAACCTTCCTTTTCCATAAGCTACACTTGTCCAATACTGTGGAGATGGTAATGTTGAAGCTTTCCAATTAATACCATCGGTTGAATATGCTGCTACATTTGAGTTAAAAGCATTATTGCCAGAAATAACAACAAATTTACCATTGCCATAAGTTACGCTTATCCAATACTGGCTAGATGGTAATGTTGAAGGTGTCCAATTAATACCATCATTAGAATACGCAGCTGCTGTACTACTACTACCAGAAATAGCAACAAATTTACCGTTTCCGTATGTGATAGAGTCCCATGCAACAGTAGACGGTAATGTGTTTTGTGTCCAATTTATTCCATCATAAGAATATGCACCGTAAAGATTTCCAAATGAAACACCAACAAATTTACCATTTCCATACACAACTGAATATATTCCATTAGGATTGGAAGGCGTTCCATTGCCATTTTGCCAAATACCAGAAGCAGCTGGGACAAAGTTACTCGTAACTATTTCTGATGAGTTTGTATCTAAAAGATAAGATACTGCATTTGAATAATTTCCTATTGAACTACCTGTTATTCCGCCACCGCCTATTGCCACAAATTTATTATTTCCATAAGCAATAGAAATCCAAGGTGAAGCTGATGACAACGTATAAGGATACCAATTTATACCATCATATGAATATGCTGCAACTGTAGTACCAGAATTTGCCGTAGCAACTGCAACAAATTTACCGTTTCCATATGTTACCGAAGACCAATATTGGCTTGACGGTAAATTAAATGAAGTCCATGTAGCACCACCGTTTTTTGAATAGGCTCCATTATTAGTTGTACCAGTAGTAGGATTAGATGTATATACGGAACCAGCAACTGCTACAAATATATTATTACCATATACAACAGAACACCATGCACCGGAAAAGGGTAAAGTAGACGCTGACCAGTTTATGCCATCCTTTGAATATTGTGCATTGGAAGTACCGCCACCGCCGCCACATACTGAAACAAAATTTCCATTACCGTAAGCTATAGCCGAATTCTGACCATAAACTGGTGTCGTTGCTATCCAATTTATACCATCTGATGAATACATTCCTTGTGCTGTGCCACCATAACCGACTCCAACAAATTTACCATTTCCATATGTAATATAACATCTCGTTGTTGCGGCAGTTGACGATTTCCAATTAATTCCATCGTAAGAATATGCGAGAGCCGTTGGTTGAGCAACAGCAACAAATACACCATTACCATAACAAACATAATCCCAAGTTTGATTAGATGGCAAACTAGAATTTGACCAATTTATACCATCTGTTGAATATGATAATAAATTATTATTACCTCCTCCTCCACTTGATAATGAAGATGCAACAGTAACAAATTTACCATTACCATAAGTTAAAGATTGCCAGTATGCAGTATTAGATAATATTGAACTTTGCCACCCATTAGAACTAACAAAATTATTTGTAATTATTCCCGAAGATGTCGTATCCACAAAATATGCAATTTGTGAGGTGCAATTCACCGCAATAATTCCGTTTGTAGCTGTTACATTTTGCCATGCTCCTAATTGAGGAGAAGGTAAGTCATTTTCTTTCCAATTTATAAGATCATATGAATAATAAAAAATTACACCTCCTCCGCTGTTATAAATGAAAAAGATCCCATTACTATATGACATAGCACCAAGACCATTAACCGTATTATAATTCTTCCAACTTATACCATCAGTAGAATAAATTAATACGCCCCCGTTTGTGGCTGCAAATTTACCATTTCCAAAAACTATATTTGTCCAACTATTACCAGAAGCTAAACCAAAACTTTGAGGTGAAGGTGTGGTACTAGATATCCATGTTATACCGTCAACTGAATATGCTGTTGTATTTGTGGAATTGTAAGAACTATTATCATAAGCTAAAAATACGCCATTACCATATGTTACACCCCAATAATTTACAGTTGGAAGATTACCACCCGCTTTCCAATTTATACCATCAGTTGAATACGCTGTTGTGTTATTTCCTGCTACTGCTACGAATTTACCATTTCCGTATGTTATGGAAGTCCAAGTTGATCCACTTGGTAACGTTGATGCAGTCCAGTTTATACCATCATAAGAATACCCAGCTGTACTATTTAAGTTTCCATATAAAAGACCAACAAATTTTCCATTTGCATACACTACTGAACTAAATCCACTATATCCAGAAGCTAAAACAGGGATATTAAAACTTGTTATATTATTAATATTATCATAATAATATGATGCAACTGAATTATTTGTATAAAGAAAAGTTCTTCCTCTAGCGGTAACTGCTACGTTTTTTGCTCCATAGCCTTGTATTACTTGCCAAGCATTATTAGTATTAATTGACATAAAGCTACTTATGAAATTCTAGTAACTTTTCTATAGCTTCCCTGTAACGGAGTAATATTTCCAGCACTATCAATTATATTAAGAACTAGATTGGTAGCAGATACTGATGTCTGGAAATAAGCTTTAATTATTGCATTTGCGCTTGCGCCAGCTGTAAGTGATCCGGTTGCTGGTAAGCTTACGCCGTTACTGAAAGCAGAAAGAGCAGCAGCATTAGATGTCGCACCATTTGGTGTTATGCCTCCTACTGCTGTTTGTATATAATTAGAAGAAATAAACGCAATCGTGTTAGCAGAAGATAATTGATAAGTAACAGTTCCTGCTGTATTTTTCTGATAGTATAAAACATATTCGATTTCATACTGCGCAGCAGATGTTAAATAATCAGCCTGTGGGAAGCCATTATAGAAATATGGCATACCTGAGTTAATTGAAGAGGCAGTTGATTGTAATGTTACATATTGAGGAACACCCAATGCATATATAGGATTTGAACCACTTAATCCAACATAAACACCATTAGCAAAATTCATTGATAATGTGCTTGCGCCGTTTCCGTTTACATTATTAAGTGTATAACCATCAGATAAGATTACCTGATTACCAGTACCAAAGAAATTAACAGCACTTACTGACGCACCTGCTACAGCACCCTGTGAACTTAAATTATTTACATAGGTATAACCTTGTTGGCTTCCATTTATATTAGAACCGATAATGAAGCTATTGCATGCATTTAAAATGTTTCCGCAACCACCTAATATACCATTAAATCCTGAATTATAGATACAATTTCCAGATCCACTTATAATGAATGAACTTTGGGTTGTGCAATATCCAGAATTTGTTCCTATCGAATTACGAATACCTGAACCGATAAAATTATAGCAACTAGAACCATAACCTATAATACAGTTGCAATCACCTACACCGATAAACGAACTACATAAAACTGACGGGTAATTACAAGTTGCAAATGAATTGCGAGAACCATTTAAAATAGTAGAATTATAAATCTTACCACCACCGCCACCTGTAATCCAAGGATATATAATATTGCAACATCCATTTAAAATAGTGGATTGATAAACTAAAGAATATCCACTTATGGTATTGCACTGACCACCGATAATATCAGAAAGATAGACTGGACCGTTTGAGGTACAAATATTATTAGCCGAACCACTAGCGATTAAAGATTGAACGCCTTGATTTGCATTAGTTTTGCCACCTATGGTAATAGAATATGCACCAGATGCTGTATTACCTGAACCGCCGCCTATAAAGTTAGTTCCGCTTTGGCATACGCCATTTATTGAAGTAACGTTGTTTAATCCTGAACCGTTGCCATAATATGTACCGCAAATAGATCCATTTGTACTTAAATTGTTTACGTATGTAAAGTTTGGTTGTGGAGCAACAATTGATTGTCCAAAAATAAATACACATGATTGATTATTGGTGTTATTACCAATACCACCTAAAATGGCAGAATAACAACCACAATTACAGTTTTGTTGACCGCCGATTGTAACAGATCCCTGTGCAGTTGCGGTATTTATAAGCCCAAGAGCGATACTGATACTACCGCATGCACAAGAACCGCAACCACCTGCTATAGCATAATTACCACCACAAGCAACATTACCTTTGCCGCCTATTACAGTTGTATAATTTCCGCTGGCACTATTACCGCAACCACCAGCTACTGTTACATTAGTTCCAGTTGCTGTATTACCACTTCCACCACCAATAAAATTGGTTCCACTTTGACATACACCATAAATACCAGTTAAATTAGAACCATTACCGTAAATATAACCTTGTGAACTTAAATTATTAACATATGTTGTATTTGAACGTGATGCAGTTAAATTAGATCCCAATATAAAGGTATTATCAAATCCACATGAAACATTGTTTGTTCCCCCTGCAATAAATGCACAATTTGCACTTAAGGTGTTAGTTGAACCACCAAGAACACTTGAATTAATCCCTGCCAAACAATTACCTGTACCACCACCAATAAAGGAATTGCAGGTTGTTGCAATATGTTGCGAACCATTAGAAATAGCAGTAATACAGTTGGACGATCCACCATCAATTACATTATTATATAAATATGATGCACCGTTTCCACAGGTGCTTAAACCGATAAAGTTTGTGCAACCACCATTAATTGTATTAGTTGATGCTAATGCAACGCCACCACCACCATTAACATAACATGACATTGTATTACCTACGCCGCCGTTTATGTTAGAATTATTAAAAATAACGGTATTGCAGCAACCGCCTCCTATGTTAGAATAATTTCCAGATGCTGTATTGCATTGACCTGCTAAAATTGCTGAACGGTTACCAGTGGCACTATTAGAAAATCCACCACCGACAAAAGTAAATCCATTTGATGAACAATTATTCTGACCGCCAACTGCCACTGAAGCATATCCAGATGCCGTATTGTTACTGCCACCTAAAACCGATGCAAGCCATGCGCATGCTTTATTATTAGCACCGCCGACAACGACCGAATCAGTCCCGCATAATGAATTGTTAAATCCACCTCCTATAAAACAATTATTTGATTGTAAACACACTCCGTTAGATGCAACTATACCAGTTAAGTTTGCTCCATTACCGATAAAATTAGAAGCACTAACTGCACCAGTGGAGGTAATAACCATTGCTGCATTTGCACTTAATGTACCACCTGTAAAGAAAACCAGATTGTTGTTAGTAGATGTACCGATTGCTAGGTTTCCTCCAATTGAATACATGTAGGAATCATTAGGACCGACAACATTGAATGCTGGACTATATGCATTACCATTATATGCGCTGCTATTAATACCAATATCGAGATATGATCCTAAATTCGCTGCGTTATTATAAGAATTGGGACTTGTATTATTAGTAAGAACAAAATCCGTACTTGCGCTCAATCCACCATATAAGTTTTGTATTTGGTTATATACAGATAAATTGCTTGATGCGGCGATAACGAACGGAAGTGCATTACCAGTTGATGAAGTATTTTGTATAATAGTGGTAGAAGGCATATTTACTGCCCCTTGTGAATTTATACTATTAACAAATAAATTATTTGCACTAATAGATGGTGCGCTAACCGAATTTGTGAATGTTGCATTAGCAGAATTTGATGTAAGCCAACTATATGAAGTATTCCAATTTGCACTAGATGGAATTGAAATAGTAAGGTTTGTTAAATTAGAACCGTTTCCAAAAAAATTAGAAGCACTTAACGAGCCAGATGCACTAAGTGCTCCGTTTACTAATAAATTATCAAGGTAGTTTACAGACATATTCTATAATATTTATCCAATAACCACAACTCTATAAGAATTAAGAGATGGCGGTGAATTGAATGTTAATGTTACGGTTGAAGTGCTTGTGTTAACAATTGTTGGTATACCAACTGTGAATGTGCTAGTATTATAAACTTGTGTTATAACATCTTGGGTATTAAGATTATGTTTAAATGCATATGTTGTATTAATACCATCGCCTATTGTTGAAACTGCTTTGTTTGTTGTTCCCCATGTTGCGCTAACAGAATTAACCTTGCTGTAAACTGATGCATTATTTGCACTAGCAGACTGCAAGAATGAAATAGAATTCCAGTTAGCTGAATTAGAGTTTACATTACTGAATACACTAGCATTATTAGCACTAGCTGATTGTAAAAAGGATATACTGTTCCAGTTAGCTGAATTAGAGTTTACATTACTGAATACACTAGCATTATTAGCACTAGCTGACTGCAAGAAAGATATGCTATTCCAGTTAGCTGAATTAGAATTTACATTACTATAAACTGATGCATTGTTAGCACTAGCAGATTGTAAGAAAGAAATAGAAGACCAGTTTGCGCTTAAAGAACACAATGTAACATATGCTGATTGCCAATTTCCACTAACTCCTGATAATATACTTGAAGCTGCGCTATTCCAACCAGAACTTAAACTATTAACTTGTGTGTAAACCGAACTCCAGTTAGCAGAATTTGAATTTACATTGCTGAATACAGAAGCATTATTAGCACTAGCTGATTGTAAGAAGGATATGGAAGACCAGTTTGCCGAATTTGAATTTACTGAACTATAAACAGATTGATCATTAGCAGAAAGAGCTTGTAAGAAAGATATACTGTTCCAGATGGCGGAATTTGAATTTACATTACTATAAACTGATTTATCATTAGCAGATAACCCCTGTAAGAAAGATATACTGTTCCAATTAGCAGAATTTGAGTTAACACTACTATAAACTGATTGATCATTAGCAGATAAACCTTGTAAGAAAGATATTGAACTCCAGTTAGCACTATTGGAGTTTACGTTAGTGTAAACGGATGCATTATTAGCTGATTGGCTTTGGAATCCACTTCCTGTATTCCAATTAGAACTTAAATTATTAACCTGCGAATAAGCACTATCCCAACTATTTCTATTGTTACCTGTGATAATAGAATCTGCTATATTAGTGATCCAAGATGGATAAGAATAAGAACCATTTGTATAGACACCATTTGTTACTGTTGCTGCATTGCCATTAAGATTGCCATTAAATGCTGTTGCCCATATCTGGTTGCTTGCTGAAATGTCACCTAAAACAGTTAATGTTTTATTTGGTGTTGATGTTTTAATACCAACAACACCGCCATTATAAACACTACCATCTGCGTTTGTTGTTTTACCCACATATAGAGCAGGATAACCGTCAAAGAATGTTGCTATACCTAAACTGCTGCCAGATGCTTGTTGAACATTTACCGCATATACATTAGCATTATTATTAACAACGTTAAATGCACTGGTTGTTCCAACGTTATTTGTTTGGTTCGATATACCACCCTGTGCCGAAATAGAACCATAAACTGTTATATTACCGTATAAATATTGCGTTTGACCAGCAGGAAAATTATTTACAACTAAATATGCACTATTATTGTTTACCCAAGTAATTGTTGATGATTGAGCCTTTACAGTAGAGAAAACTGATGCATTATTTGCTGATTGATTTTGAAAAACTGATATAGTATTCCAATTAGCACTGTTTGAATTTACTGAAGAGTAAACTGATGCATTGTTAGCAGATTGTGTTTGAACTGTAGTAGCAACAGAACCACCACCACTCCAACCACTACTAAGTAAGGATACTTGGCTATAAACTGATAAGTTGTTTGCTGATTGAGGTTCAAAGAAATTAATATTGTTCCAATTGGCAGAATTTGAATTTACATTACTGTAAACCGATTGATTATTTGCAGATAACCCTTGCAAGAAAGATATAGAAGACCAATTAGCACTATTTGAATTTACTGAACTAAAAACGCTAGCATTATTAGCACTAGCTGACTGCAAGAAAGATATGCTATTCCAGTTAGCTGAATTTGAATTTACTGAACTGTATACGGATGCATTATTTGCACTAGCCGATTGTAAGAAAGATATACTATTCCAATTAGCACTATTAGAGTTTACATAACTGTAAACTGATTTATCATTAGCAGATAAAGCCTGTAAGAAAGATATGCTATTCCAGTTAGCAGAATTAGAACTCACGCTACTGTAAACCGATTGATCGTTAGCTGATAATGATTGTAAGAAAGATATACTATTCCAATTAGCACTATTTGAATTTACAGAACTGAAAACACTAGCATTGTTAGCGGACTGAGATTCAAACAAATTAATATTATTCCAATTAGCAGAATTAGAATTTACATAACTAAAAACAGATAAATTATTAGCTGACTGAGATTCAAAGAAATTTATGTTATTCCAGTTAGAACTATTAGAATTTACATTGCTATAAACTGATGCGTTATTTGCACTAGCAGACTGCAAGAAAGATATACTGTTCCAGTTGGCACTATTTGAATTTACCGAAGAGTAAACAGAAGCATTATTTGCACTAGCAGTTTGTAAAAAGGATATTGAATTCCAATTAGCACTATTTGAGTTTACCGAACTGAAAACACTAGCATTGTTAGCTGACTGAGATTCAAAGAAATTTATATTATTCCAGTTTGCACTATTGGAATTTACTGAACTAAAAACAGATAAATTATTAGCTGATTGGGTTTCAAAGAAATTTATGTTATTCCAATTAGCTGAATTAGAATTTACAGAACTGAAAACACTAGCATTGTTGGCTGATTGGGACTCAAAGAAATTTATGTTATTCCAGTTTGCACTATTGGAATTTACTGAACTAAAAACAGATAAATTATTAGCTGATTGAGTTTCAAAGAAATTAATATTGTTCCAATTTGCACTATTTGAATTTACATAATTAAAAACACTAGAATTATTAGCTGATTGATTATTAAATGTACTGTAAACAGAACTCCAATTACCACTTAAAGATTTAGTAGTATTATAAACTGAAACATCATATCCAGATTGATTATTAAATGTACTATAAACAGAACTCCAATTTGAACTTAAAGTATTTGTAGTATTATAAACTGATGTGTTATATGCAGATTGGTTATTAAATGCACTATAAACAGAGTTCCAGTTGCCACTTAAAGCACAAACGGTAGCAAAAACAGAATTCCAATTACCAGATGTTGCGGTAACAGAATTGAATACAGAATTCCAGTTCCCAGAAGTCGCAAAAACCGAATTAAATACGGAATTCCAATTAGCAGATAATGACTCTATTGTTAGAAAACTTGAAGAATTGCTCTGCACCCAACTGGCATAATCAAGCGTTTCAGTATAATAACCAATATCTGAAATGGCTGCTTTTTTAGTAATGCCACCTTGAACCAAGGCAAAAATTTCATTTCCTGCTAAAGGAGAGTTTGCTTGATTTAAATCAACAATTAGTTTTACTCTATCTGAAGTAACATTATCAGCCATATAGTATATTTACCTTAGTATCTATATGTTTCGGTTGGTATATAATAAACGTCTTGTGAATCCCCAGTACCAAGTTGACCATAGTTATTCATACCACACATGTAGACTCTTCCTTCTTGAGTTATAATTTGTAGGAAAAGTTGATTTGCATAACCTACAAGTGATACTGATTGAGCATTTTGCTTTGGTAATTTAATTTGAGTAGGCGTTGATAAGTAATTTTCTTCAGAATCGCCACCTAAACCACCCCAACCGCTGTACCCGCAAGTGAATACTCTTCCGTCAGTTGTTGCCATAGCCCATGCACCATCAGCTATTGCAATATCTTTTATTAAACCTGCCGACCATGACCAGTTTGGTACACTTGCAAAACCAGTTCTTGAGGTTTGATATACCGGAGAATGAACCGTTGTTGGTATGCTATGAGCACTGCCGTCAGTTGAGCCGATACCTAATTGACCCCAATCGTTTCTGCCCCAACTCCATAAGTTACCATATGAATCATATGCAAGGCAGAAAGCATAATCGCCTATTCTATTAAATGTCCAGAAATTAACTATATTACTGAGAGACGTAATTTTGGTTGCATAATTTCTATTTGTTGTATCAGCATGACCACTAGTTCCTAATCCCAGTGCACCTATACCGTTATATCCAGTTGACCATAATGTACCATCGTTGCAAAGGAAATATGTTGCACCCGTTCCTGATACACCACCTGTGCTACCATAAACTTTTTTAACGTTGCCAATTGGTGTTCCAACTCCACTTAAAACAGATCCAAATGTATAGAAATTAGTACCAGCACCTCTTCCGAGTTCTCCGTAGTTATTCCAACCACAGGATTGAACAGTTCCATCATTGAATAATACGAAAGAACTATTTGTATTACTTGAATCAGCAGTATTTAAAATCTGCTTTATTCCGCTAGTATTACTGAGAGTTATGTTTGTTGGCGTTGAATGTGCCGAACCATCAGCAGTTCCAATGCCTAATGAACCATAGCTGTTATTGCCCCATGTCCATAGTTTTCCATCTGCTGTAACTGCTAAACATGTTATATAAGAAGCTTGATCTACTGATTTATTTACTGAGAATTTAACAACTGCTCTTTGTTGATTGGTGCTTCCATCCGAACCACCAAAATAAATCTTATTCATTATGGTCTCATTTTCGGTTCCGCCGTTGCCTAAGTTTCCATAGTTGTTTATACCACTCGCCCAAAGAACACCATTTGCATCCAATATGTATAATGATAATCCAGCTTGCCAGAATTCTACTGGTCTAGCAACTGGTGTTGCGGCATCAGTGGGAGTAATTGTAACTGGATTTACAATTGATAAATCGGCATAATATCCTGTTGGAATTGATCCATAATATGAACGACCTGATGAAAACAATCTTCCATCCCAGAACATTACTGTAGATGCTTGTCCACCTCTTCCTTTTGAATTTGGTAAAGCAGAATAATCAGAAAATGCATAAGCTGTAGCACCTGCACCGTTTCCACCAGTAATTGTTACATTAGGATGCTGAAGATAACCTTGACCTGCATTTGTTATGGTAATACCAATAACGTGACCGAAGGCATCTATATTTGCAACTGCTGTTGCTTGTATATTAACTTTACCATTCGTATTAGTGTCAGTTGGTGGGTCAATAGTTACAGTTGGCGCAACTGTATATCCTACACCTGTACTTCCTACAACTATATTTCTAACTTGACCATTAATAACTGCTCTACTTAAACTTGTTAAATCACCCAATACATTTAAACTCTTACCAATGATAATATTTTGTGTGTATAAATCACCAGTTGAACTCAAGTTATTAACATAGGTAAAGTTACTGGATAGTGCAGTAATATTAGAACCCAAAATAAACGTATTTGGTAAATTATTTGTATTGTTAGAAACTCCGCCAGCAATAAAACTATAATTACCGGATGCAGTATTTTGCTGACCTCCTGTTATAACCGATCTATTTCCAGAAACGCAATTTAAACATCCTCCTGTTATATTAGAGTCATAACCTGTTATGCAGTTTTGTTCGCCACCTGAAATATTAGAAAATGAACCACTTGAACTTATGGAATTTAAACATCCGCCAGATATATTAGATCCATATGCACCCGCACAATTTGAACCACCACCATTTACATTTGAAAAACTATTACTAGCCGTATTGCAACAACCACCACTTATATGTGTATAATTTGCAGAAGCAGTATTGCGAACACCACCCGTTATTGATGAATTTGTGCCGCCTGATGAAATTGTATTATTTTTCCCACCAAAAATAGATGAGAAGTTTGCACACGCACAATTTGAGCCGTAAACATATTGTAACGATGAAAGACTTGTACCCGTTGTAAAGAAACTGCCTGATGCTAAAACGCCAGTTAAGTTTGAACCGTTACCAATATAATTTCCATACACATAACCTTGTGAACTTAAATTATTTACATATGTAAAATGTGATCTTGTTGCTGTTATCGCAGTACCTAAAACATAGGTATTTGTCTGGTTATTAGTGTTGTTTGCTGATCCACCTGCAATAAATGAATAATTTCCAGATGCTGTATTGCAATTACCAGCAACAACTGTTGTTTGGCATCCGCTAGCCGTGTTGCATTGACCAATAACAACACTTGAATGATTTCCACTTGCAACGTTGCAGAATCCACCCAATATATTTGAACAGGTTCCGCTTGATGTATTATTATTACCACCTAAAATATTGGCATGATAACCAGAAGCTGTATTAAGATAACCACCTAAAATATTAGCATGTGTACAAATTGCACAAGAAGAAAACCCAGCAACAACAGATGAAAATCCTACCGTTGCTTTGTTGCAATATCCAGCAGAAACGTTTGAGCAATCACCAGTTGCACAGTTACAATAACCACCGCCAACAATTGTATATTTTCCGGTTGCTTGATTGCAATAACCGTTGACAACAACACTATAGCAACCAGAAGATGTATTACATGCGCCACCTAACACACTTGAATAATTTGCGGTTGATGAATTGTTGCATCCGCCTACAACAGCAGCATATTTTCCAGAACCGATTGAGTTATTATAACCTACAATTAAAGTACAACTTGCACTTATTGCTCCGTTAACTGTGAAGTTTGTTGTGGGGAATGCAGTATTAACACCAACCCAACCATTTTGATTAACAGAAAGTGCCGTTAATGGCTGAATGTTACCTTGAATATTTTGAATATAAAAAGTATCACTCTGTTTATCATAAATCATTTTAACTCCTGATTGAGGAGAAGTATTTGAAAGATTATATTCACCTATGAATATAGATGGATTTCTTCCATCGGGATGCATTTCAGATGTTAAATCTATAGAATTACAAGATAAAATCGGAACGAATACATTACCACTAGCACTTATCGACCCCTGAACAGCAAGATGCCAATTTGGAGTGGTTGTTCCACCGATACCAACGTATCCTCCTGTTGCTAAACCGTCAACATAGAAAGCAGTTAATGGTTGATTCGTGATTGGATTAGTAACCTGAGAAACTATTACTGGTTGAAATCCATCTTGGCGAGTAAAAAGCGTAGTTCTGGTTCCGTAGTTTATTAAATCTAAACCGTTACTTGATAATTGTAATGTGGTGTGATCAACAATTGTTCCAGAAAGATTTAAATTTTTTGTTAACCATAAATTTCCGTCTATCCAAGCATCACCTTTAACTTGTAAAGGGTAATTAGGAGAGGTGTTATTGATACCAACATTACCGCCTTTAAAAATAGCAGCTGCGCCATTTAAAGGTGCTTGAATTTGTAAACCACCACCTCCAGAAACCAGACCACTAATGGTTTGGCTTCCTTGTATTGTAGAATTTCCACTTAAACTGAGATTACCAGAAGCAGTAATATTATTTGCTATTATATTATTAACAGTTAAGTTACCGTTTGTATATTGATTACCAGTTGCGCTAACATTACCTATAACAGTTAATTGCTGATTTGGGTTAGCAGTACCAATACCAACATTTCCTCCAATAAATGCAGCTGCATAAGCACTTGTCGATGGAACAATTGCACTTAAACCACCTTGCAATACAAAATCACCATAAAATGGTGCTGTGAAACTAGCTATAGGATCATGAGATGAATCAGGATTAGTTGCGTGAGCATATGTATGGTGATTTTGTCTATGATATTTGGAATTGGGTCTCATTGCTTATTAATAATTATCCTTAAATTGCTGTAATAGGAGGGTAAAAAACATTAGAACAACAATCAGATGTTGCATCACCCCACGTATTAGTTAATTGTTGAGTTGAAGAGAAGGAATATGAACTTGGAAAGTTGCTTTGAAGCTCTGCATATGTTATTGGATTAACATTACATATACGAATAACAGGTAGCGTTAAATTGTAGCAAGACATAGCTTGCCAAGACCAACAGAATGGATTACTGCAACCTGTATTAACACCTGATAAGTTTCTGCTATCAGTAACCGATAGATATCCAGCCAAATATGTCAGTGCATCATATATTTTAGATATTTCTTTATTGAATACTTGTGGAATATTAAATTCATTTACTCCAACCTGAACATTTTCATTTTCAATATCAGCTGAAAATACTGGTCTGCTTGAAACTAAAATAGGAGTTTTAGCAAGATATGTAACCTGTCCATAAGGAGTTGATTCAATTGCAGTAATAAATTTAGAATCCATTGTATTTCTAAACGTTTTAATATTTTGAACCAATCTTGTAAATGCTCTATTATAAACATTGTCAGCGGTAAATTCATCTCTTGAAATTAAAATCTGATCTTCAGTCCAATATTGGAAAGGTAACCCTTCACCAACTTTATATAAAGTTACTAAATCCTGAACTTTTAAAATACTATTATTTGTTGAGAATAATAATGTTTCATTTGATGAATTTTTTGCAGATGTAAAATTATTTAATAACGTAACGTTTGGAATTTTGTCCACATACCCAATGAATAATCCTGTTAAAGTAAATTTAATTATCTCATTACTATAAACTATATACATGAAATTTCCATTAGGATCAAATACTAATTTGATTGGTATTCTTGTTTCCGATTGATTTGTTATTGGATCAAGAATCTGAAATTCTGTAATTAATCCACCAGTTTCTTCAAATACATAAATCTTATTACTCTTAGTTAAGATATATGGGAATAATGTTGTAGGATGAATTGAAAAACATTCTGGATTGTTATTGTATATAGGTGTTGTTATTGTACCTATACTTTGATCGAAATCATCAACATGATACGTGTAAACCCAATTTAAATCTTTAGTATATTGTTTTACACAATGATTATTGTAATCTAAAACATATACATTATTATTTAAATATTTTATTTCTGTAGGTGAATTGAATTTATTAGGATCAGATAATCCACCATAATTGCCAACTGCCAATTGAATATTAATTTCATTTATATAATCAAAACTTAAATTTAATTTGTAAATTTTATTATAGTACTGATCTAAAATATATAAATTCTGATTTATTTGATCATAATCCATTGAAATAGGATTTTTAAACAATTGATAAACTTGATTTATATTATCAAATAATATTTCAGTACTATATGCACCATTTGTAAACGTTCTTAAATTAATACCATCTAAAACAAAAGTGTAGTTATCAGTATGGATAAAATCTACGATATTTGTAAAGGATTTTGAAAATGCATTCGATGCTGAAGTTGCATACTGTGGATTTATATAATCACCTGCACCCGCTAAAAAGTCTTGAGTGTGCCATTGAATACCTCTACCTATGTAATTTTTACTCGTGCCAAACCATCCATAAAATAAAGTAGGAGAATCAGTATTAATAGTTTGTGTGTTATGTATTAAATACTGTAAATTATCGTATAAACGACTCATTGTAGTATTGAATATGTCTGCATCAGCATATTCATTTGGTTGTATACTACATTGCTCAAAAGTCCAAGGAAGTGTTAAAACCTGCTCGGATAATAATCTAATTTGCGATTGATCATAGGTGGGCCATACATCATAAACTTTAATATCATGTGTATTTGGTAATTGGAAGCTTAATGATGTTCCATTATTATAATTTACTTGATAGGATATGTTGTATGTACCATTTGATTGATAAGAATGATATGTAGTATCATTAACCAAATGATAAGCTGATAATCCATCACCAAAATATATATTATAAGATACAATTGATATATTAGCTTCTGGTGTATTTTGTAAATAAGGAGTTTTAAATTGGATAAAAATATTTTCACCTGTTAATGCATAGTAAGATGAAATATAAATTTCTGGTTTTACCGCTGTTGTATAAGCAACTATCGTCTCAGATGCAGTTGATGTGTTTTGTACAATAATATCCCAAGAATCATTTATGAGATTGGAACCCGCAACTGAATTATAAGTTGTTGGCGGAATATAAGCTGAAACTTTTGCCGTGGCATTTAAATATAATAAACTTTGTTCATTTGCTTCAACTGTTAATGGTTTAGATTTATCACCAACATTTAAAATAAAAAGATCATATAATCCATTTACCATTGGCACATTAACATAACTGACCCAACCACCTGATAATGATGATAATGAATATGTTACGTATGAATTAGCATTTTGATAAGCTCTTATAGGCGTATTTGCTGTATTTAAAGGTGTTAAAGTTTGTAAAACACCAACAAATACATTATTATCGAGATCAATTGATGTTACTGGGGTAAACTGCAATCCTAATTGTGTTACTGAATTATAATCGAATACAACAGCTGTATTAACAGTTGAAAACTGTAATTGTATTGTGTCGTATGGTATTATTTTAGGTGATTGGTTGAAAGCAGACAACCCATTGCTTGAATATGTTAAATTGCTATCAGAAAATATCGTATTACTTGCAATTGGATAAGTTCCTGCATAAATTCCGGTCATAGAATTAACCGAAGTTAAACCAATATAACTTAAAGAATTTATTGACGATTTAGGAAAAAAGCCATTAAATGATGTTAGATAAACTGTCATTCCTTTTGTCGAGGATAAGTCATTTACATATGGCAAATTGATTAATTGATTGTTTGCTGTAAGCGGTGGTAAAGATACTAATGGTGTATTTTTTTGTCTATTTGCCACATACCCATATTGATTTATTCCAATATTATTTGCTGATACATAAAATTTCTGCGAACCTGAACTATTATGAGCATATGCAGTTGGTGCTTGCGAAATAGTAAAATTACTATTATCAATAACAGTAAGATAACCACTGTTACCTTGCTGCCAAGTATATGGTGGATATATTATAAAGTTTGCTGGTGTGTAGAATTGAGAACTTGGTATGGTGTATATGGTTTGAGTGGCAACCAAGTTATGAGGAACATACCACCCTACTATTGTTGCACTGAGTGCACACAGTGATACATAAGTTGCTGATATATTTGGAGAATATAATAAATGATTTATTGATGATATACTCTTATAATTTGAGGAACTTAATGTATAATTTAAACCTAAATTATTTGTTATATTCCATGCATATACAGATGCATTTAAAGTTGGAACTATATCTCCGACATAAAATGAAAAACTATTATAATCAGTGTTTGGTCTGGTTAAAACTTTATTTGAAGATACATTTGCAATAAATGGAGAATTTGGACAATTATAAGCAGTTCTAAAATATGTATTAAATATACTTTGATCGGGATAATCATCTAAAACTACCGTTTTGCTACCCGATGCAATTGGATTCGATGCATGCGCATTAACAATTATATTATGTTTATTATAAGAATTTAAAGATGAACTTAAAGAAACATTTAAAGTTATACTGTTTATATAATCAGAAATATCATTTTTTGCATAATTATAAACCGAACCGTTTAAAGGTCCGTTGTTATAATATGCAGTAATTGGTATATTAGTTGTTTTATTATCATAACTCCATGTCCAATACATTGGAACTCCGGTTGGAAAATTGTAGTCATGATTGTTAATGGGTGCTTTTGCTGTTAAAATAAAGGAAATAGTTTTTCCAATAATTTGACTATTTTGTACACCTATATCAATAATGCCTTCATAAAGATAATTAAATAATCTTGGATTTGTATTAACTATTGCTACTTCTTTATACTTCTGCGAAGATAAACTAACAGTCACCGTATTAGGACCATATCCCGAAACGGAAATTGTCCAAGAATTAGGGTTAAATGGTATCGGTTGATTTAAAGGAAATGATGATAAAAAGTTTCCATTACTATCAACTGACTGCAAGGTTATAATAGAATTTGGATCTATATTGTTAGAGCTAACATTCCAGCTTATTAGAGAAGGACCACCTAAAGCAGAATTAGTGTCACTAATTGTTAAAAGATTTCTTGATGGATATTGTGGATAAGAAGTTAGATAAGAAGAATCAATTACTATATTATCAGCTTGTTCGTTTAATATTTGCAAGGTTATTGGATAACCTTGCATTCCTTTATAAACATTGTTATAACCAGATGCAAAATGTACGAGAGTTGCATTACTAGATTGTGTTACATGATAAAATTGAGAACTACTTAAAGATGTTCTAAACGTGGCATTAAACGGACCGTATGCTGATAGTGGATAAACTAATAAAAATTGTGATGCTTGTTGCACCGGAACATAAGGCGAATTCACTAAATCATATAATTGATCGAGGTTGGGTCCGTAATAACAAAATAGTTCTGTTAAATAAATAGGTTGATTTGGAGAGAAATCAGCTAATTGCAATGATATAAAATCATTTGGTGCATAGGTTGGTAAATTCGCTTGTAATAAATTAAAATCACTGGTTAAATAAGATGAAAGATAGATATATTCTGTCTGATTAATTGGATTAATCGCACTCGTTATAACTCTATTAGTAACACCAGTTGAAAGATTAAATCTTAAACTGTATGTATCACTTGGTGATTGGAAAGTGTTATTAACAAAAGATGTTTTGAATGAATAATAATGCGGTGGATATGGAATAGTCCAAACCATCGTATCAAACGGAGTAGTTCCATCACTTATCGGTGTATTTAAAGGAATAATACCAGAATTACTTGTTATAGTAGTTGTTGCCTGTACACTTGAATTTGGTAATAATAAACTATTAAAATAATAAGGTGATTCGGCAATATATTTTACTTTAAAGTTTTGATTTGCTGAAGTATAATCTGGTTTACAATATGGTATTCTTTGCCCATACTGATCAAGATAAGTTAAATTTTTATAAGCGAGTGCAGTAGGTGGTAAACATGACAAAGTTACATACAAAATACAATTGCTAACATCTGATAATGCTATGTTTGGATTTAATGTACTTTGCGTTAATTGTAAAGTTTGATAATTTATAGAATTTAAATTAAAGTTATTAATAAAAGATGATCTAAAATCAAACCAAGTATCTTGGTGCTCTTCTGCAAAAAGTTGTCCAAGTGGTATACCGTTTAAATATAATGCTGATTTTGCAGGATTATTTGAATAATAATTTGCCCAATAATCACTATAAGTTGATATATTATATTTTATATTAATTGATTCGGGGCAAATATATGTATTATTGTCTTCTAATTGGGTTGTAAATGTTATCGGATTATAATTAGGTGTATACGTAAAAAGGGTATTTATTACGTATTTTGTAGCCGATAAACTGTAAACTAAATTAATTGGGATGGAATTTCCTCTTATTGTACTAAAGCTTGGTTGAGTTGTTTTATAATTTACATGTTTTAAATATGAATCGTGCTCAACCGCATTACCAGACAAAAATATGACATTTGGTGATAATAAAACTGTCGATGTCATTAAATTATACGTTCCATTATTGTTAGCCGAAAGAGCAATCGGTTTTAAAAACAATCTTTGTGGATACATTAAATAGCCAGTATCAGAAAGATAGTTAATCGAATTATTCTCAGGTACAGTTTTGTCTCCTAAATCTTGAGTATTGATAGATAAAATAAAATTATTAAGAAGTGGTGCTAAATTTTTATTTCTTAATGATGATGGTTCCCAAGTAAAGGTGCTATTGTTTGTTTTTGAAATTAAACGATACGTATCAGAAGCTGAATCACGAAATGATTGTGAATTTCCATAGTTATAATCGACCTGTCCATATACATCAATTATATTGTTTATATCATTTATAGGATTATCAACAAATCTAAAAAGATTTAAGTACTTCATAGCACTTAAAGCTAAAACATTATTGTTATAATAAGTTGGTGTTATAACGTAACTTTCCATGGGCCACGACCCATTGGCTGATACACTAAAATGTACTGAAGATACGCTATACATGTTAATATTTATTATTAAAGGTCAAAAATTCTCCTTTAAATTAAACCAAATCCTTTATAAAGTTGATAGGTGAAGATAAATTCAATCATACCATTGTCGTTATTCCAGTTAAGATAGGAGTCGGGATACATGCCTGAAATTTGGTTTGTGAGTGCTAATAAATATTCATCTCTGTTGATGTTCATGAATTGATTATTCCAATCCACAGTATTTTCAACGAGTATCTCGTTAGCTGGTGCAACAAATTCATAAAATTCATATAATTGTGTCCAAGGATAAGGTGAATATGTTAACCCAATAAAATAAGCTAATTTATCTAAACTATAAGATGTTAATCCCATAGTTGTTAAGTTTGTAACAACATCATCGTTTAGGGGAAGTTGCCCTGTTGGAATTAAACGATAAGAATTCAAAGACTTGGCTTTCAATACGACAGGAATTCCTGCTGTTACCATATAAGTTTTTGTGTCTAATAAATCGCCTCTATTAAAATTATTATACTGGCTTGGAGTCGCAAAATTAAAATTATCATTTAGAGTATTGCCAAATAATCTACTTTGATTTATACTTAAAAGATCAATTGAACGTTGTATATCAACTGGATAATTTAAACGAAAATCATCTGTATTAAGATCAACAGATTCTGCTAGATCATAAAGATTATTAACATTACACGTATCTATATCTACTATATTTGAAGTATAATTTGCGGTTTTTTCGTATGATTTTACACCGAGATCATCATGTGATGACAACCCAAATATAGTTGAAAAGAAATTAAAAAGATTTTCACTTTGATTTAGTTTATCTTGAAAAGAAACTGATTTCAGTTGACCAGACATGTCAAAGTTTTCATTGATCTTATAAAGATCATAATAATCTGGCGGATAAAAATTAATATAATTGGAAGAAGTTGAACCGACAATGTTTTTATACAATACACCATTTGAATCGGTTACGTATGAACCATTGTTTCTATTATAGAAATATTTGCTTATCCATCTAAAGCCAGACCAATCTCCATTAGCTTGCGCTGATTTAGACCAATTATTATAATCAAAAATTGTTGCAGTATTGGCTGCACTTAAATATGGTGTAAATCCTTTTGGTTGTATATAAAAACGATCTATTATATTTGTACTATTTGCATCAATAATATATACAGCATTTTCATATGAATTAATCACATAAATTCTATTTAAAAAATCACTACAGATTCCTTCTAATGCAGTATCATCAGAATTGATTTTGTTGTTAAACCATTGTGGTGTGTTATTTGAATATGTCGTGCTAGTTACAGGGAAAGTTATTGTAGCTCCTGTATTAGGGTTTATAGATCCTAAAAAGTGATAGCTATAAGTAAACCATACATTTTGATTAGTATCGATGGTAAGATGATTGACGGAATTGAAAGGACCGAACGATGATATCACTGCACCTGTTGTTCCGTTTATATATTGTAAATAACCATTATTAATACCAGCTTGTGTTATTTCATCATTTAAAGAAACCCATAGATTATTATTTGTATCACAAACTATTTCATTTGGCGATTTATAATATGGAAATTGAATAGATGTTAATATGGCTCCATAGGTATCATATTTAACTAACCAACCACTAAATGGATTGGAATATGTTACCCATACGTTATTGTTTAAATCTGTATCAATAAAAGTCGGTTGAATGGGATAACTATCTTCTGTATCAACTTTTGTATAATTTGTTGGTAAAGTGCTTGGATCAACCCATTGATTAGATTGATCAATCCATGCTTGTAAAAAGTCTGGATTGCTTATCTGAGATGAATTAAATGTTACCGTTTGAATATAATTTCCAAGTTTATCAAATTTTAATATATATGGCGTATCAAAACAAGCAACCCAAACATTTTCATTCGAATCAACAGCAAGAGAAACCGGAGACAACTGATTAGGAATTAAAAAGTTTAATGCGGTTAAACTATATTGCAAGTTGTTAATAATACTATTTAAATCGACTTCTATTAATATATTACCAACAGAATTAATTCTATATAATTTATTTAATTCAGTATCCGTTGCCCATGCATGATAACTTGGTAATGGCAAAGCAGCAATAGCATTGATTCCATGTATACCAGAAACCGCCATCACATCATTTTGAAATTCTGTATTGTATGTTTGTATTACTGGCATATTAAATGCATTTGTATGCAAATAAACAGATGATAAATTTACAATATTTTGATATTGAGATGTAGTAAGCATTCCAGCATTTGGATTGGAAATCCATAAAATTGGATTTATCGTTATTGCTGATGCAGGTAAAATCGGAAAAGATCCCGAAGCATCAATTTGTGAATCTATTGCACTTTGATTATTAACAAAAGATCCTTTATAGTATCCTGATGTTAAGAAGCCATTCGAATCTTTAAATTCAAATTCGGTTGGTGTCGGCGTATAATTAAAAGTTAAAATATCACCTGCTAAATCTTTTGCGCTTAATTGAAATGGGATATTTACCGAACTAAACAATTCATAATAAGTTGTACCATCGGCTGGTATATAGTGTATAAACTCATTTGAGTTTGCAATAAGAGTTCCGTTACCATCTACGAGATAGTCAAATATATAATAAGAATTAACTTTAAGATTTACTAAAATTGGGTTATCTTGACCTATAAATCTAATTTTAGATATTGGTGATATTCCATTTTGCGTTATGCTAATGTAATCGGGTTCTCTGAATGTAAAAATATGAGGAACAGAAACCGTTGCTAAACTATTTGAAAAGCTTGGTGTGTTATTATCTGAATTATAAGAATCATTAAACGAACGTATTCCAGATGTTCTAAGTGTAGCAATTATTGTACTATATGGTTTATTATTTAAATATAAATCTGTATTATAAAGATCATCAACAAAATAAAATTCTGCGTAACCCGAAACGCCAACAACATTAGCAGTGGGATTTAATTTTCCGGTGTCATCGATTGCAACTGGTGTATCTATTGTTTGAATTGAATCTATTTGATTACCATTTAAATCTAAAAATCTCCACTGCGGTCTTAGAAACGACCAATTGTTTTCGGGTTCTTGGTACTGATAAGATTTCGAAAACTGAGCACCTAAATCTATATAATGAGGTTCTGTGCTAGATGAAGTTATTACTAACTTAAAGGGATAACGATTATAATGACCCGCAAAAGTTGGAGGAGGTAAGACTTCAAAATATATTGATTCATTTAAAAATAACTCTACATTTATAGGATGAGTTTCTTTGTAGAAATTACCTGCGCTATCGTATACGGTTAATGTTACATTGTAATTGTTTGGTAATTTATATAAATGTGTTGGGTTTGGTTCTCTGCTACTTGAATAATCACCAAAATCCCAATAATAAGTATTATATCCTAAAGTTGCTAATTGATTATCAGTTATAAATTGAAAATTCGTAGCATTAGCAAATCCATTAGGATAATTTGTATTAAATAAACTGACATTTACGTTTGTTGATACGCTAGTAAGTGAATTAACATTACCATTAATAATATTATAAGCTGTTAAAGCAACCGTGTAATTATTTGGCGAAGTATAGATATGATTTCCTGAAATCTGTGTAGTAGTTGTTCCGTCACCAAGATCCCAATAAAATTGATTATAATTTTGGGCAGTGTAACTATCAGGAACAAATGTAAAATCCGTAGTTAAAGTATAACCAAAATTAGGAGGATTTAAAATTATATATGAGCTTGCCATAATCTATTAAAAATCAGCCGCTTTAATGGAACCAGTTGTCTCTTGTATGGTAATTCTAGATGCTATATTTGAAACATTGTTAAATATAGGATATTGGAAATATTTTAAATTTACATTTTGCGTATAAACCTCTGAATAATTTTCAGGGTACACATAATCCCAAAAAAGTAAAGATACACCTTCTACATACGTATCTATATCAGAACGATACGTTTGCACTCTTTGAACACCATCAACATTTAATATACTTGTTGATAATTGATAGATGTCAATTATTTGACCTAGTTTATTGGTATTTCTATTAAATGCTTTGTTGAAAATATTTTGAACATCATTTAAAATTGCAGTATCTGCTCGTCTCGTGTTTGGATTTTTTGTTATGATTAATTTAGAATTACCAAGATCATTTGGAGAGGGTTTTACATATGGACTTGGTAAATAAAAATCAATATATATGTAAACAGGGTCCATTGGAACAATTTCCGATGTAATCGTTTTATATGGAGCAATACCATTTATTATCATTTCCTTTTGAGTGGAATTTAAATAGTTTTGAAGCGGACTGCTTGGGACAACATAGAGATATAGATTATTGAAATTACAAGCATTTGCAAAGTTGACTTGGTTAATTAAAATTCTATTTTCTAATTGAGGTGCATTTAATCCTATATCATAAAGATATGCAATATGACCAGATAGGTAATCATCATTACCAACCAATTGTATATCGGATAATAAATTGGAATAGTTTTGATTTATATATGTTATATAATCCTTTGTAGTAACTAATCTGTATTGCGATCTAAATGCATTCGGTGCGTTATTACGAATAGAATCAACAGATTCCTCGATTGTATAAACTGTTGATGGATATTGATTGTTTAAAGATACCTGACTTAATTGATTAATTGTTAAATAATTTTGATTAACTGATACGTCCTTGATGATTTGATTGAATGTTACAGAATTGTAAGGAACCAAAGGTGAATTATTCAATCCGTTAGGCCCAATACCCTGAGAGTTTTGATCAATTTGTAAATAATAAATTTGAACTTGATCTCCGGTGCTCAATGCTTTACCGTTAACATTATCACCAAACTTTATTTCGTAATTTTTATTTTGATTGAATCTTACTTCGTAAACTGTATCATTAGCATTATATAAAAATAAATCAGTTGCTCTTGTCCATTCTTGCCATACGCCAGTTGCAATTGGTTTAACAAATACAAAAATATTAAAGTGATCAATATATACATTAGGTGGTAACGTAACGAAAGAAATTTCATTATCGATACCTAAAGCAGTATAAAGCGGATACTCTTGAAATATTCCTTGGTATGCCAAATAGGTGTCTGCTATGTTTGAAATAACTTCTTGATATGGTGTAAATTTTGTAAAATTTATATCCTGATTAACTGAATATATTGTACCACCAACGTTTAAATAGCTATATCTTGGAATAGTGTAATTCCCAGCAACAACCGCTGGTGAAACTGTCATAGTAAAAGGAACATTTGCTCCTAATCTTCCAACAGGATTATAATTTAAAAGCTTTACAATACGATTCATGTTCTCGTAAAGTTGAGCTTCTGTAAACATACTCTCGGAGGATGTTTTATTAAGATAGTATAAAAGAGTACTAAAAGAATAACCAATAACGTCTATTAAAGCTGATAAATTTGACCCCTGATAATTTTGATCAGTAAAAATTTGTCCTTGGTTTAATTTACTGATAATTAAATCACGGATGCTTGTACCATCAAAGGCAACATATGAACTTTGGTCGAAAACAGGATTGGTAGCCATTGTAATATTTATCTTATATTAAGATTTGTCCTCCTAATTGTGCAAAAACGTTTAACGTGTCCTGAACACTTATTGGTAAAATCTCATAAATCAAAGATACGGCATAGCCCGGACCTAATGTATTTAAATCTGAAACAGTTTGTAATGTTAACTGTGTTCCATTTAAATTTATAACTGGTGTCGATTGCGGATTAGGTTGAACATAGACATTAATAACATTAACTCTTGGCTCGTATTGAGATATGGCGTTATTGATATCATTACCTATGGCATTTGCACCTAAAATCGAAACGGGTTCAAATAGGTACTTTAATAATGAGCAACCAAATGTTGGATTTAAGACCTTTTGACCTGGTAAGGTGTTGAAAATATTATATAAAGAATTTCTAATTGCTTGGATATCAACGTCTGCTTCAATATCTCTTGACTCGACGCTACCGTTATCACCCAATCCAACTGATTGACCTATCGTTAGATCTAAATGTAAATCACTATAAATGGGTGTTGTAACCTGAACCTGCTTGTTCACTGCTACTCCAGTAGAATTAACCTGTTTGGGTTGAATTAAATTATTTAAGTCGATTATTGCCATGAAAAGGGTAAATAGTTGTATAAATATACTTATGGCAAAGTTCAATAAATTTGATACACTTTTAGAAACGGCATTCTCCCACTATTCAAATGGCGGATTCAGAGAAGGTACACAGGTAAGACTTAAACCTGAATTCTTTAAATCTGCTTATTTCAAAAAGCATTACAGCGGTGATGAAGTATTTGTTAATTGGTTAACCGATTTAGCAGAAAGAAAGTATTTCTTTTTCGTTAAAAGAGTAGTTGGTCATGCTGCTTTGCAGAATCCAAAAGATTCAAATGATAATGAAGGCGCAGGGGAAACTTTCCTTGTTTTAAAACTCGACCCTAGAACAGTTAATGCGCCAACGGAATTTGGTGAATTCACCGTGCCAGGTGATTTTACCCTTGTAGAAGTATTAAACTTTGGTGGCAACTTACCACCTGTCCAAGCTGTTCCTAATAGATATGAATTGCCAATGGGCTACCAGAAGCCACAGCCTGTTCAAATTGATATTACTATCAATAATCAACCAACTGATAAGGATTTGCCAGAAGATAACACAGCAATCCCTGCATCACCTGCACAGGCTGCTAAGTTCGATAAGCCAAAGAAGCTTAAATTAAGAAAGTAAGGCGTTTTCTATTGCGATTAAGCAACAGAAAAAATTGATTTCGTGATCAATTACGAAATTATCCCTATACATATGCTCTCCTATTTCTAGGATAATTCTCTTCTTTATATTTTCTTTAATCTTTGTGGTTTCATAAAAGAAATCCAACAATGATTTTAATAGACTCTGGTAATCCGCCGAAAATGTCTTTTCATTTTCTATTACCATTTTCCTTATTTGAATTGCATCGAGTTTCGATAGTAAAGAACTATAAACATTTTCTGCTATGTTTTTTACTTCATTTATTTGATTGATAATCAAGGTTCCGGTAATTGAAAATCTCTGAAGATCATTAATAATTCTCCTCATATCAGGGAAGTTATTTTTTACAAATGTAATAAACTCCCTCTGTGAACCTATATCGACATTTTCCTGCTTCAAGATGTTAATACATCTCTTTGCACACTCTGCTAAATCTGGCACTATATTAAAAAGCAAACATCTTGATTGAATTGGTTCGATGATTTTGTTGATGTAGTTTGAAGTAAGAATAAATCTGGTCGTATCAGAATATTCTTCCATAACACTACGAAGAATTCTTTGGGCATCATTTGTAGTGCCACAAAACTCATCTAAAATGATTACTTTCTTCTTACCGTCAAGTGAAGAAGTCTGAGCAAATAAAGTAACTTTGTTTCTTATTGTATCAATACCGTTTTCATCACTGGCATTGATATAAAGCGATTGACATTTTAGGATATCATTTACAATGATCTTTGCTAGAGTAGTCTTTCCTGTGCCAGCATGACCGTACAAAAGAAGATGGGGCGTATCTTCATTTATGCCCGAAAAGAATTTCCTATTCTCTTCAGTGAGAACCAAGTCATCTAGTTTTTTAGGTCTGTAGCGTTCTACCCAAAGTTGATCATATAATCCCATAACCTTATCATAAGCTATGGTTATTTAAATGTCAACCGTTAATCAAAGTTCTGCCATCGTTGTTAATATAATTTGACTGAATTTGGGTCTGTTGCCCCTGTGTTACTTGTTGTGCTCTCTGTGCGGCTGCTTGGATTAGTGACAAAATTGTATGAACTTCTGATGTTAAAATTGTATAAGTTCCTACGTTTTGAATTGTAATAGTTGTTGTCATATGTTAATATATAGGTAAATATTAACACATGTCAAGCGATAACGAAATAAACTCCATTATAGAACAACTTAAAGCTGATTCTGTTCCTAGTGAACACGCAAAGCCTTATAAGCCAGTAGAGCACGAAGAAGTTAATGATGATAACGTTGGCGATTATGTTTATAAAAAATCTGCTGAGTTAGTTGAATCAACTTTAGGTGCGGTTCAAAATTTAAAAGATAGTGTACTGACAGGCAGCGACCCAAAAGAAATAGCTGCATTGTCTCAATTAATTAATTCAGCAACAAAAGCATTGGATCAACTAAATAAAATCAATATTCAAAATAAACAAAGTAAGAGTAATATTGAGATTAAAAAGATGGAAATTGCTGCTCATATGGAAAGACCTCCATTACCTAATACAACTAATGTATTAATTGCAACGAGGGATGAAATTATGTCACAGATTTTCAACCCGAAAACATCTAAAAAACAACAATTAGAAATTGTTGATGCTGAATTTAAAAAAGAAGATTAATGTTCCCGAAACCAATTTCGGGAACATATTGTGAATAGATAAAGTTTTCTATTCGTTTTTTATTTAAGTTGTTTATTTTAAACAATTTATATTTTTGTGTATTTATTCATACACTATTAAATTTGGGCAAAGAAATGCCCCCATGCCTAGCAATCGACATGGGGGCGAACTTTTCTTTAGGTTGAACTAAGACTTAGAGGTAGTTTGCAGCAGCTGCATTACCTACGAAGCTTGTTCCGAGACCCTTAACTATGATAACGTGGTAGTATAAAGATGCACCAAAGATATGATCGACTACACCGTAGCGGGTCATAAGACCTACGCGTGGTGCAAAGTCGTTAGGACCAACTGTGCGCTGGATCATAACTGGGATGTATGGGCAATATACAATACCTGTGTCATAGTATTCGGTTCCCTTATAGCCTAAGAGGGCATACTCAAGCGGATTTGCTCTTTGACCTGAAAGATACTGCGCATCAGTACGGGTATCACGGTAGACGGTGAAACGTCCTCCGAGAGTACCAACCTTTGCGATTCCGGTTGGCTGCGTGTTAACGTTGCCGTTAACTGGCATCCACTGGAATTCTGGTAACATTTCAAGAATTGCGCACACACGAGGTGTAGCAATGATGAAGTTAGCAGAACCTCTACGGTTACGGATTGCGACACGATTAGCCTCGACAATTACCTTACTGTAGAAATCACGGTTTCTCTCTCCTAACCAACGTGCGTCAGCGGATTGAGCGTACCAATATGTGTATCCGTTAGGTGTACCTGCATTGAGACATACTTGGATCATACGCATGACCATTTCACGGTCGATTTCAGCCTGAATTTCATATGACATTGCATTTGTTAATTCAGAGTCGATATCGAGTCCGTTCATGTTCTTAAGATCCTGTTCAAGTTCAACTGACCAACGAGCAGCGAGGCGGCGTGTGCCAGCTTCAACTGCTGTCTTGCTGAACTCAACAACAACCTGTGGGATGTTGCCAGTTAATTCATAGTCACTGAGAAGTGCAGCAACACCCTGATCTTGACCAACGATGGTGAAGTCAGCGGAGTTTGCACCACTAATTCCTTGGAAGTATGATGCAGCACTTGTGCCTGTGAATCTTGTATCTAAGAACTGATAACCCAATTCTGCATTTCGTGCAGGACTGAATGATGTATCAGCGTTTGCTCCGTTAGGTCCTTCAACATTGGAACGATCCCATGTGGAATCTCCAGATGCTTCGCTATTGTTATTGGTTGTTCCTGCATTACCAGGTCCGAGTGTGGTCGAACCAGTTGCATAACCATCAATACCATTAGCACCTAATGAAGTAGCCTCATAGCGGTAACGTAAAGCAAATGCAAGTCCGACTGGGCCGCTCATTGGCTGTACACCTACGATCTCATTCGTGATAAGCTCTGGGAAAGTACGGCGAACCATTGGGATGAGTACCTTTGGTAAGCGTGAATCTCCTTGAGCATATGTATCTCCAGAGAACTGATTGTATGTTGCAGCTGTTCCGAAAACACCGCCGTTGGTAGAACTACCACCTGAGATATTGTAGGATGCTTCTTCGATGCACCATCTTTCTTGGTTCTCCATGAGAATAGCAGTAGTTAAGCGTTGGTGCTCGTTTTCGATTGGTGCAACCTTATCGGATGAATAATCGAGAACTGGGGCCCACTTTTCAACTAACTGCTGAGCACGAGAACGATCAATGTAGCCTGTAGCTGGATTGGAATTTCTCATTTGTTTGTTTACTCCTATGGATAGAATACTGTGAGATTGAAAGATACCTAAATTACTTCCTTACGGAGTAACTTTCGGTTTTCTTTAACTCACTCAGATATCCGTTAACTTGGGATGAACCCTCGTTAGATATAGCTACTGATTCAGTAACTACAGAACTGCTAGGAACTTTAGCATCTCTGGTTTTAGCAGATTGCTTAGCTTCACTAACAAGTTCAGACGCAGTTTTTTCTTCACTGCGTTCGAACATCTCAACAACATAGTTAAAATTCTCTTCAATATAAGAGGAATCCTTGTCGTTTAACAATTTAACGATAAAATCTTTTTTGCTTGATGGCATCCCCTTGGTCTTTTGTTCAAGGATAATGGTTGCCTCAACCATCTTAAGCTTCTCAACGAGAGCTTCATTTTCTTTATAAGACTCATTGAGCTTCTCATTAAGAGAGTCAATTGCCTTTTTACCTTCAGCAATTGTGGACTTGATACCAGAGTCAATGGACTCCTGATCAATTCCGACAATCTGACGGATTTTGTCAAGCTGTGTACGAGCGTATGTGTTCTCCACAGCTTCTTGTAATTGATTTGTTGGAAGTGCTTTATCTAACGAAATATCAATGAAGTTACTAACTTCATCAATCATAGAATTTTTGAATGCAAGAGCTTTTTCATTTAAAGCCTTGCGATAATGAGTTGCAAGCTTTTCTAACTTAGCGGAATGATCTTCGTTAATTGCTGTTAAAACTTTCTTGAGTTTGTCGGTGTGATCGGTATCAATAGCTTCTAAAAGTTTTTCTAATTTTTCAGCATGATCAACATCCTGTTTTGAGAGAGCACTTTCAACTTGGAGTGATAAGCGAGATTCAACTTTCTCATTAACTGCTGCTTCGAATGCTTCAGCAATTGCAGTTGCTGTCTCTTCGGAAATTACACTCTTGTCTAAGTTTTCTAAAATAGCTTTGAAATTCTTCATATTATGTATAATAACTTATCCCTTGATAATTACATTTTGCTGACTTTTTTTTCAGACTTTTTTGTTTTAGGAAATTTTCCTTTTGCACCCTTTTTGCCGAAAGCTGATTTTTCGCCTGACCATCCTTTTACCTTTTGTGAAGAAGCAGTCTTCTTAACTTTTTCGACGGTCTTTTTTTCAACTACCTGTTGAAGCGTTGCGTTGGCTTGTGCGTAATTCTTTTCACAAAGTTGTGTGATGAATTTTGAAATTAATTTGCGAATTTCCATATGTGTATTATTACTTACTCTCGATTGTTGCAATTAATAGCTTTTTAATGCATTAATAAATGAAACAAATTGTTCACGTAAATAAGCATCTTTATTTTTCAATGGAAGAGTTGAAATATTTTTTTGGAAATTGTCATAAAGTGCTTCAAGCTCTCCATTGTCTTTTAATACCCATTGCTTGGATTCTAAAATACCATTAACAAAGGCTGTAGGAACTGATGGATCAGCAACAACGTCAATTGCTACTAAACGAAAATCTGAAACTTTGCCAATTCCGTTTTCTTGATCGACACGACCAAGAGCACGAGAAGATACACCAAGTTTAACGCCATCTAAAATTAACGAACGAACAACTTGTCCAACAGGAGTTGAAAGGATCTTTGATTTACCTTCAAAAATATTGCCATCTTGTTTTAATTCGGTGACGATATGGCAAGCTCTTTCTAAATTAATTTCTGGTGATGTTGGGTGATTAAGTTCACCCGTTGCACGATTACCCTTAATCATTTCCTTATCATAACGAGCAACTTCACGAACCATTTCTTCTAATGGATAAACACGCTTATTGCGATTTGCTTCATTAGCCATTAAGAATGGTCCTTTAATGTACATGTTTGAAGGCGAATTACGATTTTGTTCTTCAACCAAATACTTTAATTCGTAGGTAGGTTGCTCGACCAAAAGATTATAAACGTTACTCATATATTAATTACTTAGTCTTCTATTTATACTAGTTAAGATGTTTTTCATTAAGAATTAAAAAAGTATATCCATTTTTTTTACACCATTGACGAGCCGCATCCCATTTTGCTTGATTTACTGCCCATGTAACTTTTTCATAAAGCATAGTAGATTGCTTTTTCTTCGATGTAATCGTAGGTGGTTTCGTTTGTTTTTCGGGTTTAACTTCAATTAAAAGTTTCTGCATCTTGCCAGTGCTATCTTTTAATGAGGCAACCAAATCAACAAAGTATCTATGTACTTTGCCGTCTTTTGGTGATTGATATGGGATTATAACGGATTCGCTTCCCCATGTTAATATATTAGGATTTTTATCCAGATATCTAAAACTAATAAGTTCTAGTTTTGATCTATATATTATAGGAATACTTCCTTTGTATTTTTCGGGATTTAGCGGTTGATAAATTCCCTGTGTGTAGTTGCGGTTTTTTTTCATAGTTGTTTATTTTTGTGATAATAAATGAATTGTTAGTTCATTTATTGCCACAAAGATAATCAATAAGATTATCCAAGATAGAACGAAATAGGATCTCTATCAACCATATCGGTCATGATTTCCTTTTCCAATTCTGCTTTTTCTGCTTCGCCTTGACGGAGAATATCTTGATAGTTTACGGTTTGGTTTCCGAATAAATTTGTTCCAGCGTATTTACCTCTGGTGTGACCCATAGTAATTTTGCAAAGAGCCATCGTGTATCTATAAACCCATAATTGGCTTACGATATCTTTAATTGCTTTTTGTACTCTGCAACCAATCAACCCAAAATAAGCGGATAAGAATGGATTTGGTTCAGGTATAATTTTTAAAATTTGAGTCTCAGGATAAAATCTAAGATAAGGTTTAAGAGCGAGGACTTTTTCTCTTGTATCAATCCAAGATTTAAGTGCTTGCCAAGTAACTAAATCATATCCTACATTACCAAGAAGTTGACCAAAGTATGCTTGTTGAGCAATTGTATTTTCAATTGTGAAAAGTGTATTAACACCAGAATTATTTCCCTCTTCGTATGAAAAAACATCAATAACTTTTCTATATTGATTCATGTCATAATCCCAACCCATAGAACCTGGGAATGCACTAGGCGGCGGAGTAAATGTTGTTCCGTAATATTGTGAAGCAGTACCACCATAATAACCTGAACCTGTTGTACTAGCTGGTGGATTAAAGGTTGTAGAATTATACATATCAGGTGTTATGTTAATTAACCTATCGATATGTAAGCCTACGCCTTGGGTATATAAATCTGATCTAAAAATTAGATATTCTTCTGTTGTACCAGAAAACTTTGTAAACCATTCACATGCAATATCAATATTCTCATAGATTTGCTCACTTGATAATTCGATTTGAATTAGCGGTTCGCCTAATCCCCTTCTGATTCTTTGCGCTAATAAATCATAGGTGGTAACCTTTGGTGAAAAGGTCATTGATCCGTGGAATCTGTTTGGTAGTACTGAATTAGCCATTTTGAATACTTATGGTATTGTATTGATAATATTCGGAGAAATATAATCAGAATAAAAATCAGAAAAATCTTGTAATATGGATGCAGGTGGAACTGGCGTATCTGCTTCCGCTGTTCCATCGGAACCCATAGTTAAAAATTTAGAATCAATCGTATAAATTTTATTAATAACATTATTAAAGGCTTTAAACATCCATCCTTTGATAGTAAATGAAGTTGTAGCAGAAATTCTATATGGTTGAGTGCCAGTAAGGTCGTTTGGGTATTGTAAGTTCACATTACCACTCCATAAAACTTCACTTCTTATTTCATATGGAATAGATGAATTTTTAAGATTTGGTAACTTCCAAGAAACTACAATATATGGATCGCAATAAGGAATAAAGTTTGTTAAAATTTGATCCATATCAGATTGATAACGTGTTATAATTGTCATCTCAACTGCTATGTTTACAGGAACAGGTTGTAAAACTGGTAATATATATTCACCACTTCCGTCAGTTGAATCGTATTCAACTTTAAATCCATCAATCTTATTAACAACTCTACTTTGATCTCTGGAAATAGAAGAAAGATTTATAGCAATAACAGGAACCGTTAAGCCACCAGCCGCTGGGCTATTTAAATTACTGAATACTCTTTGTTTTGGTGAATATACAAACAAAACTTTGTCGCCACTTGTTGGAGCAACCAAAGTTTCTGTGTTATCATAACGTTTAATGATAACATCATTGAAAGCCTGACAAAATTGTTCAATAAGAGTCTGGACTTCCCAATTAAAGGTATAGTTCTTCATTAATGAATACTTACCTAAATAATTTTATTAAATCCAAGGAATCGAGGAAAGAGCTAGAACGACTAATGCTTGTGATATTGCGGTATCGTTTGTCCAATTGCCAGCTGCGGCATATTGCTCATCACCATCCCAAAGAACAATTTGTTTAGGTAACCCTTTAATTTTTGCAACGATTTTTTTCTCTACAAATAAATCTCTTACGAATTCTATTACAATTGGATCTGCTAATTTTATGGTTTGGGTTGTTTGAATTATGATATCCATATATTATTACTTATTAATTTATATTAACATTTACTTTAATTCCTGAAACACAAGGTTTTTGTATGTTTATAGCACCCTTCCATGAACTCACAAATGGAACTATACTGTCTTGAGTTAATATACCGAATCCTGCTTCATTTTGGACAATAACATCAAAATACCCTGAATCATGAAAAATATCAGGCAAATTTAAATTTATATATTGTCCCGATATAAAATCAGCATATTGCGTTACATCAACACCACTAAATCCTATATTATTAGCTGAAAGATTTTTAATATTATAAAATGGATTTATATATTCTGTACTAAGCGAAAACATATTTGCGTCTACAGAACTCAAATACACATTTGATACATTAATAAATGATCTACCTATTAATAATATCGGGGGAATACTAGATGCATATGGATGTAGTGTAAATGCATAAGGCTCTACATTAAATGGTTGTGGTCTGGCATTTATTATGAAATGATCCATACATTATGCTGCTGGTGTTTCCGTAGCTTCTGCGCCAGCTTCAGGAACTTCCGTTGTAGCTGCTTCCGGTGCTTGTGTCGTTTCTGCTGTAGCACCACCACCGAATTCTGGGATTTCAGCTGCCGTTGGTGCTCCACCGCCTCCACCCGCTGCTGGTGCGGCTGCGCCACCTGCTCCAAGTGCACCAGCGGCTTGCTCTGCCGCTTGAATGTGTTCACGCCAGTTGGGTCCGGTCTGAGCAATCTGATCCAACTCCCATTTGAGTGCTGCATCCTTTCTGAGCCATTCCATGTTTTCGGAAATCTTGGCATCGTTTAATCCGAGATAGTGACGCTGGGCAAATGTCTTAGAAATTGATTCATTCTGAGACATGTTATTGAAATTATTATACTTTAATTCAAATTCTTGATTCTTTCTAATTGCAAAATAATTGGAAGGAGGATTAAAGTGAATATCGAAATACGATTCATGCATTCCGTATTCTTTCCACCATCCACGGAGTTTTAAATGAGTAATGAATGTTTCTTTAAGACCTGTTGCAAATTGATTTTGAATACGAACAACAAATTTTGCAAAACGTAATTCTTCTCTTAAAATTTCTGCACCATCTTTATATCCCTCGTCTGGGTTCATACGAGTTAAAGGAACCTTGAGGCTCTTATAAAGTTTATTGACAAAATAGGTCAAATCTTCAATCTTACCAAGATTTGCTCCACCTTGCATAAGTTCTACATCACTTCCTGCTTCACCTTGACGCTTTGCAAACCAAAAAGCATCCAACATAGATTGTGGATCGTAAATGTTACCAGCACCCTTTCCAGATTGCGCATCATATGTCTTTTTAGACCAATATGCTTGCATGAGTTGTTTTAAATATGCCTCTGCTTTAGCGGGTGGCATATTACCAACATCAATTTTAAATTTAAGACGTTCTGGTGCACGAACCATTCGATAAATGACTACCGCATCTTCAAGTAATGAAACCTGCTTATATGAACGACGAGCATTTTCAAGGAACGGAACCTTAATTGACATGTCTTCATTCCACATGCCAGAATTAATATAGGTAATCTGATTTCCTTGGAATGTGATTAATTGTTGTTGCAAGGAATTGGAATTATTCTGTGATGAAGGTGGAGCAGATGGGCTATTTGGACTACTTGCGTGTTGTTGTAAGCTAATTGGTTTTTGGAAAATGAAGTTTTCAATTACGTTATTTTGAACATTATCGTAAACTGGATTGATCAATTCACCTGGTATATTCAACACACCAATAATACCTAATTCTCTTTTTCTTTCGTGAACAACGTTTTCAAAGAAAATTTCACCTTCGATTAAAAGCTGTCTACAATATCCCCAACCTTTGTGCTCCAAGTCAAAAACTTGAATGAATTTGTAAAACTCTTTTTCAATTTCACTTCTCTCATTTGAGTCTAATTTACCAAATGTTGAAAATCCAATTCTTAAAAATTTATCCTCATCATCCTTATTTAGAAATTCATCACAAATTTCATCTAAACAGTCTGCGATTTCTGCATAAGATCCCATTCTGCGATACTCTGCAATTCTTCTGATTTTATCAACGTCAACACTGGCATAAATGTATTTGTGATATGCGTGATCAGAGGTAAAGGAGCCAGGTCCGTACTGATCCGTATTCTGGCGCATTGCGGGACCGGTAATAACGGACTGCTGCATGACACGATATTCATGTCTTTTTGATAAGCGGTCGAAAAGTTCATATCTTGGATTTCCAATATCAGCATCCACTGCGTCTTGGATATAAGGCAATCTAGAAAGAATATTTGATATGAAATTTCTACCGTTATCTGGCTGTCTATTCGGTGTAGGTAATACGTCAGGCATTTGAATTATTTAGTGTAATATTATACTTATCAAGATACTTGATTTAATTTTACATTATGATAAATTTGACATATGGACAAATATGTTATCTTTCACATTGACGGTGGTTGTGGTAAAAACATTGTTGCAACTTCTGTCGTTAAATCAATCAAGGCAGCTTACCCTGATCGTAAGTTAATTGTTGTTACGGCATGGCCCGAAGTTTTCGTACACAATCCCAGTATTTATAGAGTTTATAAGTTTGGTAATATTCCTTATTTCTACGATGATTACATTAATGGTACGGATTCAGTAATTTTACGCTCCGAACCTTATCATTCTGGTGATTTATTATATCGTAGAAAGTCATTAACCGAAATTTGGTGTGATGTTTTTAATATTCCATGCATCGATAAGAAACCAGAGATATTCTTAACGGAAAGAGAGCTTTTATTTGCTCAAAAGCAACTTCAAAAGGACGGACCTGTTCTCCTAATTCAGTCTTCGGGTGGTGCTGAACAGCAAGGTCATCCGTATTCATGGTCAAGAGACCTTCCTCCTGCTTTTGCACAGGAACTTGTTAATTCCGTTAGTGATAAATTCAGTAAAATTCTTCATGTTAGAAGAGAAAATCAACCACCACTTGATGGAACTATTTTTGTAAGTGATAATTTCAGGAATTTGTTCTGTTATGTCGCACTTTCTGATAAAATTCTTGGAATTGATTCATTTGCTCAGCATGCAGCTGCTGCATTTGGTAAAAAAGCAACAGTTGGTTGGATTTCCAACTCTCCTGTTGTTTTTGGACATGAAATCCATGACAATATCGTAGCAAACGGAGCAGAATCGTTCCGTCATCGTATTGATTCATATCTTGAAGAGGATGATTGGACGGGTGGAAGGTTCCATGAATGTCCTTATGATAATTTGGCTAATCTTTTTGACAAAGATCAGTTCATTGAATCGATTTTAGGCTCCAAAAATGAATTAACCTTTGATATTGTTGATCAGCCAACTATTAAATTTAACTAATGAAAAACATATTCTTTAATTCATCAATGCCTCGCAGCATGAGTACACTATTTCAGTGTATTTTAAATCAACATCCTGAGATCCACGCAACTCCAACTGATCCAGTATTAGAATATTTGTATGGTGCTAGAATGAACTACACTAATACACCCGAAGTTAAGGCAATAGATAAGGCATTGGCTCAGCAAACATGGAGAGGTTTCTGTTGGGGTGGATTAGAAGGTTATGCAAATTCTTACACCGATAAACCAAATATCTGTATTAAGACTCGTGGTGGAACTATTCACTATAAATGGTTTGAGTCTTTTATGCCATATAAGCCTAAAATGATTTGTATGGTCAGAAATCTAAAGAGTATTTTTGCATCGATGGAAAAACTTTATAGGAATGGTCAAGAATATCATCAGGCTATCCAGAATCATTCGGAAATGAAAGGCACATCCACGGCAAAGAGAATAGATTCTTGGCTTGCTGCTCCTCCTGTTGGATTAGCTCTTGAAAGATTGCAACAAACCTTTTTAGAAGGAATTAACAAAGAGGTTCTTTATATAAGAGCAGAAGATTTAACCTCATATCCCCAAAAGGAAATGGATAAAGCATACGAATATCTTGGATTAAATTCACATAAACATGATTTTGACAACGTAGAACAAACCGTAAAGGAAGACGATTCGGTTTATGGGTTTTCAAATGATCTTCATACTATTAGAAGAAAAGTTCAACCTTTAACACCTGATTATAACAATATTTTAGGTAAACAAGTTTGTGATTGGATCGATAATAATCTCGCTTGGTATCAGCAAGGATTTGGATATACCAAATAATTAATTTAGATTCCTAAATAAGATTTTAAATAAGAATAAGCAAATCGTACCTCTACATCCGTTAGTCTTCTGTTGTAAACTATAAAATATTTTATATCTCCCCAATATTGAGATCCGCTATTAGGGTCTGTGTTTCCATTGTGATATCCGCCAATAGAACCAAATCCTATTACATACCTAGCAACAGAATCTGTTATAGATCCTACATTTACACCATTAACATTTAAATTATATGTAGGATTATCACCATCTGTCCATCTCCAACACATTATATCAAAGGAATTAGATGCATAGCCAGGGAGAGATTGTTGAGAATATCCAGTATCTCTAAAACCAGAACCGTTACCTATGTATGTTCCTATATCCCATCCACCAGATTGTACAATTACCTGATGATTACCAGGCGATCCATATGCACGAGTTAGTGTTCTCCAATCTCCTGCCGAATTTAAAATTCTGGTTGCACAAATATACGTAACATCTCCAGACAGATTTATGTCAGAAGAATTTTTTGCCATTCCATAACTTCCTTTGAAGTCCATATATTTGCTACCGGAATTAAACGCAGCAGAATTAATATTAAAATTATTACCATTTCCGCTCACATCATACCATACTCCACCGCTACCAGAATAGCTAGATGTATTTGTTGCATCTAGCAAAAGAGTAATATTGCCAGTGGGAAGTTGAGGGGAAACAGTTGTTGTTATAATTTGAGCATTATTAGTTATTGGCGGCAAGTTACTAATTGGTGGCAATGGTGTGAAATTAGAATGATATATCATCGTTCCTTGTGTAACTCTTATATCTTGGATATAACCATTAAAATAATTACCAAGATTGTTATAACTCATGCAACCAATAGATATATTTGAAGAAGCATCTGTTAATGGAAAATTAACACTACCGACCAAATTGCCATCAAGATACATATACTGATTAGAACCATCAGAACAAAATGCAACATGATGCCAAGTGTTTGTTGTAATATTAAGACCTGTACTTGTAAAATTCCAATTACCATTAATATTATCGGTTCCCACAAATATTGCATCACTATAAATTGCTATACACCAAGAAAAATTTGAACCATATGTATCTTTAGATATAATCGTACTCGCTGCATTCCCATTTGTATATAGTGATTTTGCATAAAACCATGCTTCAATTGTTGATGGTACACTAGCTAAATTAAATTCACTGGCATCATTTAATACCAATGAGCTTGAACCATTAAAATATCCTGCGCTATATGTTTTATTAGATAAATCATTAAACGATTTTATTATCGGGGTTCCTGTATTAATTGTAATACTATTATTATAAGTTGAACTATCATTAAAATTATTATTCATAACCATTAATAATGATGGCTGTGTTGAAACCGCAGATAATTGATTTGTTAAAAATCGTGGGTTACTAGTTATAAATTGTGGGTTAGTTTGTAGGCTGATAGTGCTATTATAAGAAAAAGCATTGCCACGGTTGTAAAGAATTGAGATTTCATTTGGGGATAATGCTCTATTCCAAACACCTATTTCGCACAAACTACCATTAAAATAACTATTATATCCATCCCAATCACCTCCTCCTATAACAGTACCACTATTATTATTATTGAATGCAGCTAAAATATTATCGTTTTGTGAAGCAACTGCTACATTATTGATATAAAGAGTTGCTAAATTGTTTTGTTTTACAATAACTGCATGATACCATACGCCAACTGTTGCGTTGCTGGAATTAACAATTCCGTTAACAATCGTGCCATTGTGTTCATAACCAATTGCTTGATTATTTGCATAAAAAAAATCTAACTTAACACTATTTGTTACCCAACCATACTGAGAAGAAAATATTGCAGGATATGATCTAGTTTGACCTGCCGAATTAATCCACGCTTGGATGGAAAAATCTCCAGAAAAATTAAAAGCGTTATTAGGAGATATGTATAAATAAGTGTTATTGTTTGGGTTAAAAACGGCGCAACCGCTTAAAAGTCCAGTGCCTAACGTAACACCTCCATTGTTTGTTAAGGTATTTCCGTTGCCTGTTAAATCTGTTAAATTTAAATTACCTGAACCATCATTACCTAAACTCCAATAGGCTATTGCACCTGTTGGAAAAGTTTTAGTAGCTTGCGTTGTTAAAATATTTGACATCTATTTTAGTTGATTCTATATATCTCAACTTTTGTCCAATTACCGTCAGTTGTACCGACTATAGTTTGACTTGTTGCACTGCTATAGCCAGAAACGTCAATATAATCTGAAACACCATTAAGATAAATTATAGAAGTTGCCGTTTGAGTTTGAGCACCACCAGAACCAGTAAATAATGGCATTTGTACAAGAGATTTTGTATTAGTACCATTTATGCGAATTTGAGCATTATTTTGTCCAGTACCTGTAGTCCCATTCCATGCTATTTGATAATTTATAAAATAGTAGCCTGGCACGGTTGGGGTTATCTTACCAGATAGTGCTGGATACGTACCAATATTTGAAATCCAATTATTAGGATCATTTTTTGGTGATAATGGCAACCAAAGATCATTATTTTGTGGTGCTGTTACGTTAGCCGAAAGATATGCGGTGGCAGTATAAGCACCATTTGCAATAAGACTTCCTGTTGCGCTAATGCTACCATTAACTGTTAATGTATTATTAGGTATTGTGGTATTAATACCAAAATTACCATTTTGATCCACTCTAAAACGTTCAGTACCACCCGCACCAGCGATAAATGTATTTGCTAAACCAGCAGTGCCCGTCATATTAGCACCTATTATTGTGTTATTATTTCCTGTAGTGAGATTACAACCCGCATTTGATCCCAACGCAATATTAAAATTTCCAAATGTATTGGCAGCTAATGCAAAATCTCCAAAAGTGAGATTGCTGCAACCACCTATATTTGAGCACAAAGCTCTAAAACCAAATGCTGAATTATTGCAACCTGATACATTATTATAAAGAGTATTTGTACCAATACTTGTATTGCAGCTGCCTACAGTATTATTATAGTTAGATGCTGTACCAATATTAACATTAAAACTACCCGTGCTGTTTCGAGTCATTACTGATTTACCAATAGCGACATTATAGTTACTAACTGTCGACCCTGTAGCATTAGAGCTATAAAGCGCATTATTTCCAATTGCAATATTGTGTATACCTAGTCTATTAGCATAACCTGAATATGAACCAATTGATACGTTATTGCATCCGGTAGTGTTACAATACGAGGCTGCAGGGCCTATAGCTACATTAGCATTTCCGCATGTATTATTAAAAAGAGATCTCCAACCAATAGCATTGTTATTGCTACCGCAAACATTATAATAGAGCGCATTATAACCAGATGCTGTATTACAAGAACCACTTGTATTTGAATATAAAGTTGTATCGCCTAAAGCAATATTATTTATACCACATGAAGTATTAACTCTCAATGCATTAACACCTAAAGCTGTATTATTACCACCAATATAATTTCCTCTTGAAACAAGAAATCCTGATGCCAAACATATACTACTTGGTGTACATACAGGTGATGGTAGGCTTAACGTAACAGTACCAGAAGAATAGCTAGCTGCTATTTGATTTGCTGTACCACTTACCGCTGTAACGGAACTACTCCCGCCGCTTCCTAGTAATACACCATTAGCATAAACCGCATTAGATGCTGATATCGTACCAGAAACTGTTAATACTTGATTTGGTGTAGAAGTATTAATACCAACATAACCATTGGATGACAAATACATTGTTGTGGTTGGATTTGAAAATCCAGGTCCGTTACTATAAAAAGCTAAACTATCTGCGCCTGTTGCATTACCTACGCTGATGCGACCAATGCCTGGCGAACCTTGTATATAATCAATAATAACACCGTCTCCACTTACTCCAGCATATGTACTATTTGCCCAAAATCCACTACCAATTATTGTACTTTGTGCACTCAATGCACTAACTTTAAATGTGGTTGCCGTAGTTGAATTAACCAAAGTGTAGACAGAACTCCAGTTAGCTGAAGTGGAATTTACCTTACTGTATACAGATGCGTTATTTGCACTAGCTGATTGTAAAAAGGATATACTATTCCAATTTGAGGAATTTGAATTTACATAACTATAAACCGATTTATCATTAGCAGATAATGCTTGTAAAAATGAAATACTGTTCCAGTTGGAACTATTATTTGTAGTACTACCCCAAGTATTATATACACTGTTCCAGTTGGAACTATTATTTGTAGTACTACCCCAAGTATTATATACACTGTTCCAATTATTGCTGTTTCCTGATGCATCAGCTACTATACCCAGCGAAGAAATATTATTTACATATGTATAGTTTGCTATATTAGCTGTTATGTTTGAACCTAGGATAAATGTATTACTAAGTCTGTTTGTATTATTGGCAGATCCACCAGCAATAAAAGAATAATAACCAGATGCGGTGTTTGATTTTCCACCAACTATTGCAGAATAATATCCGCAAGCAATATTACTTTGACCTCCGCCAACAACTGCATAACTATTATAGTCTGCTCCGGTTGGTCTCATACCTCCCCAACCTGCAATGTTACTCAAACCACCACCAATAAAGGAATATGCAGAGCATATAACATTACCGAAACCACCACCAATCGTTGAATAACAATTAAATACATAAGTAACAGTGCCACATAAAACGTTGCTACCGCCGCCACCAATAAATCCATTGTAATCTTGTATTAAGTTGCCATCGCCACCAACGATAACACTTTGATCTCCATTAGGAAGTATCGAATTGGTTAGACCACCGCCAATAAAAGATCCGCCCCCATTTGGACATGCTGTATTATGTGATCCACCTGCGATAGTATCGCAACCGCCGTTGCCTACACTGTTACCATATCCACCTGATATTGTACTGAGACCGCCATATGTATTAACAAGATTGTTGCACCCACCACCTATTGTTGAACAGGCAGCATATGCCTTGTTGGTATAACCACCAGAAACGGTGGAATCTTGACCATTAGAAAGATTGCTATAACCCGCACCAACAAATGATCTAATTCCATTTGCTTGATTATTATATCCACCTGATACAGTAGAATTTAATTCTGTTGCTTGGTTACCGCAACCGCCGCCTATAAACGAACTATCTCCCGTAGCATTATTACCATAACCACCTGATATGGTGGATTTACTATTAGTTGAATTATTATTTTGACCGCTACCGACGAATGAATATGTAGCGGAAGCCGTATTTGAACGACCGCCAACTACGATTGCATAATTTGCTGATGCTGTATTACAACTACCTGCGCCAATGAAAGGAGAACTACCGAAGCCAGGTTGTACAACTCCATTATGTGCAGCGTTAGCATTGTTTGCACATGCTACATAACACCCATAAGCTCCAGTTATAAACCAGTTAATGCAACAACCACCACTATCGCACTGTGCAGTTGTTGCATTGATCCCATTAGGGACAGTTAGTGTGCCACCAACGGTCAGTCCGCAACTTATGTAAGTTCCATTGGAATAGTTTATGGAAAGCGTTTGCGGTCCGTTACCGATACAATTAGCCGAAAGACCGTCATAAAATATAGTTTGATTTCCTGTACCTTGAATGCAAGAAGCATTAAGCGTACTTAATACACTTAATGTACTGTTATACTGAAATGGATTTGTTTCTACCTGTAGCGACATAATTAACTAGATACTGAAGGGATCACCGTAGATACACTCGCATATAATGTCATATCATCGTAATAATAATTCTCCAATGCGGTGATTTGTTCCGGTGTTAATTCGGGTTTTAATAATGAATTTGTATTATTAATAACTGGTAATGGTGATTGTAAACCAATATCAGAAGCTAATTGATCAAGTTGAGTGGCAAAATCATAATATTTAATATTTGGAAAATTGCCAATAATAATACTTTGTGGTCTGTAGTGCCAATTTAAAGTTCCTCTATCCTGTTCAACCAACCAATCAATAAAATCTCCTACTGCGGTGAGTTGTGGAACACCTTTAAGTTTTTTTGCAAATGCACTCTTGAATCTTTCAATTGGATGTCTAACAACGGCATGAGGAATACCAGTTGGAACGCTTGAAATTGGAAGTTGTGTACTATATTGCATAATACCAGCACCAAAATCTATAGGACTAATACTTGGAAAAAATGTTTGTGCTATTTGGGTTGTAAGAGTTGTACTTCCTGCTCTTCTAATGTTTGCAAGAGAATGACCATTAGGAAGATTAAAATATATACTTTGATAACTTTCTGTAACCAAATTTAACTCGTTTGCTTTATTTGTAACTTCTTCTTGAGTTTGAGCAAGAAATATCAATGGAGAAAATGGAACAAACTTACCAGATAATTCATAAATTTGGGCAGTTCCATTTGGATACCCAAAAAATAAACCATAATAAGGGTTTATTAATTCATTCTGTGTTGCACTCATATATTATATATTTAGTATTTAAAAACGTTATTGTGTAGACACATATCTTCTTTGTAATATAGTTATATTTTTAAGATGTATAGTTCCAAAGTTGAATTGCTTGATTTGTTCCGTTTACATTCACGATTAAAAATGTTCCAGATGCTGTTACCGGATTTACAAATGTTGTGGGTGCAGAAGTTATATTTAATGAACTTGCATATATTGTATTTGTAGAACTAATATTTCCAACAACTGTTAAATTTGTATTTGGTGTTCTCGTACCAATTCCAACATTACCATTGGGATTAATACGCATTCTTTCATTGCCACTTAATGTACCACCAGTAAAGAACGTTAAACTACTTGTTGTTGATGCTGCGCCTAATACAAGATTTGCACTCGTTGAGTAAACATACGAGTCTCCAGCATTAACTACATTGAATGTTGGGCTATAAAGATTACCATTATATTTTGTACTAGCTATACCTAAGTCCAAATAATTAATATTATCATCATTATATAATGAAATATCCGTACTGGAACTAACACTTGGCGTAATATTTTGTATTTGATTAAATACAGATCCGCTAGCAGAAGATATAATAGTTAATGGAGCAGAATTTAACTTTGCAATATTAGAAGTTGAACCAAATTGAGCAGATGGTGAAGCTACTAATCCTTGAGAAGAAATATTATTAACAAATGTAAAATTATTTGCACTAACTGATATGTTAGATCCCAAAATAAATGAATTTAATCCATTTAAAAAGTTATTACATCCATTTAAAATTGTATTGTAGCGACCGCAAATGCTATTGTTACAACCTCCGCCGATTAAATTGTAAGGACTGTTATAATTAATGCAATTAGTGTTTCCACCAAGAATTGTATTATAATAACCAGATGCAGAATTTGATCCGTAAGTTGGATTTATATTACAGTTAGATGGATTAACATAATAAGCTTGACTAGATAGTTTGCTAAATGTTGAAGTGTTATAAGAAGGATTATTTGTTGCGGAATTTGAATTTACATAACTATAAACACTAGAATTGTTAGCCGATGCAGCTTGTAAGAAAGATATAGAGTTCCAATTGGCAGAATTCGAATTTACAGAACTATAAACAGATGCATTGTTTCCACTTTGAGAATTAAAAGAAGAATAAACAGATTTATCATTAGCTGATAAGGCTTGTAAGAAAGATATTGAACTCCAATTAGCCGAATTTGAGTTTACTGAACTGTAAACAGATTGGTCATTAGTTGAAAGAGCTTGTAAGAACGATATTGAATTCCAATTTGCT